CCTCCGCCACCACCGCCGCCTCTAGCCATTTCTGCTTGCATCATCTGTATCTGCATGATTTCTTGCTGTCGTTCTTCAGCCATTTGCTTGTATAGGTCCACCAACGACAAGAGTATCAACTGCTGCTCCTCGTTGAGGTTATGGAAACCATCTGACTTCATTTCCTCGACGAACATACCGTACAAGATGAACGGGTCGTCCTCAGGCATCGGGACGATCATCTCGTATGCCTCCTGTCGGATCCAGGCCATGATGCGTTTACCGCGTGACACGTCTGCACCCTGCGGGATGAAAGCGTCTTCGTAGCCCATCTCCTCAAGGATCTTCGCCTGCAATCCAGGTGGCAGCCCTTGTAGACCGGCTGAGTACTGGATCAATTCGATAGCCTTAGCCTGCTTCGCTTCCTTGCTCGACAGCGCCATGGAGGCCGTGTCGATGTGGACAATGACGTTGTCCGTGAGGTCCGCTCCACTGAAGCTACGGATAGCTAGAGTGCTGGACTTGTCACGCGCCAGAATCCTTAGTCTCTCTGCGTACCTATCGTCGTTCCGAATGTGCTTGATCACTTCTTGGAGTATGATCGAGCCTTCCTTCTGCAAGGCTTCATCCCACTCTTGTAGAATAGAGGAACGCCCAGCCAGTGCCTGTTTCCGCAGGATATCGATCATTGCGGCCGAGTTGACACCGGTGGGGCGTTGACCTCTCAAAATCTCTTCCGTACCAGCGATAGCTTCCATCTCCTGAATCTGTTGCTGGCGCTCTTGCTCAGCCGCAGCCGGGTAGGGCGGCGGATAAATAGGTTCGGGTGCAGCACCCGCAGTTCTCCGTGGGTCGTACTCCCAGATCTGACCAGGGACTCCAAGCCACTGGTCCTCGACGGGTTGAGACCCCTTCGGAATAACCCACGCAGACATCGGAACTGTACGCCGCCACATGATCATCGTGGTGTCAATCGCGTTCACCCTCTTCAACTTCGGAAGGAGCTTACACACCAGCGATCTACCATTGATACTACCAGCCATCGCCTCCCAGCGATACCGGACATAAGGATGCCATCGGTCAGGCCAGCGAGGGTCATATGCGCGTGCTCCTCGCTTCTTTGGAGAATCATAGATCACCTGATCTCCAGCCGTCATTATTGTCCTGCCACGAGGCCACTTCGCGTTCGGCTTCCTATCGAAGATCCGGACTGTTGTGTAGCCGTCCCAGGTCTCAGAGGTGCCTACATACAGCGAGGGGCCTGATCCTTCGACCATGTTAGCGATCCGCTCCCACCACCAGATCGGGAGGTTCTGAGTGTTGGCCGTCTGTGCTTTCTTCAATCGATCAAGGTACCAGCCATCTTTCTTGTGCAGCTTCAGACCCGGTGCCTTGAATCGATCCTCTAACATGTCCATGTCTGTGTAATACTCGCGCATCACCCAGCCCATATCTTCCCCGTTCCACCAATGGACTTGAGGAAGGTGCATCTCGAAAGGACTCACGATAGTAGCAACGATGTCCCCATACTCTACCTTATCCGTGTAGATGGGTCTCCCGCGCTCGTCATGGATCTCTGTCTCTCTGGGTACGGGTAGCTGGATAGGACCGGCCCCCACTCCCGGTACGGTTGAGGATTCAGAGGTTTCAGTCTCCGGAACCGTCATCCGCCTGACATGAGTCTCGTCGTAGATCACCTCCAGCCAGCAAACACCGCAGTGGAGGATGATCCTGGCTATCTCTCTGTGCTTCTCAGGCAGATCCAGGGCTTCCCACATATACTCCATGGTCAGTTCTGATAGCTGCGCTGCGTCCTCATCCTCGGCTCTCCCTGATTTTGAGTCAATCCGAGGTATCGGCTTGTTCTCTGTCAGCAGGGCTATATTCGTTTCGACGTAACGTCCCAACAGATCGTTGACGGGCTTCGGGATGCTATTTGCCGCTTCCCGCACTACAGACTGTTGGCCTGAGTCTGCGTCATTGGTTAGTCGAGATACGAGGATATCATCCATGTAGTGACGCCCTAGAGAAAAGAGAAAGTTCTCTACCCATTGGACAGCTCGCACCCAGAGGTGGCTATTCCGGTTGGTATTCACTGCGTCTGCGTAGGCCGCTATGGCGAGCCCTACCTTCGGATCCCCCTGAGGGATCGCGTCTAGGGTATGGAGCTTGCCTTTTATCCATTGTGAATTAGCAGCGCCTGTAGCTTTTGAATCAGCCATTAGCTTTCATCGTTCCCGTGTAGACTAGGAGGTCCTTTTATATCGTGCATCGAACTCCTAGCTAGGAGAGCATCTAGATCATCCACATCCATAGGCCTCTCCAGCGCATGCATGTACCCTTCTGTAGTCTTCTGAATCAGTCGATTTTTATCAATCTGCGCTTGATCCCTAGGGGTACGGTTCTCTTCTTCCTTCGCTATCTGTTGGTCACGGTACGCCTCAGGGGCCCTGGCTGCAACCAGGGCATCCTGAAGTTTGGTGACTTGAGACTTCAACTCTTGTCTATCGGTCTGTGCCGATTCCAGTAGAGTTTGTAGAGACTCTATCTTCGCCTCCGCGTGTATCAGCTCCCTCTCAATATCCCGTTTACCTCGCACTGATTAGTCTCTCAGCCAGGGGCTGTCCTCAGGCTTCCCGGTGATGATCTCACCGTCATCCCCGAACCCTGCGCGCTGTTTCATTGGCTCGCCGCCTAGGCGGGCTTTCTTGAGTTGATTTGTGATATTGGTGTGAGTGTCAGGATCCTTCATAGCCGCAGAGATAGCTGCTTTCAGACTCTGCTTGGCTTTTCGGCCCTCGTCTTCTCGACGTTCCATCTTACGGCCCCACTTATCCATGGTCGCTTGTCCGTCAGACATAGTTGTCCTCCTTGTAGTCTACTTAATTATAGGAATTTCCTCAATCTTTTGCACGCGTTGGGGCTACTCTTGCTCCTCCGGGGAGGCTGCCTTCTCGATCAGCCGTTGAAGCTTGACGAGGAGCGTGGCGTGAGCGATGCTCTCGTTGCCGTTGAGCTGTGCCCTGGTGAGGAAATAGCTCAGTTGCTGTAGTTCCTTCAAATCAAACATTGACGAGACCTCCCTCTAGTTTAACGATTTCTGCTTTGAGTGCTTCGATATGAGCAAGCCTATCCTGCTCGTCTTTCTCTTCGGTTTCCGCCAACCACACCTCTTTCACTGGCATTGGGTTTTCGATCATCCACGTCACTACTGCTTGGACGTTGTTGGTATCAACCTTGTCTTCGGTCAACCCTCGGATAACCCATCGCATTGCTTTACCTAGCTCTTCATTTGTTACCATGACTCCCTCCTTAGCTGTCTCTTGCGGTTTCTATTTTTGCTATGTTGTCTACAAGTATTGTTTTTTCTTCTTGTAGTTCTTGTAGCTCTTCACGAATAGTCTTGAGTGCTTCCTTAAGACGGCGTAATGCTTTTTTATTAATTGGTTCTTCTGTGTCCCGTACAGTGAAAGTAACCCCATGAATATCTTCTTGTGTATGCACACGCCTGACTAAGACGTCCCCATTCGCGTCTTTTCTGTATGTTTCTGTTCTTGCCATGCTTCTCTCCTCATTTGATAGCTATTTCTTTCCCGTTGATTATTACTTCTTTTCCTCTTATTTCTACTTGCGGGTCTTGTATAGAGATGACTGGGAACTGTGCGTAGCCACCGCCGAAAACAGCTCCCCCAAACCTTCGTATTCTTAACTCAACGGTATCGCCACTCTTAAGGTCGGCGCTAATAAACTGTAACACCCATTCTGTTTCTGTATACTGAGGGGTGCCGTCTGCTATCAGCCATGTAAAAGAAGAAGTAAAGTTATCACCTTCATTAACCTGATTATTATCTATTTTAAAGAACCCGCTTCCTATTAATTGAGTTGTATCATCGTCATCATCATAACCCGCTACACTAGAAGACACACTTTTGATTACAGAAGAAGTAGTAGTTGTAACTTGTGTAAATGAACCACTATTATGTGAATACCACAATGTAAATTGCCCAGTGTCCCAATTGTTAGTAAGTGACTGTACTTCTATCTCAAACCTTACTCTAAAGTTTGTATCAAGAGCAGGGGCCGTCCAATTAGTATTGGTCGGTGCAAACCAAGTAGTATCCGAGCCCTCTACAACAGTATCTTCTCTTCCTCTAAATCCAATTTGACCTTGTATCCCAGGACCACCACCAGCCATAACTAATTACTCCTATTTAGGAATCCTAGATATTCTTCCTTCTGGCTCACTTACAAAATCTTTGTCATCGCCCGCCAAATACAAAATATCCCAAAAGCGTTCAAGATTTATCCACCGCCCTTCTTTGAGTGCAGTAAACGGAATGTTATTATCTATACGATCTTGTAGCCCCAACACATCCATACCAATCCACTTATTCTCTTCGTCTAATGCGTAGTAGTCCCCATTTGTAACTTGATCAATACCCCTGCCGTTTTCTATGGGTTGTTGAATCACGATCACGCCGTTAACCGGAGCTTGCTCTGCTGTTCCGTCTAAATTAGAAAACGTGGAGTAGTAATCTTTAGAATTTGGGTCGTGATAATAAATCTTCCATGTTATTAATGGGTTTGCTTTATTGATTATGTCTGTTATTCTAGGCATAGCCTCTCCTTACGGTCCACTTATTAACCCCAAAGCTACAAGCGCAGCATGTATGGAAGCTGCATCCACACCAACACCTGTTTGTTTAGCTATCGGCGCGGTATTAAAGAATCCAATCTTATCCGGTGCAAGATTGATCTCATTATTAGTTCCATCCATAGCACCACTGGTGATGACAAATTCAGTAGCAGTATTATCGAACCCAACAGTCCAAGCGAGGGCACCATCATCATAGTAAGAGATAATACTATCGTTTCCGGTTTCACTATCACCAACAGTTAACTTCGCAGCACCTCCGTCAACAGTAATTGGTCCGTCCACGTTCAACGCAGTGTAAAAGCTACCGTGGCCTGCTTCTACCCTACTAGCCTTGACGTCGTTGAGGACGTGGAGGTTTCGATCTGCGTCGAAGCGCCCCGCTTCGAGTGGACCGGATCCAGTCTTAAATAACAATTCTCCTAAATCTGAATTAGTGGGACTTGTTATTGCCTCCATTGTCGCTCTTACGTTAAAAGTTGTTGCGCCACTAACAGATTCACCAAACTTCATTCTTCCCAGTATAGTATTTGTTCCTGGGTTTCCTTGGAATCCTATCTCAAAATGTGGGTCACTATTTATCCTATCAACCTTTAGAAATATCCCTTCGTAATGAAAACCTCTTTGAGGAGTAGTCGTTCCAATCCCGACGTTACCCGTATCTCTTTGTATTGAGAAACGATCCGTTTGGTTTCCAGCACCGCCAGTACCTGTGCTAATCTTAAATAGGTTATTTGCACCGTCGTACCAAACGTCTGCTCCTGAAGATTCATCTTCCAGTAAAGAAATACTAGCTTCAGTTGCGTCGATAATATGTAATTTACTTTGTGGATTATTTGTACCAATCCCAACCTTCCCGGTACCTTCTACAGTGACGTTAGTGTAGAACGACCCCGTAGCTCCAATAAAGATCTCATCGGCGTCGTTGGTCACAGAGATAGTAGAGTCCTGGCTCTTGAGGGATTTGAATTCTAAGTCAATGGAGTTCTTCTGGGCGAACACCCCAGCACCAGCACCCACGTTGCTGGCTGTATTAACCTCACCAGTAGTGGCTGCCCCACCACCGCCAACAGCTACGCCAGGGACGCCGCGCAAGTCAATAGTATCTTCAACAGTCCAAGTACTACCGCCACCAGATCTACTAAGCACAAGCTCATACAAAAGAATAGACGTTCCAACATACGCCTGAGGAATATTGTGTACTCTTTTATTAGAAGAGTCCGTTTGGGCTGCTGATACTGTGTTGTAACCTCCGGTTGGGACATTAAGGAAGAGCTTTGTATCGCTTGAGTTCTCATTGACAACCATCCAAAGAACAACAGTTAGCTTCGCTGAAACTCCAATTGCTCCGTCTCCACCAGTAGCATATCGAGTTACATCATCTAGACTATCAATCTTGCGATACGGGGTGGTGTCGTCGTTTACTACCCAGATGCTATCAGAGGCGTCTGTGTCTAGCGCAGGGCTAGAGTGCCGGTGCATTTGGTACCCGGTTCCGCTGGTGATATGCACGTACAGTGGGTTGGTTGTACCGCTGTTGTCAACGGTAATAGCAGAGCCACTACGCCAAACCGCAGGCTCGTTTCGAAGGCGTTCAGCGATTGAGTGGAGGTGCCCCCGCTCCCCTCGTTCTCCGGAACCGGCTCCGTGTACTTCTTCAATATGGTCTGTCCACGCATGTATCTTTAGAGCACCGTGGGTCTGAACGCTCGCCGCGTCTTGAACAACAACCGAGCAGACTCTACCGTGGTGTTCGCCCAAGGTGTCACTAGGCCAGTCTGTGGCAGAAGTAGCAAGAAAAGGCACCCCGCCGCTAAGTTCAAAAACAACAAAGTTCTCAACCGGAACTGTAGCGGAACCAGCACTCAGAGTAAGAGTCTCTGCACCACCGCTAGGAGTATATGTGTAGTTCTGTCCTTCAAACTGAAGTTCTAGCGGATCGGTTGCCGCTTTACCTGGGGCTGTGTTTGTGATAGTAAGTGTGATTGTAGCGCCATCCGAAGATACGGTCATTCCTAATGCTTCATCGTCCCCCAACCCACCATCATTTAGATGTATCAGATTATAAATACCCTCATGTGTATCAGTCCGGATGATAGTACCCTGTGGGGAAACCAAAGGTTTACCATCACCGCCTATAGAAACGTAGAAGCCAGCAGTATCGAACGTGACAGTATCCGACTGCAACACACGCCCAGGGCCCGACTCTCTAAACGTCACAGCATAAAACTGCGAGATTGAGTCGAGGAGGGCGACGCTGTGCTCCGCGCCCGCGCCGTCTTGGAAGAAGAGTTCATTGTTGGCCTTGGTGTAAATGGCACCCGCGTTGCCGATGGGCGTCGGGGTGGTGGTTTCGGTGAAGTAGAGTACCCCCCCGTCTAAGCCCAAGACGCCATCCATAAGCAAGAACTTGTCCGACCGGAGGGATATCTTGCTAGTTCCAGCAGCGGTGGTCCAGATAACGTCACCGTCAGGTTCGACAGATAAATAGGTGGTCGGCGCTTGTCCGTCGCTGTTGCCGATTCGGACGGCCCCGGAAGCAAAGAGGTCTAGGAAGTCGCTGGCCTGGGAATAGATGCCGGTAGTGGCTTGCCTGAACCGCAGCTCTGAGGCAGAGGTCAGTAAGAAGTTGCCGTCCGTAGTCAGATCGCCGCTGCTGGGATAGATATTAATCTGCTGATTGCTTCCCCACGCGATGCCGTTTGCTACTCCGCTCGGGGTCGCATTATCTGCCGACAACCAGATCGCCGCGCCACCCGGCCCGGTTTGTTGGTCAATCTTGATGGGGGCAGCGTCGCCTAGGTTCGCGTTACCCATATCCTCGATGTAGATGGCGAACTCATTGACAACATTCCCACCGGACCCCTTGTGCCAGAATCCATAGTAGTTGGTAATTTCGCCAGAGGCGGCACCGCCATCCCCACCCTCACTGAGAAAGGCGTAGGCGTCTGTGATTGTCCCCTCTTCATCGGCACCAGTGATTGCTGCCATCGATGAGATTCCACCCGCCATCGAGAACAAACCAGAACTCAGATGTCGAAAAGCGTATCTGCCGCCAACGCCGCCGCCGAATGCGGTTGTCTTTGTGTTACCAGCGTCGGTGGTTACGTCGGTATAGACCAGACCATTCACACCCATGTTTAGACCGCCAGCATTGGTCCCGGTCCAGTCGAGATCCATAACGAATAGTCCAGCGCGTCTCGAACCACTACCCGTAGTAGACCGAACCATGCGTGCGGCCAGTGTGTCTTGCGTGTCGCTTGGGTTGAGGCCCGTCGGATCGCCGCCGAACCTACTGAATGAGGTTTCATCCTCGGCTACAAAGATCCCACCCGTGAAATCAGTGTAACCGCTGCCTCCTAAGCCCTGCGGATCTATAAGAAGATTACCATCGTACTTCAGAGTAGCAGTGCTACCTACAATCAACGATGTATAAAAGTTACCAACCCCCGCTTCTACTCTACTAGACCTAAGATCATTAAATACATGTAGGTTTTGAGAGGAGTCGAAGTACCCGGCTTGTTTACCGCCTGTAGTAAAAGCGACACTATCCACGCCTTCCTGATAGATACCGCTATCAGTATCAGGGAAGAAGAATAAGTCAGGAGCAGCAGCGGTACCATCGGCCAGGATCTGGAGGTTCTTAGGGAGGTACACGCGGTCAGTGAGAGCACGCAAGACAGCAGCACCACCAGACACCAGCGCCAGATCGTCAGAAGCTAGGCGAGTAATACCAGTATTTGTGTCCCCTGAGAAGGATACGGCAGGAGCACCAGCAGAACCGTCAGGATGGAGGAGAGCACCTGTCATGGTGTCTCCTGCCACAGCAACGTAGAGATCAGAGTTGAAGATCTCTCCTCTGAGGTTGAGGAGGGTTTCGTTAGAGCGCCCGCTACCTGTCAGGTAGAAGTGGTCTACATTGACCTTAAGGACGTGTGTGCCCCGGGCTGTGTAACTGTCATCAGAATGAGCAACCACAATGCCGTAGAACTCAACGATCTGGGACGTGGACTTCAACGTGATCGAGTTAGCCCCGATTGTAAGCTCCATGTTGTCCCCAGCCGTGAGGCCCTTGAACGGGAGATCCACGCCAACCTTCGTACCAACCAGCGAAGCACCCCCAAGGCTGCTAGCTGTGTTGGCTTCCGCAGTACTGGTTAGGGTGAGGTCGAGGCTGTTCTCCGCTACAGACAGGACGCCGGTAGCCTTAATGGTTCTAAACTGTAGGTCCACGCCAGTCTTCTGTTTGAAGACGTCTGCTCCGGTGCCTACGTTGCTTGCAGTAGTGGGGGTGGTTTGCTGAGTGACTTGTCCGTCGTCGCCAACCGACCACACAGTGTACCAGTTTGGGGCCTGCTCGGTTCCAGGCGGGATGTTGGCTTGGATCTCAAGGGTGTCGGTGGCTTTGTTCCAGAAGTGCCGGATCTTGTTATGGAAGCCGTCTTCACCCAGCTCCCACGCCTGTAACGCTGTCTTCTCTACGTCGTCCAGAGTAGAGAAGTCGCCGTCCGAGTCAAGGCCTGCGCCCCGAACGAGCGGAGCGAGCGCAGCCATGTCGTGGCGTATCTCCCCCCATTGCTGGTTAAGTGCCCTACCGAAGTCGGGCCAAGGGGCGTAGAATTCTACAGAAGTCGTTGTGTCGTTACCTGCCATTACGAGTAATCCGCCGGGTAGAACTCAGACCACAAATCTGTAGGGGTGAAGTTTCTCACGTAGAAGTTTCCGGTTTGGTAGAACATTGGCACCCAGTGGTCAGTAGGAACGAAGTTTCGTACGTAGAAATTCCCTGCTGGGTAGAACATGGGTGTCCAGTAGTCGATAGGAGTGAATCCTCTGACGTAGAAGTTTCCGGCTGGGTAAAACGTCGGCGTCCAGTAATCACGCGGCACAAAACCTCGAACGTAGAATGCCTCGTCTCGCACATAGAATTGTCTGAATGCCTCATGGTCAGGTGAAAACCCCTCATCTGCGCTCCATTCATCTATCCCGAATTGGATCTGGGTCGGGAGTAGATCCATGTCTTCTGGTTTGATCAGCAGCTCTTCAACGTTGGATGTCTGGCCCATGTGCCCTTGATGGGCGGTCGTATCCGGCAACTCCCAATTATCAGAGTCGTGTTTTAGATCTATCGAATCCTGTAGGATCAGGTAGGAGCCAACGTAGAAGGCCATTCATTGTGCTCTCGATCAATTACCGGGACTGTCGTGGAATACCGTACAGGAGGCAGCAGCTTTGTCAGAATTAACAGCGATTCCTTTGTCAGCGATGTGACAGCAGCCCCAACTGAGGCTGGTGTTGGCAGCGAGATGTACCTTTCCTCTTACTGTAGTTCCGTCACCGTCATAGATCGTGAAGACCGTGGCATTACTAATATCAGCAGCCAGCTCTACACAGTAGACCTTGACGGGCGCTCCAGTCGCCACGGTCATAGTCCCAGAAGCAGCGTATTGACTGTCAGTTCTTCGCGCAGCAGTTTGTCCTAAACTCATTCGGTGTTCTCCTTGCCCCCTTCTGGGGGGCTCTGTAGTTCGTACTCTAAAACGGCATCCTGAAGGAAGGCTAGAAACCGACAAGCGTACTCTAGGTCCTCTTCGTCGGCTATCCGTTCCTCTCGGTACACGGCAGGCCACTTCCGGAAGGCTGTGAGGAGGTCTATCTCTTTGTCGGTACCTATCCACTCCAACATGTTTTTCAGCTTGTGCTTCCCGAATCCGGTCAGAACCAGCCCTGGAGTTCTTTCTTCAACTTCCTTGTTTTCGTCCAATGCAGCTCCCTCCGTAACCTGCTGTTCTCTCTCTTAATTATAGGAAATCCCTCTAAGAGTTGCAATCTTTTGAGAGATAAGCTATAATGGAGCATGAGATAATGTAATTCTTTGGAGACCAATGAAAAACCTAAGAGGCAGGCCGAGTACAATCAGAGCGAAAGAGTCTTTATTCCGTAACTGGGTAGGCCCCAACCTCGCAGACGACGGGTCCAATCTCGATGAGGTCGTCGATCTATGGGAGGTCGATCTGCAGCCCGGTACTGTGAAATGCTTGCTATATATAGCAAAAGAGCACGTCCGGGATGAAACCGGAATAGAGCTGGATATCAGGGATCACGTAAAGCGCGTAGGACGTTCGAAACAACAGCTCCCACCCAAAGCCCTCACTCGTCCTGAGATCGTCGCTCTCAGCGCCGTTATACCAACCTCCAGTCCCTTGTACTTGGCGTATCATCTCGGGATCAACACCGGCATCCGAAGAGGGGAAGCTTTCGGACTCAGGTGGGGGGATCTAGACATGTTGCGCAACCGCATTTTGGTGCAGCGGTCCTACGAAGGCGAAACCAAAAGTGGAAAAAGCCGTTATGTTCCAATAAGTTCCGCTCTTGAGAAAATCATAGTGGCACAGCCAGCATTTATTACCTATAATAGCTGTAAGAAGAAACGAAAGTCAAACGTTATTCCTTCGATCTTCGATCCGAACCCGTACCTCAAAAGGTACTGTAAAGAGGCAGGTATCAAAACCATAACGTACCACGGATTACGCCATTCGTTCGCAACCCTCGCATTGGACGCAGGAAGTTCGCCGCTCCTTGTCTCCAAGGTACTAGGACACTCTTCGGTGTCAACAACCTTGGATATTTACTGGAATACCAGCTCCGAAACTCTCGACATGGGCTTCTTGGATGAGTGATACCAAAATCTGTACGAAATGCAAATGTGAGCACCCTCTAGGTTATTTCGCATGGCAGTGGCAGAAAAAGAAACCTGGAAAGCGTAGGGCGTGGTGTAAGGCTTGTAATACAGAAAGTTCTTCTGCTTGGTATTTGAAGAACAGAGCCCGTGCCGATGCCAGGGATACTGCGAGGCGAAGAGCAGACCCAGCCGTACGAAAAGCTGCTGTAGCACGAAAACGGCAATGGCGAAAAGACAATCCAGAAAGAACTAAGACTGAGAATAGGAAGTATGGTATGCCGTGGCACAGAAAACATGAGAAGAACAGAAACAAGATCCAACACTATCTAGAAGACAAGTACACCAGAACCCCTTGTCTAGACTGCGGAGATACTTACGATTGGGTTGTAATGGACTTCGACCACAGACCAAACGAATCGAAAGGATTTACCCTATCAAAGCACAACTCATACAAAAGAACCTTGGAGAATATCAGAGTCGTAGAAGAAGAGATCAAAGTTTGTGATTTAGTGTGTTCTAACTGCCACAGAGTGAGGACACACATCCTAAGGCAACACAAAACACACAATTCACCCAACGCAAGGAAGCAAGATGCACAACCACAAGGATAACGACCTCTGTGACCGATGCAAAGTCATCGATGGTATCAAGGTCGTAGACAATCGGCTAGTCTGTCAGAGATGCAGCCGCAAACTGAAGAAAGAAATCAAACAAAGGGAGAGACAAGATGAGCGAAGAAGTCAACAGGGAGAGGCTGGTGCAGTTTCTCGCGAACGTCGATCAAGAAATAGCAAATATGTGCAGTGGGGAAGGGCAACACCGCCCGGGGACTCTGCATTTTGAATTAGGAAAGAACTCAGCTCCGGTGATGAATCGGCTGGAAATTCTCAAAGAGGCACCTACCCAGAAGAACCTCGATCAGTTCCTAGAGCTGGCTGCTCAGGATTTCGGGGCCGCAACCGCGGACTTCTTCAGAGGCCAATCTCAGGCCATCTTCACACCAGACCCTTCGAAAGCAGCAAAGCCAGTACCTAAGGCATTCGACGTGGCTATCAAGGACGCTTTTTACGACATGTTCCGGACCGCTCGGATCGCCATGGAGCCCAAGCAGGTAGAGCGGATCGAGGCCATTTCCCTGAATCTGGCTGGTGTCATTGAGTCGAAAATCGCTACTGCAGTAGGATTTGCGGTAGGTAATACGGTGAGAGAGCAGCTCGGCTTTGGGGCGCTGCGGGCCGATGGCGCCACGGAGCCGGTGCCTTCCCTCAAGGAGGAGAAAGCCACGGCCGAAGCTAAGAAGCGGGTTACAGAGCTAGAAAAGGAAAATGTGGAGCTGCGGAGCGCCGCAAATAGTTTTGTAGATGCGGTGCAAACGGCAGAAGCGGAGCTTGAAGAAGCACAAGCAGCAGAGCCGCCTGTCGTGACGGAAGAGATTAAACATTAAACATTAAGTTGCAATTAAAGTTAAAAGTTCCTATAATTAAGAAGAGAGCAGGAGGAGGAAATGAGTAGACGCATCAGCAACAAGAAGCGACAGTTGCTACAGCTCAAGGACAATATCATCGGGGCCTACCAAGGAGGTGGGTCTCTGAAGGAAGTAGCAGAATGGTTCGATACCTCAGCGAGCACCATCAGGATATTGCTGGTGGAGGAGGGCATAAAGCTGAGATCACAAGGTAGACAAAAGAAGGAGAAATGAAATGGCAGTAGTTGCAAATCTGATCAACCCGACCCCGTTTGACGTGAGCATTGACTATCAACAGGGCATCTTCATTGATGTCCCCGCCGATGGCGAGGTGAACATCACCATGCAGCAGTTGGACGATTTCCGCCCCGGCAAGCCAGGGTCAGAAGAGACCAAGAAGATTCTGGACTTTGAAGGCGTGTTCCTTCAGGACTCGAATCTGAGCTACGACTTCCAAGCTCTTGAGACCCTGAGGGCGTACGTGGCAGAGCACAAGGATCGTATTCGTACCTTCCTTGATAGAACCAAGGGCTCCCGCTCGCAGCAAGGCGTCAGCGTTGACGATGATGTGATGCAGGAACTGTTGGATCAAGCTGGGTACGGCAACATGCAGAAGAAGGTAGACAAGGTGCAGGCTCGTATCGCGATCCTTGAGCAGCTGGTAAGCACAGACAAAGCCAAGGGGTCTATCAGTCGTACACTGGATCCGGAGAGAAGCTGCTTCGTGACCAACCCGCCTCGGCAGTTTCCTTCCAAGACGGCTCTGAATATGTTCCTTTCTGAGCATCCGGAGATCAAGGAGAAACACGACGCGTTGGCCGCACCGGCTGAAAGTACGGAGAGCATCTAATGAGGAATAAGCAACGTCAAGCACTGAAAGACCCTAGGGTGACGAATGAGGGTTGTTGGAAAAGTTCTGACGATAACCGCATTCCTAACCCACCTGTAGATGGGGTGCATCAAGAAGATAAACATTACGATAAAGTAACTGCTGGGAAGAAGCACGATACGAAGGTCATCATGGCGCATGAGTTCCGTGAAAACCCCGAAGGGTTTCAGGCAATGGCGCAAACAGTGGTTGACTCATACAATGAAGAAAACAGTCTTGAAGTGGGCGGGGAGCTTCCAGAGATACTTACTAAGGAAAAGGAGGAGAGTAATGGCTGACTTCAAGGTAGTAGCAGACTCGGAGGTCATCACCATTGAGGGCCTCACGATTGCACCTGCTGAAGCGGAAAACCTGAGGAGCGCTGTCAGTTTTGCTGGCGCTATGCAGGATATCCCTCAGCTACCACCTCAGATCGACTACGAGCAGTTTGTGGTTCAGTTCTTTGAGGATGGTTCGCTGATCGTGAGTAGGTCGAACGGTCCAGGCGGATCGATCAAGTTCGCTTTCAATACAGTGGATCAACTGGTGGTGACGATTACGTCAGCGCTTGGGATATCCGTTGACGCGAAACGACTTCGGCCGTCGCCTAGAGCTGTAGGCGACCCAGGGTTCTTGTCGGAGGGGGAGATCGACTAAGGTTCGTCAGAGCGGTGTAAGGAGGGAAGGGCCTCGGGTTACGATCCGGGGCCTTTTACTTTGAAGCAGTCGCTCACCGTTGAGAAAGGTCTTTCACCACGAAACCTCATCAGCCTGTTGCACAGGTTTCCGCCGTGTATTACTTGTAACCAAGTAGGGCTTCCTTCTCGTACTTGCTCGATATGATGTCCTGTACACACCGCCTCGACGTGTGAGACTTGATAGGTAGTCAACAAATCGTACGGCGGCTCCACAAACGAGATGAAAGGGTTACTCTGTCGGTTGATCGGGTACACGTTTCCTTCGTGCAGCTTCATACCTCTGACAATGTTTAGCCAGAACCTTTCTTTTCTTATACCACGCTGTTTGGCATGTCTCTGTATTTTGGCAATGTGGTCAACGCTAATGGCGTCATCACTATCCAGCCTAGACGTAATCACGTAGTCTGTGTCTGGTGTACCTATGTAGTTTCGTAGAGGCTCAGCCACGCTGTGTTCGAGGTTGACAGCACGGTGCCCCCTACCCTTGCCTTCCAAGTCGAACTTCCACTCAGTAGTCCCGAAGTCATGATAGATTATCGTAGCTGGATAGGATTCCAATCTACTCTTGTATTGCTTTGGAGTTCGGGAGTCTACTATCAAGAGCCACTCAAAGTCCTCGTTATCTTGTGAGAGAACAGATGGAAGACAGTACTTCTCATACAGGATATGCCTCTCGTCCAACCACTCCGGGTCGAGATTGTCAGCATTCCACGGTGTGATAAGATAGTGTTTCATTTGCTTCTGTTTCTCCAAGCTCTCTTGACGAGGCGCTCGGCGGTTATGTTATCCGGGAACCTACTATTAGGAGTATCCACACCAAGGAAGGGGCACAGCTTATTCCACCCGTCCCCAGCACAGATATCCAGCACCAACAAATTGTCTCTGCCTTCGAAGTAGTCCATGACCGCTGTATGGTGAGTGTAATAACGTTGCCGGAACACACTACGATCCCATACCAACGTCCCGTACACCGCAGACCGCATCCAGTAAACCTCAGAGTACTTAATGTCCCTCACCAAGCGTTCCTCGCGCTCTACCCCTTTGAAATGTTTCTTAGTAGATTCCAGCCACGAGTCAATGTCACGCACAGTGAAGATGAACTTACTATTTGGGTATTCCTCGTCTAGCTGGGGGTAGAACGGAACCGTCTGGATGTCTGTGATGGCATCATACTCTTCTAATATAGGCAGCTTGAAGACCCCGTTCGACAACAACTTGAGCGTATCGTATTCTTCAGGATAGTGGATCGTTTTGATTCCAAGGCTGTTGAGAGCCGTAGATAGTCCTTTGGTCGCTGTGCGGGACAAGCCTATGCCGAAGATCTTACCCATTTGCGTACTCCTTCAACTTATCGAAGTCACCTGACATGAATATATCAGCAGCCCCCAGCACCTTTTCCTCGTCCCAGTCCCACCACTTCAGGTCTAGGAGATACACAATAGTATCATCATTAAACCGTTTACGTATCTCACACGCAGGGTTGCCGACCACTATGGCGTAAGGAGCCACGTCCTTAGCTACAACAGCCTCAGCCCCAATTACAGCACCATCTCCAATCGTAACCCCTGACATGATGGTTGCACCGCTACCAATCCACACGTCATTCCCGATAACGACATCGCCTTTGGTCTTAGGGTGGCCTTTGCTTTTAGCGTGCAGCATAGAACAGAACGGATAGGTAGAGATCCAGTGTGTGTTGTGTTCCCCACCCAGGAAAATGGTTACTCCTGTTGCGAAGGAACAGTATGCGCCCACACGTAGCTTAGCAGGAGGCTTCTCTTTCCAGTGCCTCACAACAGGTTCTCCATAAGTTCCGCGACCTACTTCATGAACCCCTGTCAAGCTACAATGCTTGGTGCTCATATGTCAGTCCTCGGAGGCAGTTCGGGCCACACCGCTTCCATACCTTTGAAGAACCATCGCCTACTTGAAGTATTCATCAGTTCTTCAGTGTTGTACCACTTGATGATCAACTCCAACGACTCAGACCCCGCCCAAGGGTAGACCCGATAAGGTTCATAAAACCGGCGCATACTCTTCATAGAAGATTCAAACGTGCTGAAGTCCCAATGCTGATACTTCCTCCCAATAGGGCGGCTCCCTGTGTTGTATCGCCACTGGGCTGCTTTAGGTGAACGTCTTCCTTGGTGTTCGAGATAAGGCATGTCCAATGAGATCTTATCCCCGAGATCTGAATACTGTGGCGTGCCTGCTCCTTTAGGCCAGGGGTATCTGGCCCGCTGATAGGTGGTCTCGTTCGTCACCTTATAGGCCACCGTGCATCGTTCATCTACCCGCACCGCTCGACAAAGCTCACGTAGGCTCTGTGAGTAGTTTGGGAACCCATCATTCTCTTCCGTCCAAGGGTCCCTGCGGTGCCGCAAGAAATCCAACTGGATCCCCTGTACCGACACGTAATCTCCTGCCTCCTTCACAATCTGGCGCGGTGTCTTGTTCAGGAAAAACCGATCACCCATCGTGATGATCGCCCAAACATCCTCTTCCTCTATGTTGTGATTCTCCTTGATCTTCTCTAGGAGGTGATGATAGTTGGGTCGCGGAATACTAAGGCGGTTAATGTCGTCCTCCCGCCGAATGGCGTAGTCTGCGTCCTTCACCAGCCCCCAGGTGTCGTCCGTAGAGCCATCATCATAGACGTAAATTTCATCCACCAGTTCCTTAATATGAGGGTAGACCTCAGGAAGTAAATCCGCTTCATCTCGTACACACATTACCCCGATCAGCTTAGTCATTCTGTTCCTCCAAACCCTTTAGCCTATTCTTCAACCGCACAGGGTTCACTCTAGCTTTATGGATTTCAGCGAACTCTTCATACGATGTATCTGGTAGGACGATCTTCAATTTGTTGTAGCAGTACTTAGAATCTGATAAAGAACGGGGGCACTCAATAAGGCTGAAGGGATGGTCTCTTTCGATTAGTTGGATCAGGCCCGTGCCTAGCTGATACCTGTACTTATCCAGATAGGTATCGTAATCAAAAGGCCCTCGGCGGGTACGCTCCCTAAAGCTCTGCATCTGCATACCTAGAGACGCCACGGCAAAGAAAATGTGTTCGACTTCCCAATTGTGTTGGTCAATATGATAGTTCAAATTGGTAAGAAACCCTCCAAGATGTTTGATGACTTTGGGGGACTTAAATTCAGCATGAACGCCTTCCTTTACTGCCTGCCTGATGCCGCTGTGCCGCATCCACTCATTGATACCAAGAGTCTCAAGACCACAATCATCAAGTAGCTTCCACAGGAAACCAGACCCACAACCCCCAACACCCATAATTAGGATCTTCCCGTCACCCACGGTACCTACTCCATTTGATCTTGCTAAACGTCTTCTCAACATACTCCATGTCTTCTTCTGGTATGAACGCGTTACCTTCCCCGACCCTACCTACTCTAAACTTATAGGTTCTAGCATCGTTAGGGTTTTCAGCGTTTAGATACGTTGAGTTGAAGTACTGCTCTTTAGAAAGCCTACGTAGGTTTTCAAACTCTGCAAACTTGACAGCTTCGGCTAGATCCATTGGTTTATACTCCTGCCCGAACCAATCAAGTAGGTCAGAGAACTCACCTATTGGGTCTGCGACTATGTCTTCATAAAACTCCACCCCGGAGATACTATCCTTTTCCCACACATCGTGCCAGTTGTTATAACGTCGCGTTATCTGAGAAGCACCCGCCGGGCCCCTAAGGAACTCAGAAAACGTTCCAATATCATCTGCGCCTCTCTTCAGGCGGTATTTGTACTCATAGTAGCTAGACTTCAAAACGTCCTTAGGGTCCCTCAGAAGAAACAAGTTCCTTCCCATGAGTCCTTCCGGGGGTAGTATGTGAAAGAAGTTGTATCCTGGGGTCCTGAACAAGTCTTTATCTGAAGTGCCGTTCTGAAGGGAACACAGCTTTCCTATGACAACACGAAGCCAAGTTCTACCACTCCCCGGGTACGAGACGATTGTTCGATTCATGGCTTTGTTACCACCGCCATCGTGTCTACCATATGCCACTCCCACCCGCTCTCTTTCACTACCTGGAGTACTGAATCTAAGTTGGCATCGTGGAATGCGATCTCCCCGCCAGACCTAACCAAAGGGCTCCACGCCACAAAGTCAGCCTTACACCCTTCGTATGAGTGGTCGGCATCTATGAAGAGGAAGTCAAATCTTTGAGATCTACACTTATCAGCCATAGGGACCGTCAGCCCTTTCATGAAAGTGACATACTCGCTGATCCCCTTTTCCTTGAAACAGGCAACTGTATCCTCCATTGAGTGTGGTCTTCCTGAAGTCATACTCCTACCATCGTAAGAGTCTACTGTGATGAGGTGTGCTTTTATACCACTGGTCTGTATGCCGCCTGCTATACAGGCCGCAGACCTTCCTCTGTAGGTGCCTAACTCACCATATAATCCGTCTCCAATCCGTGCTGGCATCTCGTTAAGCCAGTTTGCTTCGACTCTAGACAAGTGACCTTTGATGCCGTGAGAAACAGTTGGGTACCCTTTGACGATGGTCTCATCTCCATATGAAACTATACCAGTACCACTACAGTGAGCATACGGGATAATCCATTTAGGATGGTCAATCTCATCCCACCACTTTGACAAATTAGGGAAGCGTCGGTTACGTATATCGTCACAAATCAGAAGTCCTTTAAAATTCGATTTCTCTAATACTTCCATGAACAGACGTTCTTTAATCCCATCATGTGGAGCTATATCCAAACAGATGATGTCTGCTACGTCATAAATCCACGCAGGCTCATCGAAGATACTCTTGGTACGAAACTCGATGTTGTCCATCCCAGGTACGTTAGGGTAAGCATACCCTGCGGTCTTTCTAGAAACCTCGCTGATGTCCCAAGATGTAACAAGATTACTAAGGTTCGACCCCAACGCTATCGCAGACGCCCCATCAAGCGTTCCTACGTCGTAAAATACACCATCTGAGATCTTATGCGCGAGGTGAATCAGAAGACGGTAATGCTCACCTGTTGGAGTCAAGAACCTCCTCCGGGCAGGCCCTATTACCATATCAGCCCATTTGCTGGTATCGAATGATGTGACCTCTGATTCTACAATCTTAATCATGTTGGCTTCTTTGCTGTCACATGCAGCGTTTGGTGTTCTGTCTCCTTTATGTTAATATCTTCGAACCCAACCCGGCCTAAATAATGAGACAACGTCACCTTACTGAAAGTGTGTACTCTATGTCGGTTCTTTAGAGCACCTTCAGGTCCTGGGTATACATCTGCATTTCTACAAACGATAGCCATTGTACCACCTGCTCTCAAAGCACGGAACCATTCATTGAGTGCTTTAATCACATTGGGCATAGCCTCAATGTAATTGGTAAGAACGTAGTCCAACTCGTTTGTCTTAGAGAAAGCCAGGTCATCCCCGCTGTAGTGATAGTCAGCACCGAGCACCGTTCTTCGGATGTCAACGCCAATGGATTCGTCACCTAAAAGAAAGTCACCACAGCAAATGTCAACACCTAAGCCTACGGCGTATTCTTCTAGGAACGCACGGTCTGCTCTATTGCCCGGGTTGTCAACACCTAGGCGCTTCGGTCCCCACTTTGCATTTATGTAGGCAGCGCGGTCTTGCCAGGATTTGACCCTTCGATTCAATAAATCTCTAATATACTCTTCGTAACTCATTTCTCCTCCTTGAACAACTTCTTGTTCGCTGCCCTGGCCGACTCCCAAGAACCAAATTTGATGACCTCTATGATCCTCTTGAGGCGAGTCACGTTCTGCCACCAATGTAGAAAGATCTCATCATCTTCAAGGTAGCTAATGTCTTTGCCATCCAACAAAGCCTGGACTACCCCATACCGTCCGTCCATCTTGTGGATGCTCTCACATGTCACTAACTCAAGACCCAGTGACTTCGCGGCTCCTTTGATGTGTGCGCCTCGTTCATCCGCTCCAGCGCCCCAAGGTGAGTAAAACTTGTGGGGGGTGCAACCAAGGTTCTTATAGATCCACTCCTGGCACTCATCCAACTCTAGAACGATCTCTGCTGAAGTGAGAGCCGCGTAGTCATGGTGCTTCAGTCCATGTATCTCAGGGGCCATACGCCCTTCTGCTGCCTCTTCGCGGATGTACTCAATGCACTTCGGGAACTCCTGAATCTCTGTCACTAGAATGGTAGGTACATGAATGAGACGGTCAGGCACCTCACAGATCCAATTATGCACCATTTGAAACTTCGTAAACTCGTCTCCCTTGCTGCTAGAACTCAGCAGCACGTCGTCGTCCCGCACTCTAATCATTTTGTGTACCTCTCAAAGAAAGCATACTTCCCTATGATGCGCCATGGCATCTGCTCTTCCCATGCAGCAGGCCATACTCGACGCTTAGATCTTTCATTCGGCTTCTTGTACACAGCATTCGCTGCGTTGGTCAGCCAAGGCTCCACAACAGGGAGGTCAAGAAACGCACACAGTTTTGTCAACGTACGCTCTGGATTCTTGATCAACTCCTCGTTGTAGAGATCAAACCTGGGGTAAATTTCCAATAGCTTAATCGCTGTGCTGTAGAACCTCGCGTATCGCCGAATGCACATACGATGCAGCGTATCCTCATCCCGCCAAATCCGGTTGGACTTGGGGCTGTCGAGGTAAGCGGTGATGTTGTCATACGGATTCCGGATCGTGTGGATCAACTTAACTGGCATCAACATGTGTTCGCTGAACCTATCTAAAACGTCAATACTCTCTCCGTGCTTTCTAGTGAGGTTCACAGCGTCCCAGCCGCACTTGTCTCCTATCGCCAGCAGCGGTTCTTCCCACGTCAGCGACCCTGGTAGAGCCTTCGGTTTACGCTCTTTCCCATGCCCGCAGTTCTTGACGGCGTCGATGATTTTCTCCCGTGACCACCCATCCCGTGTCCACTTAGTGATGAGCTTCTGCTCCTCTGCCAAACGGACATTAGGGTGCGAATCCAATATAGCAGAAACAATTGTGTGCCCACTTCTCCCCTCCCCTATAAACGTAATCCAGTTATTCATCAGTACTCCTAAGTAGCGGGTTGTTGAGCACTGAATACACCTTCCCGCCTGCCTCGCTGCGGTAGTTCACCCACGGAACCCCTAGTACACTAGCGGCTGAGTTGACTACAGCTCTATCAATGCTTCTACCAGCGTCATCGAAAACCCAGATGGCGCTAGTGTCGAACAAGTTGATGTACTTAACAAACCCTGACCTTGTTTGGGGAGGACCGTCTACCAACAGAAGATCGTACTTCAACCCCTTCAACAAGTCATGGAGGATACTAGCGTCATACCACTCAGTGCTATCGTGGTTCTTGAGCTTCTTGTGTTCCTTTAAAGGGGCGTGTAGGTACGTGGAGTCGTATTTATCTAGAAAAGCCACATCGTGCTCCACAGAGAACATAGTGTAGTACTTCGACAATTCCCCTGTAGAGAACCCGCTGCCCAACTCTAGTATTGTGCTGCCTTCTGGTAGGACCTTTCGTATGAAATCATAAAGGTCTTTGTCAATCGACCAGTCTCCAAAACCTAGCTCTTCAAGGCATTCGCTTTTCGCCATCAGGTTTCTCCCTTTCATACTGTTCTTGTCTTTGCTTCAGTTTCCCTTCAGCACCCTCATTAGGTTCCCACATACCCTGTTTGTCCCAGTGCTTCTTGTACTTCCTTAGTCTCCCATCCATCTTCTTAGCCATGACAGTAGCTTCTAAGACTTTCTCACGAACAACAGAATCCTCTGTGTGCCAATAGATTTCACGAAGCACCTCACAAATAGTTCTCATCTCACAAGACTTAACAATATTCTTCTCGAACGCCGTTACGGGCATGTTTGTGTCCCTTCTATAACTCCAAACGATTCTTTAGTATTCGGATAATGGATCACATAAGGTCTACACACTAACTCAGATACTTCCTTTATGACGTTTTGTCCTACACTACGATTCACATCATCGAAAATCATAAGTACAGTTGTATCAAACAAGTCTAGGTTAGCAGGGAAGTGTTCTCTTCCATAATGAGGACCGTCTATCAAAAGTAGATCATACTTCAACCCCGATAGCGCTTCCTTCAGTATCTCAATATCATACCATCCTAGTTCATGTGTAACCGGGACTAAAAAAGACTGTGGGTTGTAAAGTTTGAACCAAGCCTCTTTGTGCTCTATGGAGTACAAATTCCAGTGCTGCATCAACTCTCCAGAACCCCACCCACTACCCAGTTCTAATATCGTCTTATTTTCAGGGAGTACCTCTAAGATGTAATCGTATACAGTTCGGTTGATTGAGCCTCCACCAAACTCCCTTCTTTTAGGGCGTCCTTCCTTTCTCTTATTCCACGCCATCAATAATCCTTGTAGTTCCAATGCTTCTTGGAGCGCGACCCCCCGCCTTTCCGGGGTCTTCCAAACACGTCTTTGAAGTTCTCGTCTGAGGTAGGCCTTTTTTCAGTAAATCCAGAAAGCTCCTTGTTCTCGGCCTCCCTAAGCGAAAACTCGAATGCTCTCTTCGCTTCAGCATAGGGATCACCAGTGTCAAATTTCCTGTCTGGCATCGTGAACTGGCCCGAAAGAATTGTGAACAACGCCATGATGAAAGCATCAGGTACGTGGTCTCCACGCACTGGATCCTTGATAACCCAGCCTTTCCCTTCATCGGTCTTAGATGTCTGGGCACGTAGAAGCTGGTCGTGGAGGTAGTCACAGTTCAAGTCATCAAAGTAGATGTGAGGGTGTGTAGGCTGAGCCAGAGAATTGAGGTACTCGTAGGTTTCACGCCGCCAGTTCTCCTGGTTCCAACGGCCCTTCTTGTCCTTGACCCGGAACGTCACGTCTGTAGGCCACTCCCGCTTATCTTCTTCGAACTCATCTAGCTCATTCAGGATAGGGGGGTCGCAGTCGAAGATGGTCAACACCCAGCGGTTGGGGTCACCACCGGCTTTCCGGATCCAGTTAGGGACTAGGTCACGGACGATGTCCATCTTCGACTTCATGGTACGGGGGTCGTTGTCGAAGTACTCGTTCGCAGCGACCACTGTCCGACCATCAAACCCTAAGAGACACGCAGCGAAGTTCTTCGGGCCTTGATCAATCCCCAGGACCCACGCACACCTCTCATAAAGGTCACGGGGTATCACTGTCATATGGCGTTCTTGAAGCTGAGCGAAGATCGCACCTTCCGCAGACGCCATCAACCCTTCAAACTCCGAGGCGAACTCCGACTCCGTTAATTCCTGCCGTGCCGCCGCCAGCTCAGAAGCGACGTACTCAGGGTTCTCTGTAGGATCCATACTGTACTTGAGAAGAGAGATGTTCCAAGGGCACCCTGCTTCAATAGTACGCTCGTTGGTAGGTATCCGCCGTGCTCGCCCTTGCCCGTCTTTCCCGGTCATCTGTGTGAACCTGCCAAGGATCCCGCCGAAACCCTGCGGAGTACCGAAGAGCAGCGTCCTGCCCAACCGGGACGTCATCCGCGCTCGGAGGTGATTATATATGTCATCTGGTACCCAACCGGGCTCAGCGACCAACGCTAGCTCCAGTTCCCTACCAGAGATGGATCCCTTGGCTTTAGCTGATTTGATCTTCAGCACGGAGCCCCACTTAGATTCAAGGGTCAGCTCCTCGGTCTTGCTATCGTACCTGCGGGTGATAATGTGTTTTGTGTACGGAAAGAACAGGGTGTTCAAGAACTTGTCGAGGTATTCCACCTCAGAAGCGGCATCAGCATAGATACGGGCCAGGATCCACACCTCCACGCCAGGGATCAAGAACGCCAACAAGGCGAACATAGCGAGCAATAGCGATTTGCCACACCTCGCAGGCCCGAGGCCCGCGATGTTGCGCTCTGGAGCGTTGAGTGCTATAATCTGTCCGGGGTGTGGCTTCTTCCGGTTATCAGCTCTAGTTAGGATGGTCATGCGGCGGTCAAGCAGAGTCTCCGCCTCTTCGTCTGGAGCCAAGTCCACGTCTTCACGAAACTTGTTGAGTTTCTCGTTCTTGATATGTCGCAAAGGAAAGGTCTTGTGGCAGCAAGGGCAGTGCGCCATGGAAGCCCGCCACATCATGTCCACCCACATGAGGATGAGGTTCACATCTGCACTAGGGTCTACCATCTTCTCCAGAGCGGCGATAGCCTTGAAGCGGCTGTTCCCATGGGCGTTGGGGTCGTCTCGGATACCCTCCAGGCGGCGGTAAATGAACTGCCGCAGGCTGTCGAACTCAATATTCGACGTATCAGACAACACCTGCTGAGCAGTGACTTCTTGGTCAAGCTTCTGGGCTATTTGGAATTTGTATTTGATGATCCGCTGGGCGCGGTTAAGATTAACGGCTTTCTGTGCAGTGGACGACTTAGGCTCGCAAGGCCACCCGAACGCCAAGCGTGCGGCTTCGATGCACCCCATCTTATCGAGGACCATCAGCTCCGCGAACTTCTTCTCAGATGCTTTTAGCTTCGCCTTCTTACGCGGAGCGTTCTTTGTCGTACTCTTGTTCGGCATATCTCCCTCGCCATGCTACGGTTTTGTATTCGTATTCAGCTTACTCAAAACCGTCTTCTTTTTCTTCTGTTTCAGAAATTCCTCAGTGGTAGTTGCAGGTGTATTCTTAATTCGCTCTGCTTCACGCGCACGGTTCTCTGTGTAATCGAATTCGTTTGTATATGGAGAAGAATAGCCGCTTGTTTCTCTTTTTCTTGGGGCTGCGAGGCTCCACGGGTCAGTCTGTTTACTTTTAGAGTATCCACCGGTGTTTGCGCTTCTCCCTCTTAAAAGGGTACCTTGCATTGTAGTGGCGTTCGTGAATAGGTTGCTAGAAGTAGACCCTATAGCGGTAGGCCCTCTCAACAACGCCTTAACCCTAGCCTTCGTGTTAGCCACGTTTTTGCTCCTTGACGAATCTCTTATGACGTTGTTTTATCTTCTGCGAGATCTTCTTCCGAACAGCAGTATCGGGGTTGTACACCTTGTCACCAGCTTTAGCATTCCCTACGATGCCGCTCTTGCCTGCTGACACATCCCGCGTAGCTTGTGTGTTGTAAGGGTTAGACAGAGTGTTGTACGAGGGTTCGTAGGCGTTCGCAGCCGTTCCGAGTAATCCTTTTGAGATTCGGTCTTCGTCTTGTTCTTTTATCATTAAATCCACTCCAGTTCGTCATCACCTTCAAACGCATAGTGGCTTTGATTCGGTGCCCCTGCGCGCTCTGGGGTGGTGTTGTCTAGCGCCTCCTGCAGCGCATCCTCAACACTCCGCTCTTTGTGTGCCTTCGGTAGGTCTCCTACGTACTTTTCTCGGAGCTTCTGTGTGAGTTCCAGTTCGTTCATTTTCTTAGCTCCTCCAAGATCTTACCAACGTCAGCTTTAATGTCCTTAATCTGCGAAGCCATCACAGGGATGCTTCTGACTGCTTCTTTCTGTTCGTCAACATCTTCTTTGATGGCGCTGACTTCGACTTCTAACCCACGCCGACCTATCGAGTTGGCAATCGTATTCGTAGTACTACCAATAACGGCCGAAGCTAAGACAAGAACAGCGACCCCAATCAATACCGGTTTTACCCACCCATTTCCGTTTACCATTGTTACTCCTTGGGGTCCCACTCAATATGTAGGTGGGTCTTTTCCAGTAGTACATCGTAGTTATCACCCAATAAAACCTGCATACGCTCAGCCCATAACCTTGCTTCGTGTTTAACATCACCGATAATATTCTTAATCCGAATATCAAAGGCTCGATTCTTAAAATGTAATGAACCTTCCATATGTTCGCTATCGTTCGCGCTGGTGATCCAGACAGTACCCTTCTCCAACATTGGTGCTGTTTCACGGGCCACATCGATGATCCGAACCATCACTGGGTCAAGGTGAGCACCATTAATACGCACGTCATCCTTTAAGCAGAAGTTAGGCATATGGACCAAGCACCCTAAGGCTATGCCTATACTTAGCTCTGCGAGCATGTTACTCTACCGCTTCGTCTTCTGTCACCTTGTCCTTGAGGGCCGCAAGGCAGTTTTTAACCTCGCTTGTAGGAACATCTGCGCACTCATCAGACAGCACATCGCCTACTTTCGAGAAGGCGCTACCCAACTGACCAAAACTGAGGGTCCCACAACCCCCAAGCGCAAACACCAGCACTACCAATCCTGCGAGAAATCCTTTCTTCATTTCTGTTCTCCTTTGAACTCTTCTGCCGTCTTTGTGTGCTTCTGCAAGTTGCAAGGCGCACAAGCTAGACAGATATTAGACACATCGTTTCTTCCCCCTCTGCTCAAAGGAGTCATATGTTCGATGTGGTACCCACTTTCTATCTCAACACTACAGTAGTAACAGCGACCTCCCTGGGTCGCGTATAAATCTTTGATGTCCTCGGCTGTGAAGGTGCCTCCTGCTCCTCTACGTTTGTTATCACATGCCCGTTTCACCAATCTGCCTTTTGGTGTCTTGAAATAAGTAGCAGAACGAGCCTTAGCTTTTTCTTTGTTTTTCTGGTACCAGCGTCGACCTACTGCTCTACGTTTTTCTTTATTATTATCGTTGTATCTTTTCTGACACGCCTTAGATTTCTCTGAACCGTTATAACGATCCATGTTCTTTTTGTGACTCTCAGGGTTCTGTTTCTTCCACCGCCGCTGATATTCCGCAGAACGACCTGATTCTATCCATTGTTTACGATACTCTTTTATTCTCTCAGGGTGCCGCTCAGCATACTCTCTCTGTTTTTGAGAAGCAGATTTCACGTTACTATCCGCTTCTTTTTGCAAGCTTGTTCGTAAAGAGGACACGACTTTGCATCCGTATTTTCAGGCACTCGCTTGTCTTCTTTGTGGCTCACCCAGCCCATCTGATTGCTTTGGTCTTCGGGCGTCAGCCAGAAGTTTTCATGGCTGCAGTGGGGGCATTTCCCCCAATCCAATTTCTCTTTGAACATGGTGGTAAAAAACGTGTCGTCTTTATTAGATTCGGTCAACTTAGACATAGCTTGAATTCTCAGTGTCTCGCTAATGTTTGGACCGCAAATAAGCTCTACAAGCACTTCGGCATTTCGTTCATCTAAAACAGCGATTTTACTGGTCTTACTCATAACAACCCTCCTACCTAATTATAGGAATTTTCTACCTTAAATGCCAGAAACCTCCCCAGCGTACCAATAGCCAAGGAGGTCTTACGGTCCTAAGATGGGGTAGCGACTCCATCTTCGCACTGCACCCTTTACGCAGGGCGCGCCCTTCGGGCCCCTTTATGGAGCCTTGCCAGTCTCAGGTTCGTCTAGCACGTCCCTGATAGCTTTCTTCATACCGTCGCCGAGCGTGACGTTACTCTCAGGGTCTACCGAGATAAGAGTTTCTGATCCCACGGATAACCCAGCGGGCTGTGGCTGGTAGTTATAGACCACTCCGGCGGAAACCGGTCCAGTAATAGTCGGGACAGTGCCGCTCGACATAGGCTGGGAATTCTCCGGGTTGTGGTCCCCCAACGGGGCCTCCATCCCATCGTGGAGGTCCTTCAGTCCAGCGATCATCTTCAGGTTCTCCGGATCCGTTTTGGCGATGCTTTTGATGAATTTTCTATGGCCTTTGCCTTCTTGCTCCTTAGCAGCCCATTCGGAGATATCTTCATCAATTGCTAGGAAGGTCTTCCCAAGAGTAGCCTCCAGCTTCGCGTTAGCATTCTCTTGATTCTTGATGTAGTGCCAGTCAGGGCGTAAACCTTCTTCATCCCGAGGCTCATGGAGCTTTAGTTTGTATAGAAGCATCCCGAGACGTACCCCGTTAAACAGCTTATATTGAATGAAATCATCTGCATGGATCTGGATATGAGACCAGAAGCCTTTTCCGTGCTTGGTATGGATGTTGGCGACCACAGCACCGTGACTCCTGTTCGGGTCGTTCCCTGTGGAGGTGTAGTAGGCACCGGGTGCGGCGACATTAAAGGTTTGGTCCTCTGCCATTTTCGTCAGTTCTTTCTTAAACAAATTACCCATCATCTTTGATCTCCTTGTCAACAACAGCCTCTTTCAGTTGACGTGCTTCCAGGTTTCACGTCGTTTAATGCATCCTATTGTGGTATGAAACACCTCATAATCTTCGGCTATCACACGCAGCGATCTAAGATCAGAGCGGATACTTCTCACTTGTGCTTCAGTAAGCTTTGCTTTTCCGTTATGAACCCCTCTTGCTTGCCGCCCTTTGGCGTCTCTGTCAGCCATGTTGTCGGCTTTTGTTCCTAAGAACAAATGTGAGGGCCTTACGCATAGTCTGTTATCGCAGGTATGTAAGACACACATACCTTTGGGAATATCATGCCCCATCGCATAAGACACACGATGAGCACCTTGCATCGAACCTTTCAATCTAAAAGCACCATACCCATCGGGAAAACAGACAGCCTGCCACTCCCAGCATCCAGGTCCTTGTTTAACCTTAGCCCAAAACCTCTTCAACATTTTATTCAGCATTTTTGGTCTCCCTGTCTATGATAGCCACACCCACCCGATGCTTAATATCGTAATAATATCCTGGCGTTCCTTGCATCAGAAACGCTCTCATTTTCTGTGCTTCTTTGATGTCGCTAAACTCTATAGACACAGGGGTACCTGGATCCGACAGCTCGTTGTCTCTGACGAGCTGTCTAGAAACTTTCCCTATCTCAAGATTTTCATACGCAAGAGTGGTATAACTGCAGTCTTGACTGAGGAGTTCGCCTGTGCCGGGGTCAATGTGCTCTTTATGAAGCAGCGTCCACATCTCTAAGACAGCGGTGGGGTGCTTCTGTATGTAGGCAGCGTGCGCGTTCCAGTAAGCATCCGGATCCTTGGCCCAATCAGGGAAGGATACCAGTGTACCAGTAGCGAGCCAGCGGCGATGATTTGTATATTCGATGTACTCTTCTTCCGTCTCATAACGGACTACTTGATCACTCATATTCTCCCTGTGCCCCGAGGGGCGGACCATGGTGACCTGTACACGGAGCCACCACGGCCCGTAAACAAAGATCACCTCCTTCTTCTGAGTTGAAGTTCGTTAAGCATACGAGTTGCCTCCTATACAACGTCATCTTCCTTTGTACCTGCCGAAAACCGGACGAACCTGTAGAGCACCCTATACGCCTGATCCTTGGTCAGTTTCAGGACTTCGATCCAGTATTTGAAAAAGAGTATCATGATTCTCCTAAAAGGCTGCGCGAGGTAAACTCTGCTGGGCTGTCCCATGACCGTACCTCTAGATTGGCACGTCCTCGCGAAGCAGGGAGACTGGAGTCTCCTGGGTGGATATCGTTGCTCCTACTTAATTATAGGAATTCTCCTTTTTCTTTGCACGTATACCATTATAGCTTATCCCGCAGAAAATTGCAAGCTTTCGGGGGTTGCAAAAGTTTGAAAGAAAAGCTATAATGAAGATATGGAAGAATGGATAGAGGGTACTGGTGTTTACAAGGTTCCAGTCAAGGAACTCCCTAAGGATGCGTGGTTTGTCAGAGATCCGAACCTGCATGATAACGAGGGGGTACAGCCCCTTCTGCATATCTGTGAGCAAGATTTAGATACAGGGGACCCCTCAACATGGGTGATCCTGACTGAAAGGGTCCGATGGGACTTTACTCACGGCTGGTATTACTGTACAGGATGCAAAGAAATATGGGACTCAGAAGACGAAAATGGACTTCGAGCCATCTGGAGCGATGGCTTAGGGACAGGCGACGAGGGATTAGCTTGAGAAGCTACCATCGGAAAACGCTCATCCGCAAAGAGATGTGGCCTCAGATTGATGACTGGTACTGGTGCCCGAAGCCTGTCATCGTAGAGAGGGTCCAGAAGGAGTACACTCGGCTGAACGTCGTTGCTAGGAACTCCCCGCTCTGGTTTTCGTTCGCGTCATGGAGGGCCCTACAATACGATCTAGGGTCTCGATTGGCACATGCCTGTGACGACGATAGGATCAGGGCTCCGTCATGGGTAGAGTATTACAAGACCAAAGGAGGAGGTATCAGCATCTACGGTAAGTGCCGTCGCTGTGAGAAAACCCTCTCTGATGGGATCAAAGGGATCATCATCATGGAGGAGGAGCTATGAAGGAAGGTATAGCTCGCATCATTCGTCGTGCTCGCCCCGCGTTCTTCGGTCAGGGTGACACCGTTTACCAACGAGTCCCTTCCAAAGAAGAGACGCAAAAGACGGAATCTTCGGTGAAGAAAATAGCCGAAAACGTGTACCTCGTTAAGTACAACACAGTTCCGCACGAAATGCTCGTCCACCACTGCGAAGGACGAGAAGACTACAAAGAGATGACGCTCCGCGAGAACAACGACGGCCCGATGTATTGGTGTGAAGGGTGTGGGTTCGTTCTCGACAAAGGCATTGCGATGGCAGTCAGACTTTACGAAGCACCAATCTCATAGGAGACACCATGGGAATTAATAGATACGCGGCAGAGATGGCAGTCAAAGCCGAGCTGAAGGAACTTATAGAATACATAGACGACAATGAGGATTATTTCAACGACGACTCGGGTAGCGGGTATATAGTGGCTGATATTCGCAGAGAGATCCAACGCAGAATTAAGGAGCCTACGGAGGGGTAATGGGTAAACGAATGCGCAATCCGAGAACAGTCCTTCCGAGTGCGGCAGGGTTTTCGAAAATACGTTACTGTCGGAATCACAATAAGCCTGTGAAGGCCGTGAAACTGTTCGGCAGAAAAAGTATGAAGTTCCACTGTGACGAGGGCTGCAAGCTAGACAAAAGCAGGACCATCCTCAAGGTGCCGGAAGGCCCCCAGAAGCGATAAAGGGAAGAACCCATGGGACTAGAAGATGATCGCTACTTGTACAACGATACGCCTATAATCCAAGAAGGAACGTGGAAACTCCTCGCACCCACTAAGTGGGGTGTGAAGTGGAAGCACCTTTCCGAGGCACCTATCGTGCTTCATGAATGCCCTAAGGATGATCGAAAAGAACTCGTAGTCCACTCTGATAACATGAAGAACACCCCTCGCTGTGGGTTGTGCGAAGAAGAAATCCCCGAGAGTATCCAAGCTTTATGGCAGATGACACATATGGAGGCTATGCTAGGATGACGCACCAACCTAGGGCATACATGCAAATGCTGATGCGAGAAGGTCGGTTTCGGCTACTGAAAAGTGCATTGAGCAAGGACGTCCGGATCTGGCACAACTGCGATGACTACGGCGATGAAGAACTCGTCAAGCACCGTACCATCTATGAGTGCAGGTACGGCGCGTGGAGGAGCTTCGATTCTAGTCCGGATGAGCAGGGCTGGCGCTGCACGATGTGCAACGCTCTCAGCCCCGAAGGACTAACCGGGGCCTACATCATGCTAGACTGGGACCGCAGTACAAATGAAATAGCAGACGCTTCGGAGCCGGATCCTTGGGCCGATTCGCTGCGCGGCATGCCGTTTTGAGTGACTACCGTGCCTAAGTTTCTCGATCGGAAAATCCTGTGGGAGGATGATGGGTTCTTCATCATCAACGATGAATACTTAGGCCCGCCGTCGAAGGGCAGAGCGAGGCAACCGACTGCCACATTGTGGCATCGATGCTCCAGCGTGTGGAAGAAGGATGCCAACATGATACATGACCCTCAAGGCGACCCACGCTGTAGCCACTGTTGCGCCGACGTTCCTACTGAGCTGGTTGGGTTTTGGGAGCTGGTGCGATACGGGCAGGAGCACGGATGAGTCGCTTGCGTGACGAAGGAGTTCTATTTAAGGATCAAGGCTGGATCATCAAGGGTATCCCTGGGTACGAGGATATGTTCGATACAGTTTATCACAAGTGCAAATGGAAGTGGAACTTTCTGCTCCAGTACAAGCCGATCAGCACCTGGGAAATGAAGACGATGCAGACCTGTATGCATTGTGGAGCAGATATCCCGGACTCGATCATGGGATTATGGAAGCTGAAGAACTTCGACCTCCTAGAAGAACCCCAGTACCAAGAAGAGCTCTCACCCTTCTACTCCTCGAACTACCTCTACCTAGTCCCAGGGGGTTTCTTCTACATGGGTAGTGGCACACCGATCGGGCAGCCTGGACAGATCTGGGAGTACAAGCCATGAAGACCAAAGACGTCATCTGGTCTGAGGATACCTGGGACCTCTGCGTCACACAAGACCAGAGCCCTAGCTGGCAAATGAGTCACTTTCTTCATCACGTATGTCTAGACACCACTGGCTTAGTGGCTACTCGGTATAGGTATAGAGGGCTACACCACCCTTGTGGTTGGTGTCATAAAGCAGTCCCCGAAGGGATCCAAGCAATGTTCGTCCTGATGACAGGGGATATGAAGCCATGAGTGACCTCGGATCGACAGTCCACCTCCAGATCGACAGATGGCGAATTCGCCAGTACACCCGTCAAACCGGGATGGGCGCCGTGTATCTCCCCGCAGTAATCCTCATCGAGCACAAGTGCTCTGTTGCTGGCCTTAAATGGGAAGAACAATGGCGTGGGATGATCTACACGACCGGCAACCGAGGCACGGAATGCCCCTTATGCAAAGAACGCCCCGCCGAAGGGCTTCAGGCGTGTTTCTGGTTCTTGATGGAGGGGTCATGAGTCTGAAAGGCGTATGGAAGTCCCAAGCAGAGTACATCGAAACAGAGTACGGTGCTGAGAAGCTCAAACGAGGCCGGTGGAGGATCCTCCAGTATCATAACAGGTTCACCACGCATGGGCTCTGGCACCAGTGCGAAAAGACTGAATGGGATATGTACCTCTGTGAGTACCGAGCCGACATAGGGTCTGACTTCTCTATCAACGGGACCCGGAAGATCAAGCCCAACTGGCACTGCGAGAACTGCTTCGCAGTTCCACCCGCAAGCATCGTTGCTGTCTGGTGCCTGCTGGAGCCGGACAACACCTCCTTGGAGGTAAGCGAAGTCCTGGAACTGCGCAGGCGCGTGGAAGAAGACGACCCGCCGGGTACATTTGGGCCTTGGTCAGGCGGGGTTTTACTCCCCTTAGGAAGGGCCTACTGATTGAGGCGACCTTGATGGTTCTCAAAACTGACAATGATTACCGACTGGTCCGCCGGCACATGGGGACAATAATGCGGCACACGTACCTAGAGCACAAGTGCCCCGTGCCAGAAGGCCACGACGATGAAGGTTGCTGGCGCGGACGTATCTTCAGCGTCCAGGCGCGGGGGTGGAAGTGCTCTTGGTGTAAGAGTCGTCCCTCAGACGGCCTTCAAGCGATATTCTGGATTATGAAGGAAGAGCCCAATGGCTGACTACAAAACGGTCCGCTTTGAATATGGAAACTTCCGATTATCCCGGTACAGGTACAAGGGCGGATATGACTGGTGGTTCATCGAGCACCGGTGTAAGGACCGATGGGAAGGGTTTAGCGGAACCCCTAGCCTTTGTCATCGCCCTTGTCGGAATTGTCAAGAGAGAGCTCCGGACAGTATCCAAGTGATGCTCTTATTCATGAAGGAGGAGTAGACTATGGATACTGAACCGAAACCGCAACCTGACCCCATCGCCTTTGAAGCAGGGTGGGGGCTGTACGAGCAAACAGAAGGAACGCCAGAACACCAGCAAGGAACCCCTTACTTGTATTATCTGTGGCATAACTGTGAACATTCGTGGTGGACAGCTCGGCGAGACATCTATCGGTACTTCCAATATCCTTGCACGCAATGTCACTCCCGTGTCCCTGAGGGTCTTCAGGCGCTGTTTGTCATGCTGACCGGAGATATGGACTCTAGGAGGGAAAATGACTGAGCCTCTAATCACTATCGGGGCATTCCGGCTTGCCTGGCGCAATTTGAACTCCATCCGGGCGATCAGCATCGAGCATAGATGCCGTGGTTCCTGCAGTAGGCATAAATGCGGAAGCGATTTGGAATGGCATCCGTTCGTTTACGGTCTTTGCTACCGGGGTATCCCGTGTTTCGCATGTAGGGAGGCTCCTCCGGAGGGCATCCAGGCCATGTTCTGGTTCTTGAAGGAGGGAGCATGACTAAAGACGGCTCCAGACTAAAAATCAAGCTCGAAATGAACGACTGGGTGATAGCGAAATCGAGTGTTTCGAGTGTTTCGGGGTTACACCACATGTACCACCTGTGCCAACCGGTGCTCAAAGGGGGCCTTGAGTACCTACTAGTATTGTACTTGAACGCCGAGTTCCCCATGAGAGCAAGACACCCCGATCCCTGCTGGGCTTGCTCCCGCTGTCTGAGATCGCCTCCGGAGGAGCTGGAATGTTTGTATTTGATGCTCGAATCAGAACATGCGTACGCCATAATGCAAATTGCTCAAAAAGCCCCCTAAATAACACCTAAATGGCCCCTTTTCGGGGGTCTGATACCCGAGTCCGGACTCAACCAAGTCAAGAGATTCGTAAGAAACAACGAACACTTACCATAAACACCCCTACTACCACCATAAACCCCCATGTGTACGTTATAACCACTACTTAGGCTCTCTAGACCTCTTGTCCTCTGGGTTCTTGTGGGTATACACTAAGGAATAAGGCTAAGTACACGTAAATAAAGGCATTCTTGCGAATGACCGGTCTAATTAAAGCACATAAAGAGCAAAAAGGGTCTAAAACTACACAGATTGGGCTAACCCCGCGATCTAGTTGGATATATTAAGCTGATGGCAACACCAATAGACCCACCCCCCCCTTGGAAACAGTAGTAGGTACTCAAGGCTGTAACTCCACGGCATTGAAGCACTATTGCTGTAACCCCACGTCCTGTCTAGGGTATTATCAGTACTAAACAGTATCACTAAAAAGTGTTATTAACAGCAGCTTAGCGGGGGGTTTACCATGTATGAACCGGCAAGTCGGTCGTGTAAGTAGTTGATTTTGTTGAGGATTTGACTTTCTCGACTTGACGTGCGATACTCGTTTTGTCGAGCGGCGGGCAGTCCGCTGCTACGGTAACACTATACCCCGACAGGAGAACATAATGACCAAGACAGAACTGCGCAAGGCTAAGGCTGACCTCAAACGACTCAATGCCTTCATCGCAAAGCACGAGATTGCCGAAGGCAACACGGAGATCGAGGTCTACGTCAACGCGAAGAACGCCGAATTCGGTGATTATAGCTTCGTGAAGATCCCCAAGACCTCCACGGAGCTGCGTAAGCAGATCAAGGCGCTGCGTTGGGGCCGGTTTGCGCACGGTAAGGCCCGCTGGAACAAGGACGAAGTTGCCTGGAGCGTCTTGACTTCGGCCCTTGAAGGCACCGTGTTCGGCAAGTAACCGGATTCATTGACCTTTCGCCCCCTTGTCCAAGGCCACAGGAGGCCTAAATGTATAAACTCTCCAAGAGAGAAAGCCCTATGGACTTGTACGTCAGAGCGTGTGACAACCTCAGACGCCAAGAAGCCAGGATCGAGGTACAAAGCACCAAGCTGGAGACTCTGAAAGCTGCGGTGGAGGCTCAACAGCACAGGGTCGCGGTAGCAGAGCGACAACATCGTAGGCTCACGAAGCAACGATGGGACAGAGAGATCAACTTGGGGTTCACTAAAAAGGAGACATAATGACCAAGACCGAACTGAAGGCAGCACACAAAGAGCTGAAGAAGCTCAATGCCGTCATAGCCGCTGCTGGCAAGGACAATGGCATCGTTATCACTGAGAACGCAAAGAACACCGAGGCCTACGGTGAGCGGTACGTGTTCGTCAGCATCCCCAAGGACGACCTGAAGCTGCGTAAGCAGCTCAAGGCGATCCGCTACGGCGCTTCGTCACGGGGCAAAGCGCGTTGGTGCCGCGAGGATAGCCTCTGGAGCATCAAGGCATCGGCTCTCAAGGGCACCGTGTTCGGGTCTTGAGTCTCTTCGAGATCATATGCCTCGGAGTCATAGTCTACACAGCCATCAGAGGGCTAGAATACCTCATGGGAGGTTAGGCTGACCCCCGAAGTAACATAGCTCAAGGGCGCAGAGGCGGTACTAGAGGCTCTGTAGCCTTTGGTCTATGTTGTAGGGGTATTTACGGTCAGTTTTCTGCTTTTCCTTTGCCATAGGAGATTGAACATGTACGAGTTCGGAAATCCGGTGTCTTTCATCAATGTAGTCGTTATCAGCGGTGTTACCTGGGCCTTTGGCTGGCTTATGGGCGTTCCATTTGGTCCATAACCAAGCGTATAAGCTATACATGGAGCACGGCACAGAGGAGAAGCTCGACAATTGATCTGAGCAGCATAGACCAAGGGCGCAGGGTCGAAGGGCGAAAGGCTAGCCTCAAGTGGAGCGTTGTTGCTTGAGTGACTCCGAGTATGCTTGCTTTGGCTCTGTGTTCTTGGTCTATGATGCATGAGGTATCATAGCCACAGGAGAGTATTATGAGATTCGTAACGAAGGAAGAGGTAGCAGAGCCTCTGGGTAAGGTGGAGCTGGAGAACACGGCTCTAGGTGTGAATGTGATTGTCAATGGGTACCTTGTGCTGGCATTCACGAACAACAGCAACGTAGTACGCCTTGTCGCAGGGGTCAATGAGACAGTGACGGGGCTTCTGGTTGACAGTCGGGGCCAGATCTTCGTCGAGAAGTAGCATTGGGCTCTTAGTGGGTACTAGGGGTTTTTAATGTAATTTTGGTTTTCTTTGCCATAGGAGTACAAAATGAACGAGGTCACTGAGAAACTGCTGGTACAAGGCGGCGAGGCCATCGCCAAGGTCATGGAGTATGTGGAATCAACGGAGAGCTTCGTAGTGGAGCAGGCTCCGCTGCTGGTCCAAGAGATCCTGACCTACAGTTTGTTCTACAACGGAGTCTGGAGTGTGTTCTGGGGCTTGGCGTTTGGTGGTGTGATGTACGCAACTGTGAAGCTGTGGCGCATCCTCGATACATCAAAGAACGGCGAAGATCCGTGCTTTGCCTTCATGCTGGGGCTCTTCGGTGGTGGGGCTACGCTTGCTGGGTTCCTTGTCTGTCTGTTCACCGTGGCAAAGATCATCCTCGCTCCGAGATTGTTCCTGATGGAACAGTTGAAGGGTCTCCTATAACATAGCTCAATGACTCAGGGAGGTGATAAGGAGGCACCATGATGCACGACAGCCTGATCCGAGAGCTTCTGATGGGTGTAAAGTGGTTCAGCAGAGGCATTGATTACTGGCAGGACGTTCGACTGTGCATCGCTGGGGTGAGAGAGCAGCAGTTAGCTCTGGCCTATAGGAACAGAGAAGTGTGCTTGTCCCAGCTTAGGGTATTGAGGGGGTGGGTCTAGTAGGGGTTGTTACGGTTAGTTTGTTACGTTTTCTTTGACAGGAGGATTGATTGATTGATGGTACTAGCACTGATTGTGGTTGTGGGTGGCATAACCGAGATCTGGGCGTGGACGAAGCATAGGAGGTACCATGTTGGATAAGGATATCAAAGCCTTGAAGGTTGAGATCGCGGCGCTGATAGCGTCGAAGGCACGTTTGGTGAGGCTCTATGAGGACCTGAGGAGGTACCATGCCCGCCAAGCAGAGGTTTAAGCTGGTAGTGATGAAGGCTGAGTCAAAGCTGTTCTGTGACCCTGAATGGGTGGTATCTGAGGATCCTTGGACTCTACTACCCACAGAGCTACACACATTGGTGAAGCACGCGCTCGACGAGGCTGAGACGGCTGTTGCCAAGTGGGACGCTGAGAACAAGCGTATCATCAGGGAAGGTAGCTGACTTGGGCTCATAGTGGGCTTTTACGGTCAGTTTTCTACCTTTCCTTTGACAGGAGACTAGCAAGGAGGCTCCAATGAAGCAAGGAGTACGTCGTACCTGTAAGCCTAGCCTACCAGATGGCTGGTGGCTTGACGGTCTGGATATGGCTATGATGACGCTGAAGAGCGACGGGTCTGCGTTGGGCATCGTGTTCAATGAAGAGGTATCGTTCAGGACAGGCATAGGCTATGGTTTCACGGAGTTTGAAGGGCTCTTGGGGGTAACACCTGAGAAGGCAGAGAAAATTGAAATGGTGGTGAACGTGACGTTGGACTCAATATATAGGAGCTGAGTTGCACCCTAGCTCAATGGCTTCGGCCATTGGTCTATGGTGCATGAGGCATCATAGCCACAGGAGTACACAATGAAGCATGTAATTGTAAGTCAAACGTGGACCGGAGTCAACATACTCGGACCGTTCGATAACTACCAAGCGGCCGACAAGTGCCGGAACCGCATGGTCAAGAACATGAGGGAACGTGAGGACTCTGGTGATCCTGGTGATCCTGGTATTGGAAGCAAAGGATCAATGTCCTACTACGTCACCGTGATAGAACGCCCCAGGGCTAAGTTCCTGCGCGACCCAGCGGCATCCGAGGTGAAGGCCGAGGGTTGCTGCCATTGTAAGCATGTAGTACAGAGCTGACATGGACTGGTTTTGTTTTAGTCTTGGTGTATTTGTTGGTGCTGCTGCTATACTGTGGGCTTGCATAGAGGTAGCAATACGCAAACTCAAGAGTCTGAAGAGACTCATGGATAAGACGGAGGTAACATGAAACAAATCGAAGCGATGTGGTTCAAGAAGGCCCTGAGACTGGCAACCAGAGGTCCCAAGGGTAGCAAGGGTATCTGGTTGTACTTGGAGAACGACAAGAGCCCGACACTGGTGCATCCGAACTACAGCCTGTCCCGAGGGCTGGTCAGAGGTAGGTGGTAGTGAGGGTTGCGATGGCGGTGTTCATAGCTGTGGTCGCTGGGTTTTTCTACCTTGCGATGTCGTTCGACATCTCAGAGTACCGTAGCACTCTGCCGTAAGGGGTGTTCCCTTGCGAGCTGCTGTAGTACAACATAGGAGATAACATGACAATCAAAGAAGCAAAGAAACGACGTGAAAACCTCCGTGCTGAGGGGAGCAAGCTCTATGCTGAGGGGAGCAAGCTCTATGCTGAGGGTAGCAAGCTCCGTGCTGAGGGGAGCAAGCTCTATGCTGAGGGTGAAAACCTCCATGCTGAGGGGAGCAAGCTCTATGCTGAGGGTGAAAACCTCCATGCTGAGGGGAGCAAGCTCTATGCTGAGGGTGAAAACCTCCATGCTGAGGGTAGCAAGCTCCGTGCTGAGGGTGAAAAGCTCTATGCTGAGGGTAGCAAGCTCCGTGCTGAGGGTGACTTGTTGGTTATCAACACTGTGATTGAACAGCATGGAGAAGTTTGATGACATGCCTGTACGACAGGCCACTGTATTCGTACTAGACGGGCCAATTTCGTAGAATACAGGTCAACAAAGGAGGTAACATGGAGTACTACGTGTTGACGGTCAAGGTGGCAACGGGAGCCAACAAGTACCTTGTTGTGCTTCAAGATGATACAACGGGTGGCTTGGTGGTGTATGACAAATGGGACGATGAGGTAGGTGCCTTAGCTATGGCCGAGTACCTCAACAGGGGGTAGGAGACAGGTGATGGCCTTGTTTACTCTAGGTAATTGGAACATCATAAATAACGAAGAAGAGCACCTGTTTGAGTACTATGCAAACCATAAGTGTGACCTCAAAGTTTACAGTAAGGTACGTAAGCTATCCAAAAACACAACTGTTCGACCTGGAAGCTACGCATGGTTCACCTCCGACGATCCGTGTGTTTGTTACTACTGCGAAGAGCCCGTGCCTGATGAGATACAAGGCTTGATGGTGCTGCTCATGGCAGGTGCCAAAGGGGTCAGTGATGGCTAAAGTAATCTTCACTCTGGAGGACAAGGATGTTACCGGCGAGGTGACTTGTACTCAGGTCATCATCGAGTCGGGGTTCAAGAACGAGGGCCAAGCCCATGTGTGGCTAGCCGAAGGGGCTAAGCAAAGGTACGGTGCTGTGTTCTGGCACCGTGTAGCTAAGATCGAGGTGACTGAATGACTCATGGTCTTGTCGTAACCGGCTTAGTTTTTACTAAGACACCATTGGTTGATGGTTGGGGTATAATAAAGTATACCCGAGATACAAAGTATCCACCATCCAACGAAGCATGGTATTATCTACACCACTGTGACACGCTGTGCTACGGGGCTGCTTTGAAGCGTGAAGTCCAATGTAGTGTATGCATGGCTGAGATACCCGAGCATTTCAAAGGGCTCATCAACCTGTGTGCATGGGAGAAGTAACATGGACAACGACACACTGGCAGCAAAGATCAAACAACTCAAGGCAGAGGTAGCAAAACAGAATCTAGCTGCTTTGGAGTGTGACATGGATGATGCCATAGTGTTGGCGTACCGTGCTGGTATCTTGGCATGTCATCCGAACTTTCATTGGAATGATTTGGAGATACAGTGAGCAGGCACTTCAAAAGCTTTATAGAGGATACCTACCTAGATTTGGAAGATAACTGGGTGATCCATAGGTATCGGCACATGGGACGCCAATGGAATGCTGGTGCTAGACACAAGCACATTAATGATGCAAGATGTACCGAAGCCAACTCAGTAGACTCTGTGTATGCCTACTGCAACTACGATTTCAAGGAGGGCTGGTCTTGTCAGGTGTGCGGAGAGTCAGCACCCGACCAAGTAATAGGAATGCAAGAGTTGGTTTGGTATGGCAACCGTTGCGAGAACGAGGAGACATAGTGAGATACCTGATCGTTGTACTGCTGCTGCTGCCTTGGATTTCAGGCTGCTGCCTCGACATCGAAGAGAACCAAAGATTAGGCAACATCATCACCTATGAGAGAGGCAAGGTCTGCACTGACTCTACGCAACGAGGACTGTCCTCGTCTGCTAAGCTATGCTTCTCCAGAGTGTGTAAAAGGAGCTAAAATGAGCGATGAACAGTTGCTTGAGGTCATAGGAGAAAGATTCAAGAACCGAGATACAATACTACGGCTACGCGCCGCATTACTAGGTGTGCTAGCCTGCTTGCTACTCAGTGTACTGTAAGAAAGGAGCTGAAATGAGACACAATCTATCGGAGGATGTAAGCTGCAACGTCGAGTGCTTGTGTGCAGCGCATGATTATGACAAGGCACAAAAGTACAAACCTTGTAAGAACTCCGTTTACATGGCTGGAGAGGTACTGTTCTATGATTATCTAACTGCTGAACCGGCGGAGAGAATAGTCAGATCCTTGAGAGAGCGGTGGCCTGGGTGGTGGGTAGATTGGCACTGGGTAGATTGGCACTGCGCTTGTGGTAGAGCGGTGTTCAAGAAGCTTCGCAAGCCTTGGTGGCTGCGTATATTCTGTGGCCGTAACATGAACGACGACTGAAGGAGCTGAAATGAGACACAAGCCCATCGAAATAGGAGAAGCCATGCACTTGCTTGGTCTGAACAAGAACATGAGTTCCAAAGACAAGGGAAAGAAGCTGACACCCTCACAGGTGGCTCGGTGCCGCAAGGAGTTCTTCGTCGAGGGTACTACACTCAAGGCCCTAGCCACCCATTACAAGGTGTCTGGTGTGACGATGCACAACGTGGTACGAAGGAAGGGTGCGTATGATACTGGCTGAGGTGTCGTTTATGAAGGTCCTTCAGTATCCGTGGGTATTCTATCCGGTCAGAAGGTATGATTTTATCTGTTCCGTTGGCTGCTACTATCATTGGACAGGGAGGAAGCACACTTGCACTGACTGTAATGCTAAGGAGGTGAGTTGACAACCTGCTCAAGTTATGTCAAAATGTAGGCAGATCGACCGGCAGATTCATTGAGGTGGTGTGCCTCAATGGATGTGTTGGTCAATGGGACCAGCACGCTGAGGGTTAGCTAGTGAGGCATAGTGCCACACTAGAGGCCCTCAATAGGAGATCCAAATGCCCAAGAAGATGACACTCAAGCAGCAGAAAGCGGAACTCGCTCGCCTCGAAGCCTTCATCAAGAAGAGCGAAAGCCCGAAGTCCAAAGGGAGTTTCGGACGAGTCATCGGGTACCGGAACGACAAGAACAGCGACGAGTACGGCACGGAGTACGTATTCATGGAGTTCGTGGACTCCAATGACATGCCGCTCGGTTCACCTCGGGGTAACCCGGAGGCCGAGGCCGTGCTGAAAGAGATCAAGAAGATCCGCTTCGGTGCATCTGGCCGAGGCAAGGCTCGTTTCTCAAAGAGCGAAGGTGCTTGGAGTATCCAGTCTGAGCACGTTCCGAGCTTTGTGGTGATGGGCACGAAGAACAAGGCCGGTACTTTCAAGGCCAGCTAGTAGCATAGCTCAATGGCACGGGGTCTCCGGGCCTTGTAGCCATTGGTCTATGCTGCATGAAGCATCATAGTCACTGGAGTACGCTATGGAGTGGTATCATTTTGTAGGAATTGTTTTGGTATCTTGGTTGTTCTTTACCGTCACAGCACGGAGGTAGTATGACAATACATTGCACTGAATGCCACCATGAGGCACAATGCGTGAAGAACAACCAACCATGCGCGTGGTGTTACGCACCGATGAAGGCCATCGGTGACTGTTACATGAGCAAGAGCGATGGCTCGTTGTCCAATGAGGAGAAGTGATGAGACTAGACACACGGCATCACCAAGCGGCCGAGATCAAAGAGATCAACCAGTCGGAGTGGAAGGAGAAAGAGAAATACTGGGTCCAGTGTGAGCGGTGCCAAGATTGGTTGCGTGACGAGACATACTTCATGGCTCAGTGGGAGGTCGGACCCACTAGGTACTGCTCGTGGACGCACCCAAACAACCAGTGGAATCTGGAAAGACACCATGTCTGTAATGCGTGCTGCCACTCGGCACTCGATGTGGTGGACTACCTCGTTGAGTGGACCAGCAAGAACAAGAAGGCATACGACAAGAGCCTCGCCAAGCACCTAAAGGAGCAGAAGAAGAAGGAAAAGGAAGCACTGTGCATTGTCGATGGCAAGAGCTACTCGTTCACATTCAAAGAGGAAGGAGATAAGTAATGCTAAGACTGATCGTCGGAGTAGTACTAGGGTGGCTTGCTCATGTCCATTACGCAGAGCAGATCACATCAATGTTCACCCGAATCACAGGCGGCATAAGTATATGACAGACAAAGAGAAGTACAAAGCGATACGAACCTGTCTCTTGGGTGTAATAGCGTGCTTCAAGAGCAGAGTAAACGGATGCGATGATGTTGGTTGTATCAACGATCACCACCCATCGTGCCTTAGGTACGTGACAGACGTGCTTGCTTTGACAGACAAAGAGGAGTGACGTAATGTTTCACAGGTTTTTTACATGGTTCGAAACATTCCAAGGTGCGCTGTTCGCAGCGGTGTGGTGCCTACTGGCTATGGTCTTGCAGTTGAGCGACGAGGACCCAAGCACAGGCTGGGCTATCGCAATGGCTGCGTGTGTTATGTGGTGGGTGTACAAGGCACGCAAAGCCCTCAAAAACAAAAGCACCAATAAAGTCAGCGTGAAGCTCACCAATGACCAAGAGCAGAGGATCAAGGAAGCAACCGAAGCTTTCCATGCTACCATGAAAGAGGTCGAACTTGAGCTGACACAGGCGATGCGGGTTGCGGAGGAGAAAGATGTTCAATCAAACCGACGAGCGGATCAAGAAGATGGCACTGAAAGGGATGACTGACGAGCAGATAGCACGCAAGATCGGACGCCCCGATGAGGCAGGGCTACGCCGGGTACGCAAGGTGACACAGCCCGATAGCCTACAGAAAGAGATACTTCACAGCGTAGAGACAAGAAAGGACGAGGACGATGAGAAAAGGTAGAGTTGCTAAGGAGGCACGACGCACAGCAGCAGAGGCACGACAAGCTGAGCGGGGCAAGCGTACCAATGAACAGCAACTAAAGAAGCTCATCTTCAGCGGGCATGGGCATTGCAAGGAAGCGCAGCGTCTTGCTGGTGGTATTGATGCAGGGTCCATCGTTGAGGTGGCTGTTGAGTGGGAAAAGTCAGCATCATTCAGAGGGGATGTGTGATGAGTAGACTACAGCGAGCGAGTGGTTGGATCATACTCCTCGGGGAGTTGGCGTTCATCGCTATAGCAGGTGCGCTGTGTAGTACAGTGCTATGAGTATCACACGCAAGCCCTTGATGGACAAGCACCGGCGTAAGGTGTTGGATTTGTTGGAGTTTTGCCTTGAGTCTGAGCCTGAAGTGGACTCAGTATTCAATATGTTCTGCCTCCACGTTGCCCAACGTGAAGAGGACCATACTTGGGTCGAGGATGAAGAATGGGCTGAGTGGTTTCAAGACTACGCCAACAAACTAATCAAGAAGAACAGAGAGAAGGGACAATGAACTGTGATGTTAAGAGGTGTAGACGATTCTTCTACTTAGAGTACGCTGCCTTCAAAAAGCGCACTCGGTGTGTTAGTGTGTGTGATTTCCATTGGCAGAAGCATTGCGATGAGGATGATAAGTTTGATCTACGAGATCACTTCTATCCTAAGAAGGTGTAAGGTACAACCACAGAAAGGGAGAACGACATGACGAAAGTTAAGTTCCGTGTCTATGTTACAAGGCGGTGTCGGGTGTGCAAGAAGATACATCAGATGCCCACACACAGGTACATCGACCACTACGGAGAGGAGGATCCGGCAACCGAGATCCCGATAGGTCATGCGCTTGTTTCTAATCTCTTGGAAAAAGAGAACGCAAGGGCTGAGTCCCGTGACCGTAAGGCACGCAAGGTCGGCACGGGTAGGATGCATACCAACCAACGGCAGCGCCCCTTGTACCAGTACTGCCTTGAGGTGTCGGGATGAGTGAACGAGCAGAAGCAGAGGCGTGCCAAGGACCTACCCTCAACCCGGTGGTGACTGAGGCAATCGAAGGGCTGATGAAGGCGATGCCTCCGGCTATCACACACGGTGTGTTCAACAGGTACATGTTCTTGGAGGCGGTGGTTGTCAAGGGTGGAGGTGCTGCTCTTGACGAGGAGGACATACGAAAGCATTGCGGTTGCACCAGCAAGGAGTTCACCATCATCAAGGACGAGTACATAGCTAAGGGTGTACTCAAAGAGGAGACGAACCTCTTTGGGGTTACACTCTATAGCCTACAGTACGACACCAAGGGAGGTGGACTTGACAACCTGCCCGAAATCAAGTAAGCTGTATGTCGAGCGAATGGAGAAAAACCAATGAACCTATCGTTACTACAGCGACCGAGGAAGATCAGGCCGGGTACGAACACCATGTATATCTATTACCCCGCCGTCGTGACAACCAACGATGTGCTTGAACCCGGCACTGTACTCAAGATTCTCGATGTCTTTGAAGGTGACAGCATCAGCACGACCACCCTCAAGGTGGTGTCAGCAAAGGATTGGGATTCCCACAGGTACGGTAGAGCAGGGGTATCAGCGTGTTCCAAAGACTCCAGCGAAGAACCTGGAGAGGAACTGTGTGACTGTCAGAAAGAACTGAGTGAGATGAGTGATGCCTTCAAGGAGTTGGTACACTACGTCCTACTCTCAGATGTGGGGAAGTAACCATGAAGGCAATTGAGTTGTTAGACAAAGAAGAGTTGCTCCTTGAGTCTGAAGGATGGGCTGTCATACACGACAGCGGAACCGATTACAGAACACAGCACGTTTATGGATCGCATGAAGCGTGTACTCTTAGCTACAACCCTAATAAGCCTGCACCCGGCGACCCTAAATTCTACTATGGTGAGTATTGTTGGGAGATAGATTGCGATCCAATTTGTTTGCATTGCGAGGCGCCTGTACCTGATGGGATACAAGCAGTTGTACGCTTAAGAAACTGGGGGCTCGAAGGAGGAACATGAGTAGATTTAAACCATCGGGTAAAGCAATGACTAAAGACATGCTAAGTAACCTCGTAAAGGCCGCAATGAAACGAAAGCCAGAGCAAGTAAAAAGGTATGTGATTTCTATAGGTATACCTGGTGACACCGCAGAAGAAATAACCGAGTACCTATGGGGTAACATGCCCCCAGGTGGTGTAGGTTTCATGGACGCAGCAGACGAATCACGCTTCAACAACAACACCAAAGAGGAGAAGTAAAATGGGAACAGCAGGACAGGAAATCTGCCAGCAGAATGTGAGTGAGATCCTTGACATCGTGTACAGGCTAGGGCCTGAGTTTGCCACTATGATCTGGGGTCCTCCCGGTATTGGCAAGACCGAGGCAACCAAGGCTGTGTTCTCAAGGAAAGAGGATCCGCATGAGATCGTGCTGGTTCTCGCTGGATGCTCGGAGCCCACCGATATCAGTGGTGTGCCGTTTGAGTACAAGCACAAGGGTGAGGCTGTGGCTACTCGGATCCTCGCTCCCATCTGGGCGTACCATGCCAGCACCGAGGCACCTCCCGAATGGCAGAAGAAGAAGATGGTTATCTTCTTTGATGACATCGTGACAGGGCATGAGCAGACACAGGCTGCCTGCTTCAAGGTGTTCGGTGAGAAGAAAGTAGGGAACCTTCAGCTCCGTGATAACGTCTATATCATAGCTGCGGGGAACAGGGTCGAGGACAAGTCAGCGGCATTTGAGATGCCGATGGCTCTAGCTAATCGGATGAAGCATTACTACGCCAAGACAGACGTAGACTCGTGGTTGGAGTGGGCGATTGATAACCATATCAACCCCCTGATTACTGCCTTCATTCGGAGAATGCCTCAATGTCTGAACACCTTTGCCGAGGTGGTCAAGCTCGCAGCAGCAGAGAAAGCCTTTGCTACGCCGAGGACTTGGGAGATGATGAGCAAGGCCATGTACAAGATGGATCCGAAGGGTGGTGTCGCAGGTGAGTGGCTCTACAAGACAGCCGTTGGTTGCATCGGTTCGGGTGTCGGGATTGCGTTCTCTGCCTTCGCCAACAACACGACCAAGCTGATCGCTCCCGAGGTTATCTGCAAGGACCCGGCGAACGCTCCGATCCCGCCCAAGACAGAGGTTGATGTGTTGTACGCTACGATCTCTGCACTTGAGCATCACATCAACATCGAGGAGAACTGGAATAAGTGGAGCAAGGCACTCCAGTATGTGCTGCGCCCCGAGCTGGAGGCTGAGTTCGGGTTGCTCATCGCCAAGATGGCAACCATCATCGCACTCAGTAAATTGAGTGAGGCGGACAGGGTGAAGGCAGCTAAGAATAAATACTTCAAACTAATGTATGCTGAGTACGGCTCGTACCTCGCTAACAGTGGAACATAGGATGGCAAACACTGTGGCTCTGTACTATACACTACCTTGGTCACAATCTGAGGTGGTGCTAGACAAGGATGAGTGGGTTATATGTAAGAGCCCCACCGATTACTATGCCGTGTGGCATAGGCATGATGATAGGTATGGTGGTGGTCGTAACGGACCTCCGTACTTAGCTAGGTGTGGTCCAACCCACTGTCAGGATTGTTCTGAGCCTGTCCCTATTGAGACACAAGGGTTTCTGAACCTTACGAATTGGAAGCGGTAACGTGCCTGCCTTGGTACGACAAGGTGATTGGAGGCTACACACAGCAACATCGGGGTCAGGCCTCCTCTATATTATGCACTGGCATAGTAGAGTTGGTGGCCACAGAGGGTCTTGGTCACGTTGTGATCGCGACTACGCTGAGGATTGGCACCCTGGTTCATGCAATACTTGTGGTGAGCTACCACCAAAGGAGATGCAAGGCTTTATGAACCTAATGTCATGGGATAGAGGAAAGGTATGAGACAAGGTAAAGAGGTACCCAATGTCCCTAAGATAGTCGTTGAGGATGAGACAGAACAGTGGAGGCTTTATGAGCTATATGATAGAGTTGGATATGATAGAGTTGGGACAGTAATAACAGGACGTGATAGCTACTACAGGGTGTATCACAAACACGAAGAGACCTGGATTAGACAGCTAGTCCTTATGCCTGTGTGTTCGAGGTGTAGAGCCGAGGCACCAAAGGAAATGCAAGGCTTCGAGAAACTACTTGAGTGGGAGAAGTAACATGGACATCATAGAAAAGCTAGAGGGTCTTATCAAACAAGCGACGGAAGAGCGCTCTCACTACTACGTCAAGAGTGTGAAGAGGCCCTCGCTGAGATCAAAAGTTTAAGGGTTTTAACTGAACTAGGGTCTGATAGCTAATCCTAAGGGAAAGGGTAAAGTATGAAGAAGATTGACACCGACGATCCGAGAGAGAAACTAACTAAGGCCCGCATGCAATTGTTGATGGCCTTTCCTTTCTTCGGAGAATTAGTAATGCGAATGGTTTTCCACGAGAGTAAGACAGCAGGGGTGGGTACTACCTGCGTGGATCATAAAGGTAACATGTGGTACCATCCTGACTGGATAAAGAAGATGACTTCGACCCAAGAAGTCATGTTTGAACTCGCGCACGAAGTGCTACACCTTGTTCAGCGATGCACCGTCCGGTTTCCTAACGGCGGCAACCATCAGGTGTGGAATATCGCTGCTGATATCAAGGTGGATAGTATCCTCGTTGATGCAGGGATGACACAGTCCAAGGTGAGCAAGAAGAACATCACCGATGAACTCATGGAGAAGTACAAAGGCAAGACCACGGAGCAGATCTATTACCATCTGATCCAAAACCCAGAGGATCAGAAAGCCTTTGGTGATTGCCCGCACAAAGACGGGAAAGGGGGCGAAGGCCCTGATGTCAAACCCGGTAGCCAAGTTGGTGATCGTGGCTGTACCTCGGGTGCTTTGCATGGTGCGAAGATAGACAGCGAGACGGTGGAGAAGTGGAAGCAACACGTTATCGCCGCCGCTATCAATGCAAAGAACAGGGGTAAGTGCCCTGGATTTGCTGATGATTTCTTGGCTGATATCCGCAGACCCAGCGTAACATGGAAGGAGTACCTCCGAAGGCAGGCTACCTCGATGTTCCGTGGTAGATACAGCTACCATCGTGACAACAGGCGGTCCCGTGCATTCGGGATGAAGCTCCCTTCAAGGACACGTAGCCCCAACGGTGCCATCATAATGATCGACACCTCTGGGTCTATCAGTGATGACAACCTGTCTCAGTTCGTATCGGAATGCTCCGGTATCCTGAGAGAGACAGGGTGTCAGTTCCTCAAGATCTACTTCCATGACGTTGAGTGCTACCACGTAGAAGAGTATGACCTCAACACCATCAAGAAGATCAAGGCCACACGGGGTGGCACCTCACACGTTGATGTCTTTGAGAAGGTGGAAGAAAGCCGTGACAAGGTAGGTATGGTGATCGCCTTCACTGACCTAGAGACATCGTTCCCTCCGATACCGCCTGAGTTCCCAGTACTCTGGGCTCACCCACCTGGATACGAGGGGCATAGCGTGCCGTTCGGAACCAAGGTCAAGGTGGACCTGACGTTGTGAGCCTCTCTGGTCTTTCATTGAAGGCAGACAGTCACAAGGAAGCCATCAAGGCGACTGAAGTTCTATTCGAGGAAGGAAAGTGGGGGCTACACAAGCCCCACCCCACCTCTTGGGCTGACACAGAGGGATGGCAGTCAGTCATATCACACGACTGTAAAGTGTCTAGCGCTCCTTGTCGGATGCTGATAGAGCATCACAGTAATAAGACAGCGTGTCCTTACTGCGCTGAGCGAATGCCACCTAGTATCGTGGCGTTGTTCAAGCTACAGAATGGGGACATAATGAAATGAGTAGAAATGAACCTGGTACAGGTGAAGTCCTTCAAGTCGATGGAGACTGGCAGCTTGAGGACCACCCCACGGACGAGGGACCCGTCATCCTGCACAACTGCCGCTTCAGCGGCCGTGAGGGTGATGCCTACATCGTAAACTTGAACCGTGAGTTTCCGATGTGTCGCTGTTGTGGTGCTGGTATACCCAACAGCATGATCTCAGGGTTTAGTTTGCTCAACTACAACAAAGCCACGGACGATGAGTACTTCGTGGACCCTTCGAATGAAATCCTAGATTTTGTCTACAACGGGCATCTCCGAGACATCTGGAACGACTCAGCGATAGAACCTGAGTCGATTGACAGAGAGCAGGTACTAGCAGCCATAGCCGAATGGAAAGGACAACAGGAGTTGACATGAGTGAAGCTGTGCTTAGTGATTGGTTTTCAATGGATGAGAAAGTAACCCACTTCTGCGGAGGTACAACGGACGAGAAGAAAAACAACAAGCCGAAAGAGACACAGGTAGAGCTGACCAAATGGTTCAACCCCACGGAAACTAAGGAAAATTCCGAGGTGCTAGTGTGCATAGCGTGTGGTGCTGAGCATCAGCCGGATGAGCCCACCGTTGAAATCGGAGGTAGATAGAATGGCTACTAAATGGACAACGATTACTTTCATTCAAGCCTTCCTACAGGGCAAGCTTGGAAGGAAGAGAGTGCATGGTACCTACCGTGTGCTTGATGGTGACCATTGTAAGGTACTGGTGCGAGCAACGACTAATTATGGTAGACCTAGTGGCAATGACCTCATTGCCATCAACCTAGACACCGCTAAAGAGCGTGTGAGTTTCTTTCATTCGCATAATACGAGTTGCTTTACATACAGAATGAATAAAGTACTGGACACCTACCCCTCACCCAAGCTACCTGCTACAGTGCTAAACGAGGCTGACGGTGAACTCCTAGCCTCAGGTGTCATTGATTTCAATGATAATGAAATGCTCATTGAGATAGGAGACAAACCCTACCTCCTATACAGAAAGAAGGGGGTCAAAGATGCTGTAGTGCTATGGGAAGGTGTCAACACATTCAGTGAGTTGGATGCGATCCCAGCAAGGGCAGCCACCATCAGCGAAGCTAAAGAACTGATAAAGGATCCGCCGGGAGCAGTACAACTGTGTGGTATCTGGTGGGCACACAAGCAGCCTGTTGGGTTCCAACCACCTGCGTTAGATGACTCTATCCTCAAGGTACTTAGTGGCCCTGTTAATCCACTTGAGCACGGGTACAAGCTTGAAGATTGTTCCATTTACGCCGGTGGCAGTCCGGATTGCACCATTCAAACACTGGTTCCTTATCCAGAACTGCTTGATAGTTCGCTCGACAGTCGAGCTAAGGGTTACCTTGATGCTCGGGATACCTGGAATGAGACATGTAATGCACTCACGACGAGGGTACCTCCAGAGTACAAAGGATTGACAATCAAGAAGAACAGGTATTCGCTCAACGCCACCAGATATGAGAGAACCGGCGCTATCCTCCGAACCTCGGAAGGTGTGTTTGTAAAAGGCATTATCACAAACAAAGAGGATTGGGATAACAAACAAAAGTTGGATAGCTGGTACAAACTTGACTCCAAAGTCAATAGGATTAAACTATGAGTGTGAACGCTGATACAGGGCAGTACGACAGTCACAAGAACCACTACAAGTATCGACAGTATCAGGAGGTAGGACGCAACCAAGTATACCTCACCGAAGGAGAAGAGATCAGACTGGTCTACGAGTACACGATAGCACGACAAAAGCTACGCATGTACATCCTCTCCAAGAGAAAGTGCAGGCAATGGTACCTAGATCTATACCGGCAAACAAAGGCAGAAGGCCGATCAGTAGCCAAGCTGTGTGCTCGCTTCAATACCAGAGTGAAGGGGCTAAGTGCTCAGCTAGAAACAGAGATGGAGGGTATACTTCAGCGCCTAGGAACACGTAACCCTGCTGGGCATCGAGCAGCAAGTCACTTCATCTTTGATATGCTACCCTCCGAGTACTGCTACTCTGAGATGGTGAAGCTAGTGACTCCCACCAAGATCCTAGCCCGTATGCAGGCTGAGGTAGCGAAGATAGAGGACACGCTGCTCCGCTCCATGCTCATGGCAGCACATGAGATAGCAAACAGCAGTTCATCTAGCATCTTGAGTGTTGATGAAAACGATGCGGTGCAAGAGGTACAGATGTACTTCCTTGAATCCATACGCAAGTATGATCCTTGCTTCCAAACACCTGAAGGGAAGCGAGTGAAGCTATGTACCTACGCCTACAGCAGAGGCGAGCGATTGATACAGGAATGGATACTGAACAACAGTAGGTTGGTGCGTGTACCTCGAAACAAAATGGGTAGGATACTCATCGTAGTCAAGGCGTATGAGCTGCTGGAGAGTGACAACCTTAACTTGTATGCACTGACCAACGAGGCGAACAAGATTCAAAAAGAGAAGGGTGTCTTGGTAGACAGCAATACCTTCACAGTTAAAGAGATAGACGAACTCATTAAGATACTCATGAGCAACTACATCCACTTGGATCAACCCTTTAACCGTAATAAGAACAACCCTACCACCATCGGTGAGATGCTTAGCAACGATGACCCCGATGTCACGGAGCTGATCCAAACACAGGATAGGAAGGAGCAACTGCTTGAGTTACTTCAAGACAACCTAGATACGATAGAGTTCCAGATCATATCACTTCGATACTTCCATGATCCAGCGGACAGGGTGCCTAAGGCACTGAAGGAGATAGGCCCGCTGCTTATGTCAGTGTACGGTGGTAAGGATTACAGCAGAGAAAGCATACGAAAGATTGAAAAGACAGCCTTGGCTAAAATCAAGGATCTATGGGAGGTCAAACGACTGTGGTAGCACTAAATACCTGGATCATGGCAGGACTGCTCGGCTTCGGTGCTGGTGTAATTGTTACCGGCATACTGGTGATGCTGGTGGTGATCTACAACAACATCAAGACGGTGACAGAAAAAGTAAGCGAGGATGACAGTGAGGAGGGTGCCTTTGGGATACCCTTGTCCGCTCTGATGGGTGGCGCTGGTGCTGGCGGGAGACCAATCAGCATGACAGACCTTCAGGCTATGGCAGCGAGGGCAGCGGCACCGGCACCACCAGCAGACACCAAGCAAGCAAACATAGGAGGTAACTATATCTAATGCCGTATATCACACAAGATTATAGGCAAGAGTATGATGAGAGGCTAGATGATCTATGCCTCGTACTGGATGAGCACGGGTATTCGGCAGGGCACGTTACCTATGTGATCTACATGATCGTAGCTCGATGGTTCAAAAGTGTCCCGTGCTATGATACCATTGCAAGTATCAGAGGTGTGCTCCTTGGTACTATCGCTGAGTTCGACAGACAGAAGGCTGCGCCTTATGAGGACGAGAAGATCGAAGAAAACGGTGACGTTGACCTGAAGTACAGGACGATGGAGTTCGACAAAGGGTCAATCGTTGAGGATTGTCATTGCCCTATAGAAATCGAACCAGAGGAAGGTGACTCCGACTTCGATCAGTGTGATTGTAACAAACCAGCAGGTATTCATTCAACTTCATTACACAAACCGTTCAAAAGAGGTGCATGATGGGTGACATTAACAAGTACGAAGTACCCCCTGGGTACAACCACAAGGCTACATCGGAGAACTTCAACGGAGCAGAGAAGGTAGTGATTTATTACTCAAGTAAGTTGGGCAACTACCTAGTAGTAATCCACTCCAAGTTGAACGAGGACGTAGATGAAGCTGGTGTGTTCCTCAATGCAACACAGCTTGAGCTGGTCGTCCATGCTGGAACGGATGTGTTGCACGACGCAAAGGTATAGGTATGATTAAGCCCTTCGTTAACTACATGGCAGCGCGAGACGCGCAAGCTGATGCGGAAGTGCTACTTAACGATGGAGACTGGACTATCGAAAAGCTACGTCAGCCGGAAGAAGGACAAAGCTTCAGGTCAAGTCGGAGTAAATACTACTCGCTGCTCAAGCATGTGTGTTACCCTAATGGGTACGAGGGGCAGGAACCTTACCCACATAAGAGAGGTAACTACGTGTATCAAGTAGTGGTATACCCCGACGACAGCTCACATTGCTGGCGCTGCACCAAAGAGATACCCGAGGGCATGATAGCGGTGTGGAAGTTTCAGAACTGGGAGGTACTACAGTATGGAGGCTAAGAAACGGACAAGGCGTGTACCTAAGAGGTTGAACACACCCTTCCTGAAGCACGGCATAGAGGAGATCAACAACGAGATAGAGAAGGCGTACTCCAAGGTGACAGGGAAGGACAAGCTATGGCAGACGTATGAAAAGATCAAGGTGTCAGACGCAGAAGCGTGCTTCCACCAGTACCGTGGCAAGTGTGTGTTCTGCGACACACGCCTCAGCTATCTAGGCAGGGCGACGTTGAACGCAGCACGGCTGATGTTCTACGTACCACTCAAGGTGGGTGGTGAGGCACGACCTGACAACCTCATCGTAGTGTGTGCGCCCTGTAAGCAGGAGTACCGAAGTACACGCAAGCTACGACAGGATATCACCGGGCTTGATAGCTTCGCTGACTGTTGTGAAGAGTTGTTCGTAGCGGTAAGGGACGGGCAACCTCAAGGCAAGATAGACATGCTAAAGCAGCGGCTCAACACAAGGCTGACCGACGTAGCTACGTGTATGAGGTATGTCATCACCCATGATTGGGTGCCTAAGGGTATGGAGAAGCTGGTCGAAGGGCAGAACACGATGGCCGAGGCACTGGAGGGCATGGGCAAAGGCAAGGATACGAAGGCTGCTATCACCAACAAGGTGAAGCAAGCAGTCACAACCAAACAGTACAGGATTATGAGGGAGCCAACTGATGAGTAGTTTCAAGATGCGTAACCGACCGAAGAAGCCGACCAAGCCGACAGAGGTAGACGTGGGCTTGGGTGAAGATTGTATCTCGCTCCCCAAGCTACTGGTGGCTGTCGAGAAGTTCAAGAACGAGAACCCAGAGGTGGACTCAAAAGACATAAAGATTGAGGTAGATTACAGATGCTATAGCGGCTCAGAGTTTTGCCTAACCGCACCGCCGCAGTCAAGGGAAATCTACGAAGAGAAACTACAAGAGTACAAGATCGAATACAAATCATATAAAGCATGGCAGGTGAAGTACAAGAAGGAGATCACCAAACACAACGTAGCGAAGAAGAAAGCGACAGCCAAAACCAAACTGCAACGGACACAAACCAGACTCAACAAAGAACTGATCGCAGTCAAGGCTAAGCTGGAGAAGACATGAAAACGAAGTCCGTCGCAGGGTCTGTGGCACCGACAAATGACAGGCACCCGAGGTCAAGGAAGGCGTACCGCAAAGACCCTTTGAAGAGAGAGGATCATGAGGCGGAGAAGTACCACCAGAGTAACGCTACGCCTATAATCCAAGGTGACTGGAAGCTATGTGTCTACCCCGGCAAAAGATTAAGGTACAGGCAATACCACAGGCATGGTAAGCGATGGTACACTGTAATCTCTTACTTTAAATCATCATCACCCAAGGAAGATTATCCAGGGGAGGATAAGTGGAAGTGTGGGCATTGCAGCGAGCAAGTGCCCGAAGAGATGGAAGGCTACATCAACCTCGCAAGGTGGGCGGTAGATGACAACTAGAAATACGTGGTCTAGAAGGGATGACCTAGGAAAACTATACGAAGCAGACGTCATACTGTGGCCCGGGTCTACCCCCGTTATCCAAGGAGATTGGCAGCTAGTCTTGAACACCGGCAAAGCAATAGTAACAAGTAGGAGGTACCACCAACATGGCGAGCGATGGTACTGTGTGGTTGTTGACGCTGCTGACGGACCCTCTTTCCGAAGTACATGGAAGTGCGGGCGATGCGGTGAGCGTGTGCCTGATGAGATGGAAGGTTACATAACGCTTGCAAGGTGGGCACTAAATGATAAAGCTTAAAGACATCTTTAGTCCACCGCACCGCAGTGGTGCGGAATCTGCGGATAGAGCCATCCTGTTTGAAGAAGGGTTATGGTGCCTCTACAAAAGAACACCAGCAGACATGAGTGGTAGGTATCACATCATACATCGGTGTACTTTAGGTACAAACGCGGTGAACGTAGAAGATAACTCCCCACAATGTAATGTGTGTAATGCAGCTCCGTCCGATGGGATCGTGGGGCTACTAAAACTTCAACGATGGGGATCGGAGACAGATGCTGATTGAATTCGACAACACCATAGCCCTGGTCAAGCCAGAAGGTGACGGTGAGCTAGAGATGTATGCTCAGGTACGGGAGGCTGTCAAGACGATGGCCCCTGGTGCCCGGTACATGAGGCAACACAAGCTATGGCTCCAGACCAAGGGAGCAAAAGGATGGGATGGACGCACAAGCATCCTCAGTAAGCCACACCCTAGCAATGGTAGTGCCTTCTTTCCTACAGGGTTGTTACCCTACATCCACGCAGAGCTGGCAGCACTGGCTACGATGCCCTTCACCTTCAACGACCTAAGGCATAGGCCGCAGATGCCTAGCTATGAGTATAGCGTACCTCTAAGAGATTACCAAGCCGATGCCTTTCTTGCTGCGGTGAACAACAAAGTATTCATGGGCACTACCGCAGGGTACCACTGGCCTCAAGGTGTGCTTCAGATAGCTACGGGAGGCGGTAAGACTGAGCTGGCTGTAGCCTTATGCCAAGCGATACCAGTACCCACCATGTTTATAGTACATCGTAAGCACCTCGTTACCCAGGCAAGGGAAAGGTTCAAGAAGTACGGCATAGACACAGGGCAGATAGGCGACGGAGTGTTTGATCCTAACACGTCAGGAGTTACTGTAGCTACGGTGCAGACACTAGATAGGCTCTTCAAAGAGGGTGACAACGAGAAAATTAAACAGTTCCTTGGGGCAGAGCAGATCTTCTTCGATGAGGCTCACCTCGCAGCCAGCAAGATAGCGGTGGGTAATCAGCTTGTTTCGGTGTCTCGGCAATTCCGCCGTGCTTACTATAGATTTGGACTCACTGCGACTCCGTTCTTGAAGGACGAGTACAGCAACCAGCTCCTCATGGGGTGTACTGGTGACAGACTCGCTCATATTACCAATGAACGGCTCATCAAAGCTGGCTACCTTACGCCGCCTAGGGTGGTGATAATTAAGATGCCAGATATCGGACGCCCAAAAAGCTGGCCTGATGTCTACGACCATGCCATCGTACTGAACTTGAACAGGAACAAGAGAATCATAGAGGAGCTGGTCAAGTGTCCGAAGCCTGCACTAGTGATGACATCTAGATTAGGACATGCAAGTATCCTCCGAAGAATGGCGATAAATAAGGGGATTCCAGTTCCAGCAGTTCATAACGGGGCTACAAAGAACAAGGATAGAACCAAAGGGATAGCTGACTTGCAATCTGGGAAAATAAGTGCTATAATTGCGACAGGTATTTACGAAGAGGGTGTGGATATACCCAACCTACGCACCCTCATCTTGGCTGGAGGTGGGAAGTCCAAAGTGGCAGCGCTTCAGAAGATTGGCCGAGGCTTGAGAAAAGCAGCAGGGAAACATGAGGTTTTGGTAATAGACTTTAATGATCAGACGGGAGCGATCTTGAAGCGACACTCGGCCGCAAGGAAGAAAATATGGGAGGAGGAGGGGTTCGATGTTAAAGAGAGGGACTAAAGATTGGAAAAGATTCTGGAACAAGGTACAAAAAGGATCAGGATGCTGGGAATGGCAGGCTTACTATAATCCTAATGGGTATGGTACGTTTTGGCTTAAGGATCGAAAACATCAGGCTCACCGTGTATCTTACGCAATGAGCTATGATATTCCTGAAGGGCTGTGTGTCTTACATACCTGCGACAACCCACCTTGCGTGAGACCCTCACATCTGTTCTTAGGAACACAAGCTGACAACATGACAGACATGGTAAATAAAGGGCGTCGTCGGCCAGCGCGTGGAATTCGAAGTGGGAGAGCAAAACTCACCGAAACACAAGTAAAGGCTATCCGCTGTGATCCTAGATCGCAGCGTGTAATGGCCAAAGATTATAGAGTGAGTCACGGTGTAATAGGACGTATCAAACAACGCAAAACTTGGAAGCACGTCATATAGGAGCAGCCAATGCTACTCAGCAACAGTAGATCAAACGCTAAGACAGTGAAGATGCTAGACGAGTTCGGCTACGAAGCAGTGATACAGTACCTCGCGCCCGACAAGGTGGCTGATGGAAAGCACACCATGTGCCCACACTCAACACCAGGGTGCCGTGAGTCTTGCCTATACACCGCTGGCCGGGGCGCCATGCGTATGGTGCAAGCTGCGCGCATCCGCAAGACGCGAGAGTTCTTCAAGGATAGGCAAGGGTACACAGACAGGTTGGTTGGGGAACTCATCAACCTTGAGGCACGGGCTATCAAGAAGGGGTACACCCCAGTAGCTAGGCTGAATGGTACAAGTGACATCCAATGGGAAGATTACATCGACATGGAAGCCCTCCCCAACATCCAGTTCTACGACTACACCAAGGGGCGCAAGAGGATGTTCAAGTATCTCAACGAGAACAGCTTCCCACCCAACTACTACCTCACCTACAGCTTCAATGAACACACCACACCCCAACAAGTAGGGAGGATCCTCTACTACGGCGGCAACGTGGCTGTGGTATTCAGAGAGGAGATCCCTGAGAAGTTCTGGGGTCACAAGGTAATCAGTGGTATGGAGCATGACTTCAGGTTCCGTGACCCTAAGGAGTCCATCGTAGGACTACTCGCAAGGGGCCGTGCCAGAGGTGACAGCACTGGCTTTGTGGTGGACTGATGCGCTCTGCGAGAGAGATTTTAGTGCCTGACATAAAAGGGTGGGCGGTAGTTAAGTACCACCACAGCGGGGATGATGATGATAATGCTACAATCTATGGTGAGCATATAGTAGGGTGTGGCTTTAGATTCGATGGGGAGGAGGCTCACTGGTGTTGGGAGTGGCAGGACGCGGAACCTAATAAAGAGGATAGATGCTGGGAGTGTCAAAAACCCGTGCCTAAAGAAATCGTAGGGCTGGTGGCTATGATGAATTGGAAGGAGATAGATAAAAGTGAAAAAGTCTAAGACGTTCAAGAAGTACAAGCCCAAGTACAGGAAGCCGGTAAACAAGACAGAAGCAGAACTACAAGGCCCCTTCAGGCCTATGAAACCGTTTACCATTCGTGACCCTAAGGTAGACGTGCAGTACCCATCGCTATGCACCCCCAAGATTGACGGGATCCGGTGTGTCACGTACCCAAACGGGACACCTATGAGCTTCAAACTCAAGCCCATCCCCAACCTCCACATCCGCAAGGTGCTGGAAGAGTACGGGGTAGAGGGCATGGATGGTGAGCTGTTCATCAAGGGTGCCAAGACATTCGGTGAGTCCTCCGGTCCTATCATGAAGGTAGAGGGTGAGCCTGACTTTATCTACTACGTGTTCGATATCTATGATAACCCTGACTTCTATAACCAGAGAGTGAAGCAGTTGGACAAGCTGCCCAGGCCTAAGCCAGCGTGCATCAAGTTGGTAAAACCAACCCTTGTCTTTGATTCTGAAGGATTCATGAAGTATTGGAACAAGTGTGTGGACGAGGGGTATGAAGGGGTCATCGCAAGGCAAGGACATGTGTATCTCCACGGTCGCAGCACTATGACTCATGGTGGTATGGGTAAGTACAAGCATTTCCAAGATGATGAGGCAGAGATCATTGGGTTTGAAGAGATGTGTACCAACACCAACCCCAAGAAAACCAATGCTCATGGTAGATCGGAGAGGTCCAGCGCCAAGGCAGGCAAGGTACCCAACGGGCACCTCGGCAAGTGGCTGTGTCGTGACCTCAAGACAGGCATCGAGTTCTCTATAGGCACCATGAAGGGAGTGACGAAAAAGCAACGCAAAGAATGGTGGAATAACAAGCAGATCTACATAGGGTACATCGCTAAGTACAAGCATCAGCCAAGCGGAGAGACAGCGAAGCCTCGGTTCCCGGTTTGGTTAGGGTGGCGTTCAAGGGATGACATGTGATGAGTTACAAGTTTAACATACTGGTTGATAAAGGTGACTTTCGATTAGTCCGTGTAACACGACCGGGAGGCTACGGGCAGTGGCTCATTGTTCAACATCGTTGTGACTCAAGTGTATATGAAGAGAAGCTATTTAGTGATAATGGGTGGTCACTTTGTTATCATAGTAATCGGCGATGTAGCTGCTGCAAGATGCTTGAGCCTAAAGAGATGATAGGCTTCCACAACTTAATGATGTGGGACAACAAAGAAGATACAGTATAAGGAGAGTATGATGCGAGTGCTAACTGGTAACAAGCAGAAGGTTCCGATCAAGGCATGGGTGGATGGCGTGGAGCTAGACATCAAGGCTGAGATACAGCTACGTCAAACAGCTCAACTCCCCTTCATTCACAAGCACTTGGCTGTCATGCCTGATGCACACTGGGGCACGGGTTCCACTGTAGGTAGCGTCATCGCTACGAAGAAGGCGATCATCCCCGCTGCGGTAGGTGTGGACATTGGGTGTGGTATGGTGGCCCAGCGCATCCCCGCCATCAAGCTGGACGAGGTGTACGAGTTCCGACGGGGGATCTACGACGGAATCGTGGCGGCTGTACCCCACGGCAGGACAGACAACGGCGGGCTCGCCGACAAGGGGCGGTGGCGGGACACCATCCCCAACTCGGCCTGCCTGCTTTGGCACAATGAGTTGAGTGGTGGGTTCGACAAGATAGGGTGCAAGTACCCACGTATCCAACAGTTTGGTGACCCACTGTACCAGCTAGGCACGCTAGGAGGCGGCAACCACTTCATCGAGGTGTGCGCTGATGAGAACGATGACGTGTGGTGCATGCTCCACTCAGGCTCCAGGGGTATCGGGAATCGGATCGGCACGCACTTCATCAAGCTGGCACAGGGTGAGTGTGAGACGTGGAACATCGACTTGCCCAATAAGGATCTGGCGTACCTGCCTGAGGGTACAGAGTACCACGACGATTACGTTGAGGCGGTAGGGTGGGCGCAGAACTACGCACTCACCAACCGCGCCATCATGATGGAGCAGGCACTGATCGCTCTGTACACGGCGATTGGACGCCGAGCGGACTGGGATGCCCACAAAGTGGGTACTACAGCAGATACGGCGATCAACTGCCACCACAACTATGTACAGAAGGAGAACCACTATGGGAAGAACGTATTCGTCACAAGAAAGGGCGCCGTTCGTGCTAGGGTTGGTGATCTCGGTATCATCCCTGGTTCTATGGGCGCTCGGAGCTACATTGTGGAAGGTCTGGGTAATCCTCTATCTTTCAACTCTTGCAGTCACGGCGCTGGCCGAGTTATGTCGAGGTCGGAAGCCAAGCGAACCTTCACAGTAGAGGACCACATCAAGGCTACTGAAGGTGTCGAGTGCCGCAAGGACAAGGATGTGATAGATGAGACACCCGGCTGCTACAAGGACATCGAAGCTGTCATGGCAGCACAGAAGGATCTTGTGAAGATCAAGCACACGCTTAAGGCTTTGGTGTGTATAAAGGGGTAAACATGAAGTGTTGGATCTGGCATGACTGGGCTAAGTGGAGCAAGATAACTGTAGTGGACATGGTTGATAGCAATGCGAAGGCGATCGTGCAAGAACGGTACTGCAAGAGGTGTGGTAGGTACCAGCGTCAAGCGCGCTTCGACGGAGGATCCTAATTAAACCTACACCTAAACAGTGTGTCCGCTCGAATCGAAAGGTAAGAAATGAAAGTAGAACCCAGACTGGTATTTGAAATACTATTTACAAAGGGTGACTGGCGGATGGTGCGTGCCACGGCGCCAGATAGCGGCCCTAAGTATGGTAAGTGGGTAGTCATTCAACACCGCTGTGGTGGGGATATCTCTAGGTTTAGCGAAGAAGAGTGGTCGTTTTGCTTATACTACGATAGGGTGTGCGGCCAGTGCGAAACCTCTGAGCCAGATGAGATAGTAGGCTTCCATAACTTGTACATGTGGAACAACGAAGAAGATCTACCGTAAGCAGAGGCTACACCTAAACAGTTTATTCGCTCGAATTGACGAGCATGAAAACGTGTACCACTATGGGAAATATTTGACCCGGTACAAGGAGGAAGCATGAAAGCTAATGGTAAAGATGTAATAGAATTGATAAGGATAGGGGAGTGGGCTATACTAGAACCTCGTTGGGCAGATTGGAAAAAACAAGGATCAGGAATTACACACCTAGCCTGCGAGGCTAGCTGGAAACGGCACTCAATGAATCCTGCATACTTAAAATGTAATGAGTGTGGTCTCTCTATGCCAGAGAGCATAGTAATAGTTTGGCTGCTCCTTAATTCAGAGAAAGACGTAGGTAAAGCGTACTACGCTAGAGCGGCAGGGAGCCTAGTATGAAGTTCGATGAGAAGGCCTTCCTCTATGCCTTGACCGCACGTCCGGAGGACGCTCGCAAGTTTGCGACATCATTCAAGCCCTCGTGGCTCAACACCTCTGAGCTGGTACCTATCCTGGCTGAGCTTTTTGCTTTCACCCGAAAGCACGGAGAGCAGCCGTCCATCAACACACTACACAAGGTGTTCGAAGACAAAGACAAGGAAGCGTACGACTTGAGGTACAAAGCTGCACTCGACAGCATCACAGAAACCATACCTGACCGGTCCACCCAGCTCTACACGCTAGGTAAGGCGAGGGATACGGGTGTGGTGCGTGACTTCCAAGAATTGAGCGCAGACCAAGGTTTCTTGAAGAAGCAGGCGGAGCTTGAGGGTGGTGACATGCTTAAAGCTTTGTACAGATTCCTCACTAAGCATGGGGATCTGAACGAGGACAGGACGATGGATGTGCGCGAGGCCATCGACAACCTCATTGATAGCCATGGGTTCACACCAGAGCTAGTGCGTATCCCGTGTGGGATCCACGTCATCGACAAGTGGACAGGGGGTGGGCTGCGAACGAAGCAGCTCGGTATCATAATGGCCCCCACGGGGGATGGTAAGTCCAGCATGCTGGTGAACATGGCGCACAAGATGTCCGCAGTAGAGGAGCGCAGGGTATGGCTGGTCACCAATGAGTTGTCGCTTGAGGAGCAGACAGAACGTGTGCTGTCTAAGATCACAGGCGTCAAGGTGCAAGACATCATCGATGACCCAGGCGTGGCGTACACACCAGAGCTGGAGCGGAAGTGGCGAGAAGGGTTACATGAAAAGCTCCGGATTACTGAGGTAAACCGAGAGGTTAGCGTGGACGATCTCGAATCCGAGATGATGAAGTGGGTCAACCTACTCGGGTGGAAGCCTGACGTGCTGGTGCTGGACTTCATCGAGAGGATGCGGCCTTGTGATACCGGGTACAGTAGGGATAGGGTATGGGATTGGCTGGGTGCGATCAGCCGTGATCTCTCCCGTTTTGCGAAGCGCCACAACATACTAGTATGGACAGCAGCGCAGACCAACCGCTCAGGGTTCGGGAGGGACCCGAAGAAGAGGGATCCTCTCAGCCTGGAGATGGCACAAGGTTCGGTCAAGCATCTGCAAGAGGCAGCCTGCATCATTGGGATGCGGCAACAAGAACTATCCGATGAAGAGATCGTGATGGAGCTGGTTGACCTCAAGCAGCGGTTCGCCAAGCGTTCCAAGCGGAGCGTGTTCCTTGAGGTGGACCTTAGCAGGATGAGTATCACGAATAACGAAGTAGAAGCAGACACTTGCGAGGTTGATGAGGGCCCACGTAAGCGGAAGTACACCCCTGCTGAGCTGCAAGCGCAGAAGAAAGCGAAGGCTAATAAAGGGTAGGTTGCAAAAGTTTGAAAGATAAGCTATAATGTAGTAGAAGAAAGGGAGAGTCCCTGTGGAGGGAGGCTCCAAACAAAGGGAGGTAGGATATGAACGCATTTAGGTTTTCGCGTCGGGACGCACCCTCGCCTAGAGACTGGGAGATCCACGCTCCTGGCTCGAAAAGGGTAACAATCAGACCAACACGCCCAGAGGGCACACCAAAAGGTAAACAACAACATAAACAACAACAACATGAAGAACTACAACAAGAACAGTGGTTCTCTATTGAGATAGTTGGGAATAGGAATAATTGTACTGCGGTACATGACTCCAGCTATCTCCCCCCTGAGGGGATATTGTATTCTGGGCAACGGAACTATCCACTCAACTTCAGGGGATCAGTTACTTCCAGTGGTACGCTGCTGGGAGCCGTCAGGTCTAAAGAGCGAGCTTCTCAGGGACGGCCGTCCCAAGCTTCAGGACCGGAGATTAGTGCTCCATTGAAGGGAAGCCCTATGTACAGGGTTCAATGGCGCCATACATACACACCCCCCTCATGTCCTGGCGAGAGGTCAGCATGAGGGGGACTTCTGTTTCTTACATCGGGTCAGGTAAAGGAGCCGCCATGTGGATAGAATGGAACGGCATCCAGTATACAGACATGGAGACTTACTACAGGGAAGTGATCCTGAGCATGCCTAAGGAAGGTGACACCTTCCTCGGAGCACAGACACACCTTGACGCATTGGCGTACCTCGGTCATGGTGGGCTGTTTGTGACTGAACTAGATGAGGCAGACGTTTACGTAGATGATTGGATGGTCAGCGGTGCCTTCATTACCCACAAGCACCTTGAGTTTGGAATGGTGAAGAACAGTGGTTGGGTAGACGGGACGGTGGAATGTCAACTCAGTCACGGGGCATGTGAACTCTGCGGGAAAGTGATACCGGGTGAGATCGAAATGATGTACTATTTTTATAGGCTGGACGGATAGAGGAGAGGAGAGGAGAAGCGATGAGAGTAGCGTGGGGTAGGGTATTCAAAGGGGCCTTCGAGCAGCTCAAGTGGTGGATCGTTAGGAAGACAGAGCCTTGGCGTGAAGAGAAGGCCAGCCTCGACCTTGAGTGGCGCTTGTTTGCCCAGAAGCACAACGCAGCAGGGCACCGGCCTCTCTGTATGTATGAGGGTATGGAGAAGGACATTCTGGATCCGCTGGACAAGCTGGAACTCTATGATGAGCACGAGGTTGAGCCTGACTGTCTTATAGATGCTGCGGCGGAAGCGCACGAAGCTATGACAGTGAACCAAAAGGAACGATGATGAGCGACAAGTACGAGAAGCTGATCGAGATAGAAGGGTGGACGCTCTTCAAAGACCGGCGGGAAGCTGGCATGCTCCACTTTATCACCCACGATGCATGCCCTGCGGGTTTTCAGCTTGAGGTGGACCCTGAGAAGGGTGAGTGCTCGGTCGTGCATTGGAAATATTAGCGGTGCCAGCGGTGTAAAGCCTCACCACCTGAAGGGATCATGGCGCTTTATCTCTTGACCGCATGGGAAACCCCTATGAACATGGAAGAGTGGGAGACTGACTATGTCGTACTATGACTACAGGTGTGACTCTGGTCATGAGTTTGAGATCGAGCAGAGGATCACTGAGGATGCGTTGACTGTATGCCCTAAGCTGGGCACCGATCAAGACGACAACGAGGTGCAGTGCTGCTCTCCGTGTCGTCGATTGATTTCAAAGACTAGCTTCAAGTTTAAGGGTGGGGCTCCAACCCCTAAGGGAGGTGTGATGTGAATATTACATTGAAAGATATCTGGATAACGCTCCTAATCATCATAGCAGAACTAGGTGTGCTCTGCGGAGGTCTCTTGACGCTATGAGCGACTACAGCACCGCAGATGTGACAGCCTGGATGTTGACTGCCTTCGCCGTCAACAAAAGGAACGGGGCTGAACTACAGCTCGACTGCCCTGAGTGCGGGCACCCCTCATGTTACTTCAATGTGAAGAAACAGGTTGGGTACTGCCATAGTGCCTCGTGCAGGGAGACGTGGCCCCTCGATAAGCTGATCGACAAGGTGGGGTACTCACCTGACCACATAGGCTTTACTGTCACTCCTGTCATTGATACCGTGGTCTCCAGGCCGGTAGCTCTACCTAAGGCAGCGAAGCCTATCGAGCGCCTCGACACGGCAGTAGATGCCCTAGCCTACAGGGGTGTGACCTGGGATCATATTCAAAAGTTCCGGATCCACCAGGATGATACCCGCCTCTATGTCCCTGTGTATGAGGGCGGGGTGCTGGTGCAGTACAACTCACGCAGGGTGCGTAAGGAGAACCCGCCTGAGGATTGGTTCAAGGCAGGTGAGAAGCCTTATCGTTATGCCAGTGGGCACCCCATCACCCATTACCTTTTAGGCTTCGAAGAGTGCAGGTTGTGGGGTGATATTGTGCTGGTGGAAAACTCCTTCGTCTCCATGTGGCTCCGTGACATTCATGCCACTGCGACGTTCGGATCTCATTTGTCTGATACTGTTATTAACAAGATCGTACACAGCCGCATCAACCATGTCACCTTCTTGTGGGATCAAGGGACTGAGTACGCCTCACAGAAGGCACAGCGCAAGCTGAAGGAGCTAGGCGTACAGAGTAAGGTCATCCACATCAAAGGACAGCCGGATGACTACACGAAGGAAGAGCTGAAGGAGTTACTATGAGGATGCTATTCTGTAATGTATGCAATAGGAAGATCGTAGTAGAAAACGGAGACGACTTCCACTACAGTACATGGGAAACCCCTGCTCTTGGGCCGTACTGTGATACATGTTGGTTCTTTGTCCAGCAGATCGGGGCACTTAAAGACAGGGTCACGTATCTTGAGGTATTACTTGAAGATGACTGACGGGGACAGCGAATGACAGTTTGTTGTGAATGCAAGAGACACTACTGGCCGGGGAAGGGCCGATGCCCGAGCAGGCCGCAGCATTATGAGGGTGCTGTGTACGTTGAAGCAAAAGCATGTGGTCATGAACCTTGCAAAAACTGTATTACTTATGTCGATGAAAAGGAGAAAGATTATGGCGGGTCACACACCTTGGCGAGAGATAAAAAGAAAGAGAGACGACAGACACAAGGAAATCGCCCGACAAGTAGTTGAATGTTGGCTTGAGGATTGTGTTGACGAAACCCTCGGCCCTATCCCCAGCCTCAGCACTGTTGAAACGAAGATACTGCTGCATCACATCGAGATCGGCATCATGAGAGGAGAGGAAGATGTCCAGGCTCAGCGCAACATACGGTGGGTGTGGGACACAGACTACGGTAAGTGGATAGCGCGTCCGCAAAGGGAGGTAACAAAATGAACGGAAGTAGACTACGAGAACACAGGGCACCGAAGGTATCTTTTGAGTCATGGTTCTTACTGTTCGGCCTCATCTCAGGCCTTCTCATCCTAGGCCCTATTGCTGTCAAGGGCCAGGAGTACAAGCCCTTCGTCAAGGACACTGGTATCATCGTAGCAGGGGCTGAGCTATGCTTTTCATCTGACCTTGGTGCTCCGTCTGTTAAGCAGCTCAATCTGTGGCAGCGGTTGATAACTGAGCATGAAGCCTATCAGAGAGGTGGGGCGCCGATGAACGAAGAGGAGGCCGTCCTGGCGCAGGCTATGGCTGATAATAACGTGTGTGCAACGACAGTGGAATATTACAGAGTCATCATAACCCAAGACACTGAAGGGTACGTGTTGGCGAGGTATGATGAGACCTATGGGTTTGAAGACGGCTCTTTCATTGTGGCGAAGAGAGATATTCTATTGGATACGGTCCTCAGATGAGCGAGCTTAAGCTTACTTGTAGATACACCAGCCCAGGGGAATACTTCTGCCGCTGTGTCGAATGGCTCCAGTGTAAGCGTGATCCTATGTGTACTTGTGGCCTGATAATCCCTGACCATGAGGCATGCCAGTGTGGGTGTGGGTGCTGCCCAGAGGAGAGAGGCGGATGAGTAGGTGGAAGAAAGAATACTTCTGTATGGAGTGCGACAAGAAACTGTCGTACCACCAGATGATGGGTAGCCACGGGTGTTGCCCTCATTGTGGGAAGCTCACACCAGGGACCGTAGTAGGGACTTATGAGCGGGCCTCTAAGGCCAGCACAGCGTGGACTATAACGAAGCTGAAGTGGGTGAGGTGGCTGCTGAAGCCCTTCCTGAGGCTCCATATTTGGCTAGAACTGAGAAGGAGAGGGCAGTGAAGCTAGAAAAACGCTGCCATCAGTGCTGCGTAGTGTACAAGACCAGTCACAGTAAGCAGAAATACTGCTCTGACTCCTGCCGTGAGGAAGCTCAGAATGAAGGGGTACGACTCTGTAGGGTGTGCAAAACTGAGAAACCTCTTGATTCTTTTGAGGATATTAGGGGAAAGTGGAAGCGACGCGCCTGCCACGTTTGTACCAAACAGTACAGAGTAAGTCACCATGATAAGAATAGAGAAGAACGTAGGAACATACAAGGTTATTTAATCAACAAGTACGAGGGTTTACCTTGTGCTGACTGCGGTGGGGTGCTTCCTTTCTGTGCTATGGATTTTGACCACCGTCCTGAAGAGACTAAGAAGTTCGGAGTGGGTACAAAAGGCTCACTGCGGGCTACTCCGGAGACTATTAAAGAGGTAGAAGAAGAGGTGGCTAAGTGTGACCTAATCTGCTCCAACTGCCACAGGGTAAGAACGAAGGAGAGATCAGATGACAGAAAGCTGTAAGAAAGCCCTAGGCGGCTCTCCAGCCTGTAAATTGGGCGAGTTGACTAAGTGGGTCCAGTGTAGTGGAGGAAGATGCGACACGGTGCCGTCAGCAAAGCCTGAGCCCCCTTCTAAGACCAAGATAATGGTCGTTGTCAAGGCTCCGGACAATAAGGACACCATTACTATAGGTAAAGGGCGGAACGTCGAGAAGCTTGGTGAGCTTTTGGACCTCGCAACCATAGCCCTCAGCGATGTCTACGTGACAGGATTGGTAAAATGCTGTCCTCCAAAACGCCCACCTTCGGTGCAGGAAATTAAGTTTTGTTCTGGTCACCTTGCCGATGAGCTGAAGGCCGTCGACCCGGACGTGGTGATCCTCATGGGGGCAGCTACCCTCAGAGCCTTTAATCTTATGGGTGAGGGTGGGGTCAATAAGCTGCATGGGAAGATCATTGAGAAAGCTTTTCCTCATGACGACACCAATGACAAGGTGTACAAGCTCATGGTCACGACGGATCCTAACGCCCTGTATATGAACCCTGACCCTCGCCTCCAGGGCACGATGGTCAAGGACCTGATCCTCGCCAAGGCTGTGGTTGAGGGTGGCCTCGTTAACCCTGACCAGCAGGACGTGGACTACAAGCTGATCGAAGATAAATATGATCTGGCCTGGATGATTGGGGAGATAAAAGAGAAAGGCATGTTTGCCTTTGACTCTGAGTCACGAGGCCTACCTTGGAGCGAGCAACCTCTAATCTGCTTGCAGTTCTGCTGGGGGTACGATCAACCAAGGCGTACCGTAGCGGTGCTGCCGCTATACAACCATGACCCGGACGGCACGGACTGGAAGCTGAAGCCTACTTGGGATCACCACGGTAGAGAGATGGTTATTGAGATGCTGAAGGAGATCTTTGAGGATCCCAACATCCCGAAGGTTGCCCACAACATCAAGTACGACATGTGCGTGATGAGGAAACACCTCGGCATAGAGACCAAGGGCTTCCTGTTCGACACCCTGCTGATGCATCACATCCTCTGGGAGCACCCGCCGCATGACCTTGAGTACCTCGCTGACCTAGAGCTGAACACAGGCAACTACAGCAAGGGAGTCCATGACATCACAGGCCACGGCAGGGTGCTACGGAACACCTATGACCACGTACCTGATAAGATCCTCCACCCCTATGGGGCCAAGGATGCTGAGAGTACCTACCGTTTGTTCTGCCGGTACTACTCCAGGCTGAAGGCGCTACCGGAGCAGTGGAAGCTCTACACGGATGAGGTGCATCCCTTCATCCGCACCATGATGAAGGCTGAGTGGAGAGGCACCTGCCTGTCTACGGATGTGATCGACACACTGACCAAGGAGTTCATGAAGGAGCAGGCTGCGCTGTCTGTCAGCCTCAAGGAACGGACGTGGCCTGAGTTCAACGGAGACAAGTCAGATGACGTAGCCAAGGCCATCATCCAGGCTGGGTACGGTAGGGATATAGAGTCCCCCAAGACCACCAAAGGCTACAGTACTGACAAGTCCAAGCTACTACCCCTCATCAAGAAGCTCCCCATAGTGGAGGAGTTCATGAGGTACCGCTCGCTCACCAAGTTGATCAGCACCTACATGAACAACGCCAAGGATATGAGCGGGGCTACGGATGGTAGAGCTAGGATCAGTGTGCTGCTGCATGGTACTGTTAATGGTCGGCCTTCGTGTGGTTTCCTTCACCAGATCCCTCGCCTTGATCGGGAGCGTATCAAGAAAGGCTTGGGCAACCTGAGGGACATGTTCATAGCCCAAGAAGGGTACAGTCTTGTGTATGGTGACTACAGCATGATCGAGCTGGTCGTCCTTGCCATCAAGTCAGGTGACGAGAACATGATGGAGATCTTCCGGTCAGGCCAGGACATCCATAAGGCCACGGCTGCTCAGTTCGTGGGGCTTGAGGATCATGAGGTCTGTGCTCACAACCGTGACCTCGCCAAGCCCGTCAACTTCAGTAGGGTGTACGGTGCGGTGGAAGGACGCTCACTGTTGAAGCTGACGTGGATGGACTTGGAAGGAAACGAATGGCCTGTGACGAAGGAGATGATACAGGCTGGGTACGCTGCGCTGGACGAACGGTTCCCTGCTGCGGGTACGTACTTCATCAACACGGTGTCTGAGATCTCAGCCAACGCTGGTATCCACATCACTCCGTTCGGTAGGGTTAAGCACATGGGCAGCACCCTCAACTCAGGCAATAAGTGGGCGAGGGAGAACGCTGAACGACAGGCGGTGAACGGCACCATCCAGTCACCGGCCGCAAGTGTCACCATCCGTACCCTCAACGCCATGAACGTATACCTTGAGGAGCAGATCAAGGCGGGCGTCATGACGGAAGAGGAAGCGGCCCTCATCATCACGGTGCATGACTCCGGGTTGTTTGAGGTGAAGAACGAACACCTGGGCTGGTTCGAGGATAAGCTACGTGAGATAGCGAGCCGCCCTGTACCCCAGCTAAATGACTGGTGCTTCACCATGAAGGTGGGTATCGGGCAGAGTTGGTCGGAGGCCGAACTCAATGCGAAGTAAGTTGAAGCGTGACATGAGTACGAAGAAGAGCAGGGACTTCTGGGCTGGTGTGGAGAGAGCATGTAATGAGTTCCACAAACTACCACAATGGCAGCAAGATTTACTGAAGCATAGATGGGAAGAGATCCATAAAGAATACGAGAATCGTGTTCCTACCTGCTACCACTGTGGACAGGAGACAGGGGGGAGTAGGTGCTACCCCTGCTACGGATAAGGCATGGTAAGATAAGTTACGCGAGATAGCGAGCCGCCCCGTACCCCAGCTAAACAACTGGCGGTTTACCATGAAAGTAGGTGTTGGGGAAAGCTGGTCTGAGGCCGAGCTAAACGCTAAATGAGGAGAAGTAAATGAATTGGGAAGATAAGATTCGTAATGTAAAACAAGTGGTGTGGTGTCGAGTCCACCCAAAACAGGAGTTCAGCCAGATTGTAGTGTCTGAGACTCTTGGTAAAGAGATCGAAGAAACAATAGGGGTAACTGTAGGTGGTATTAACTCAGACTGTACCTTTGAAGGGATTCCTATTACAGTGGACGATAGACTACCCAATTCTTGTGTTGTCTTTATACCCTCTGATCCACAACTGAAGGAGAATTCAATGGTTGAAGTAACAGTAGAATACTTAGAAGACGGGCAGTGGGTCGCTAATGCAGTGGAGCTAGACATCGACAGCGACCTAGCTCTCAGCGATGAAACCCTTAACAAGGACATGTGCGCGTTACCTAAGCGTATTGCACGTTACGCTGAAGTAGCCGCCGAGTGCCATGCCTACACCTCTCGTAAGAAGAACGATGTGGAGGTGCTAGAAGCTGAGGTGGCACAGGCACTTAGGGTCGAAGCTGCTCAGAACAAGCTGAAGATCACGGAGGCTGGCATCCGAGAGCATATCTCTATACAGGATGAGGTGACTGAGGCCCGCCACGCCTCATACAAGGCACAGGCTCAATACACCATGGTTGATGGCTTCTACAGGGCCCTGCGAGAGATGGCATCCCTGGCTATAGCCCTATGCTACAAGCAGAAGGAGGAGATTCGGGTCCTAAATAGCCCATTGGAGTAGGTTGCAAAAGTTTGAAAGAAAAGCTATAATTGGAGCATAACCAATTCGCCAACGACGGCGATACTGAATGAGGAGAAGATATGGGTATTGCATTATCGATAGAAATCTACGAAGATTACGGAGGCCCCTACGAAGGGAAAGCAGGACAGTTTCATTGGGTTTTTCTTGACTCTTCAGGACAAACCCACGGTCCTTCTATAGGGTTCAATTCCCGCTGGGAGGCTGTGGCTGACATTGAAAGGATTCTTGCTACATCCATAGATAAGGAGGAAGATAATGGTAGATGAGAATGGCCTGCCCGCAGGCTTTGGTGAGGTGGACCCGGACTTTCAGCGTGAGGCATATGAAGAGTCCAAGAAGATCAGAGATGGAGGCGATGGGAAGACCCTCTTCCTGAAGGCGGGGATGACCCATCTTCGTATCCTCCCTCCGGTCAAGGGAGCCAAGTCGTGGTTCCGTGCGTACAAAGAGCACGGGCTCAGGACTGATGGGAAGTACGGGACGGTCACTTGTCCTACTTCGATTGACGACAGCGAGTGTCCTATCTGTGAGGTAGGTAAGGAACTGTACGAGGCGAAGGGAGATATAAACATCAAGAAGGCTAAGAAACTGTACGCGAAACAAGCCTACTTGTACAACGCCTGTGTATACAGTAGCCCGGACGGCAAGACTCTAGCTGACGGTATCTTCGTTGTCAAGTCAGGGTCGATGGTGTTCAAGCAGTTCATGGAGTTCGACAACGATCCGGCTGGTGATTGGGGGGACATCTCCAATATCACCAACGGTGTCGAGCTGCGGGTCACACGCACCGGCAAGGGTCGGTTCGATACTGAGTACTCGGTCATGGGCGTGCCTACACGTTCCAACATCGTGGATCAGGTCGCGGCGAAGGGCGTGGACTTCGGTGAACCCACTGATCTGACTGAGATATACCCTCCGCTCTCTTATGATGAGCTGGCGGATGTGTACGCGAAGTCGGACAATGCTACCCAGGAAGCTGTGGTAGAATAGGGTCTAGCGGGGGTGGGGCCTCTGAAATCGGAGGCCACCCCCGCTTTTCCGCTGGGAGATTATATGGGTAGCTTCGACAACATGTTCAAAGCGGTGTCTAAGAAGACAAAGAAAGATTCCAACACAGCCGTGTTCAAACCGGGCGACATCAACATCAAGAGTAACATCCCCTGGAGTATTCGTACTGGCTTGCCTGAATTAGATTTTAACATGGGCAAACCGGGCTGGCCTGCAGGCCGGTGTGTTGAATTATTCGGATTTGAGCACAGTGGTAAGACAACACTAGGTTATCATGCCATCGCTGAAGCGCAGCGTATGGGGGGTAGCGCGTGGTTCCTTGATACAGAGAAGTCGTGGGATGAACTACGAGCGATGGACTGCGGTGTAGACCCTGACTATCATTTAGGTATTGGTGATCCCGACTCAGTAGACGCCATGTTCCGACAGATCCAGTACATCCTAGAGGCAAGAGAAGAAGACAACGATGGCAAGCCGCTGGTCATTGTGGTTGACTCTGTTACTGGCGCTGCTACTGAAGGCATGAAGGCTAAGACCATCGGCGAGATTGAGAAGATCGCACAAGATGCCAAGACTATCCGTGGTGGTATCCGTCGTATCCAGCCTGACATCGCTGGACTCAACATTAACTTGTTCATGATCAATCATGCGACAGCCAACATCACAGCCAATAAGTACGCCAAGCAGAGTGACTCCTCTGGGGGGCACTCCATCAAGCTTGCCGCTACTGTACGTTGTTCGATGAAGCATGCAGGGTGGATCACGGACAAGGACAAGATCAAACGGCTCGGTCAGAAGATCAGCCTTAAAATAGAAAAGCTGAAAGGATCACAATTAGACTATCCTGAGGTGCAGGACACCCCGCTGCTCAACACGGTGGGCTTCGACACGACTGAGAGTCTACTCCGTGCCGCGATCAAGTCCGGATGGGTGGAGCATAAGAAAGGCTCTCAGGCTTACAAGCTATACGATGAGGAGTTCGCCAGGGTTGCTTGGCCTGATGTAGTGTTCAGTCGGGGCGGGATCGACAAGGCGTATACAGAGTGGATCGATTGGTGCATCGAGGATGGGTGCATGACTCGGTGGGGTCGGGGGCTTGAATGAGGAAACCTACCAGTTTCAACCTCTTCCAAACGATGTCAGATATAGGCAATATAAAGCAATTTGAACTCTATGTTGATGGAAGCTGGGGCCTTTATGGGATACCAACTTCTTGGAGTAACACTACCATGAAGTCTTATTTCATTCATAAGTGTTCTAATTTCAACACGTATAGGATGGCTCATTATTACATTAACTACGAGAATGAAGAAGGGAAGGGTACCCTCTACGATATCGTGTGTGAGCAGTGCCACACTTCAGCACCCCAAGGACTCCAAGCGCTTTATCGCTTCCATAGCTATGGAATTGAAACAACACTTGTCTTTCTGGAGAGGGCCATATGACTGACGAGCAGTTCGATAAGATGTACTCTCGGGCATGGTGGGTGTGCTTGTGGTTGTTCTTCATCGCGCTTGAATTGAGTCAACTATGAGAATCCTAATCTTCAGCGACCTTCACCTTCACAACCACGTCTATGGGTCCAGTATAGTGGACTACGACCCTTGGAACTTCAAGAGTATAAACTCTAGGCTGCTTGATGGGTTCAAGGTGTTTGAGCAGGTCTGTGCTTACCTTAAAGACAACCCTGTAGATGAGATTGTGTTCTGTGGTGACCTGTTCCACACCCATGGGAAGATAGACGCCGGTGTGTTGAGGGTGGCGTACGTGGGGTGGGAGACAATCATGCAGTATCACGACAAACCCTTCCATGCGTCTGCTCTCGTGGGCAACCACGACACAGCGGATAAGACTATGAACACCCACGCCATGCACTGGCTAGAGTCGTTGGGTGTCAACGTCATGGATGTGCAAGGTCACAATGAGTTCAATGGTCTGCCTAGGCGGCTCAGCTACCTGCCTTACACTGAGGACGTTGAGGTAATCAAGGAGTTCTTCAAGAAGGCAGAGGAAAAGACACACTCCAAAGGCCTCGCCGGTTTACCTACTATCTGCTTCATGCATGCTGGGATCGACGGCGTGCCTATGAAGTCGGGGTTCGTACCCGGCTCGGCGTTCAATACGGACATGATCCCTGATGGGATACAGCATGTATTCGCAGGGCATTATCACGGACATATGAAGGTGACGGACAAGACCACGGTCATAGGGTCTCCGCTTCAATTGAACTGGGCTGATGAGGGGGATGATAAAGGCTTCATCATCTATGATACAGACACAGGCGAGCAGGAGTTCATCAAGATTGACGCTCCGAGGTTCGTAACCGTGGACTTAGGGAGTGCCGGTGCCTTGGGTTTCGGAGCCTTGGGTCAAAACCTTAGGAAGGATTGGTTCGAAGGGAATTTTATACGAGTCGTTAACTACGACCACTCGTCTCAAGAAGAACTACGAGAAGAGTTTACGGGGGCAGGTGCAAGATCCGTGGAGTTTGTCGTGAAACTAGAGGAGGTTGACCGGCTGCAACCCCTTAGTAGCGACAAACTCCACATCCCCGATGCAATCAGAGAGTACGAAAAGCAGAAAGAAGTAACCCCTGAACGTAGAAAGATAGGAGAGGAGCTAAGGAAATGAAGATGTATAGTGTAAAGTATCGTATAGAAAATGCTGCTGATGACACAGACAACGAACGTTCACTTAATCTTCTTGCTGAGACTTTTGAAGATGCTTTTGTTTTAAGTAAGGTACGTTTCCCTTCAATGAAAATACTTGCAATATCAATTAGTGATAAGTTTGAAGTAGATGTAAGTATAAAAGATATAAAGAATGAAGCTGTTTAAAATCTATTCAATTAGCTGGTCGCAACAGAAGGCTAGAATTAAGAAGAAGGGTATAGAACATGTGCAAGCCACTAGTCTCTATGAGGCAGCGAAGAAGTTTGGCACAACTCGAAAGGTGGAATCTATTCGTGTTTGCAAACTGTCGGTAGAAAAGATAGAAAAGATAGAAAAGATAGAAAAGATAGAAGAAGAGAGGAGTTTAATGAAATGAGCAACGAAGAAGACACTATAATAATTGATATCGCCAACGGTGATAACACTCCTAAAGGTAAGCATGTCAAGGTTATCAATTGTCCTCCTGATAAGCAGGATGATTGGCGCGCTGTCTTCCTGGAAATGCAAGCAAAATCTGTTGAGTTCTTAGAGGAGTTTATGGAGCGGACACTTGAAGACGAAGCACAAGCCGCGCGAGCGGTGACTCTTTGGGTAGAAGTACGAACGCAGTTGATGCAGAAGTTCCCGCCTGCTGATTTCTATTGGAAGGCTGATTCTTTTGATAATGTCGTTACCCGCTTGACCATAGCACTGATTGAGAAGAAATGAAGCTACTAAACTTACACGCCCACAATGTGTTTTCGATTGGCACCATCGACCTCGACCTCGAGGACAAGGGGCTGGTGCTGATCACGGGGTGGAGCAACGATGAGAACAACGGGAACATGGCCGGCAAGTCCAGCGTAGCTAACCACTGTATCTCTTGGGGCATGTACGGTAAGACAGTGAGTGGTATCAAGGCCGACGATGTCATCAACACCAGCATCAAGAACGCCAAGCACTGCGGCGTGACCCTTCACTTCGAAGGGACAGACGGGGAGCTCTACAGGATCTACCGGGCGCGCAAGCCTAACTCTCTGGTGCTGTCGCTGCGTACTGTGTGGAGTACGATAGGAGATCCTAGTCTTGAAGAGTGGCAGGACTTATCCAAGAGGAACGAGAAGGATACCCAAGAGCTTATCAATGCACTGTTGGGGCGAGACCACAAAACATTCATCCAATCGGACTTCTTTGGGCAAGGGAGGGAGCGGTCTTTTCTGGCGCTGCCGGGTAGCGAGCAGAAGGCAGTGATAGAAGAGATCCTCCCACTCAACTCTCTTGAGAAGTGGAAAGACAAGGCGAAGGAAGAGCTGCGGCTGGTGGAGCAACGTGTCGAAGTAGCAGAGACAGAGAGATGCATGTCTCATGAGCGAGAGAGAACCGCTCTCTCTCATCTCCACACCCTTCAGTCACAGGAAGCAGGGTGGGACACTAACAACGCAGTCGAACTCAGTCAAGTACAGAAGGAGTTGAATAAGATCCTTTTCATTACCGAGAACATCGAGGAGGAGATTGAGACACTGATGGAGTCGATCCCTTCAACGCCGTCGAGAACGCTAGAAGAGCAGGTTGTTTTGGAAAGAGCGTTGAGTCAGTCGATCAATTCCCTCGGGTACAAGATCGATACCCTCACAGGGGATATCGACCGTCGTGCTGCACGCCCTGAAGTATGCGCGAGCTGTGAGCAGACACTACCGAAAGATCGGGTCGAGCTGAACGCCGAAGCGTTGAAGAACGATAGGGTTAAGCGAGAAGAGCTGCTCGCGGAGCGGGGTGAGAAGGAAGCCAAGCAGTACCTCGCTGCCTCCATGATAGCGATCTGCCATGAGATTCAAGGGCTAGAAGCGACCATCAAGACTAAAGACCAGAAGGCGGTACTGGAAGAGAAGATTAGGTTATTCACCAACGTCGGCAACCCGTTCGCTCAACTCGTCATCGCTGCTGATACCCAGGTGAAAGAAGAACAGACCCTAGAGGAGGAGGCGACTCTTCGGGTTATCAAACTAGCAGACGAGAGAGAACACTACAGATTCTGGGCTAACGCCTTTGGTGCTGACTTGAAGACAATGATCTTCAATCAGGTGTGCCCCTACCTTGAGCGGCAGACGAACCAGTACCTCCGTGACTTGGACAACTCTCAGATCAAGGTCAAGTTTCGTACGGTCAAGCTGCTGAAGTCAGGCGATGCCCGTGACCAGTTCTGTGTGACCGCAGCCTCGGACACAGGCAGTAAGGTATTCGAACTATTCAGTGGAGCAGAGAAACAGCTCACCAGTTTCGCAGTGGGCATGGCTCTCTCAGATCTAGCGGGGATACAGGTGGAGGGGGCATCCTCGTTCATGATCCTTGATGAGCCCTTCCTGTATCAGAGCCCGGAGAACTGCGAGCGTATCATCAACTTCATTACCACTCATCTAGTGTCCGGTGGTGAGGGTGGTAAAACGGTACTACTCATATCCAATGAGGATAACTTAGTGAACTTAGTACATGACCGAGTGCATGTCGTGAAAGAGAAGGGGGTAACCTCCATTGCCTAAAGGCGTCCCTAAGCTTGATACCGAACTCGCCAAGTTGAACATGATGTTCGACAGGGGGGTAGATCTTGACAACCGCATCATTTATATCTTTGGTGAAATCAACGATTCGATGGCCGAGAACGTAATCATGAGCTTGCAGCATCTATCTATTACCGATCCTTTGGCTGGTATCACCATCATGATCAATAGCGAAGGCGGTACAGTGTCTTCTATGTTCGCTATCTACGATGCGATGCGTGCCTGTACTAACGAGATCATTACCATTGGCATCGGTGAGGTATGCTCTGCTGCTGGTTTACTGCTGGTAGCTGGAGATAAACGTCTCGCTTCTAGAAACTGTCTGTTCATGGCGCATCAGATGATTGGCGGGTACAGCCCAGACGAGAACATCGACACAATAGAGGCACAGGTAGCTGCAAACAAGATGTGTTGGGATCGCTGGGCCGTAGCAATGGCTGAGCATACACATCAGAAAGTGAACTACTGGAAGCGAGAGCTACCTTCTAAGTTGAATGAGCTGTGGCTACCAGTGGAGAAAATGAAGATGCCGAAATACGGGATCGTTGATGGGGTGTGGGAGTAACTATGACTAAAGACAAGATGGCACTAATTGAGATAGCTCTTTCTGATGTGCGGGCTGAGTTGCTCAGAGCTTGCGAGGAGTTCCCTCCATTCCGCTCTGCCCATGAGGGTGTAGCGATAATAGAAGAAGAGTTCATCGAGTTTCGAGATGCAGCGTATTGGCCTCATAAAGAAGAGACAGGTGATGAAGAGAAAGAAGCGACGCAGCTTGCTGCTATGGGCGTTCGCTACTTAGTTGATGTGTGTTTCAATGAGAAGACACCAAGATGATTGTTGAGCTTGCCTACACTCTGTGCGCGTTAATCATGCTACCGCTGGTGGATAACGCTACGGAGTACGATCTGTACACTAACGATGCGTACGACACTACACTGGTACACCCTGACAATATCATAAAGGTGTGCAGAAACGACGACCCTCTGGCCTATGTCTGTGACCGAGGGGACGGGTGCCATACTAAATCAGATTATTACTACACCGCTAGAAACGAGGCCAGTGAGTCTGAGCCGGGGGAGAAGCTGGAGGTACGGTGGGTGTGGGACGCAGACTTCGATGATGACGGGATCGTAGGTTTCGCAGACTTTGGTGCGTTTGTTGGTGCGTTCGGAGGCACTGATTCTAAGTTTGACGCTGACGGGAGCGAGGTTGTAGGGTTCTCAGATTTCGGCTGGTTTGTACAGCGGTTCGGTGAGTGCCTTAGTGAGAACCTTGTGAAGGTGGTGCCTTGTGCTTAAGGGGTCTAAATGCACTAAAGTTCATATCGCTAAGGTTAATAAGTCTAAGCGTGAACGGGCTGGCAACAGAAAATGTCGAAGATGTAAGAAGGTGTTCTACAAAGCGAAAGGAGTGATTGAGTATCTCTGTCTTAGATGCAAGTCACATTGTATTAGATGTGATATAGAATTAACAGATGAAACAAAAGTTAAGAGCCCGCAACCGTGCGAAGGAAGATGTAACTCTTGTAAAGTAGAACTCGCTGCTCTTACTAAAGGCAATGCAGGTTTCAAACAAAGAGACTATAACCTTAATCGTAACTTTGGAATAACAGTACCGGAGTATGATGCAATACTAGAAGCACAAGGTGGTGGCTGTTGGATTTGTAGTAAAACGCCTTTACAAGGCCAACGCAGACTAGCTGTAGACCATCTACATTCTAAAGGAGAGAAGAAACGTAATCCTAGAGAACGACGAGGCAGGATACGCGGCCTGCTCTGTGGTCAATGCAATCGTGCCCTCGGTAAGTTTAAAGATAACATTGAGCATTTAAGGAAAGCAGCGTGTTACCTCGAAACGTGGCCCGCCCAGAAGATTTTGAATAAGGAGGACAAATGAGACGTATAAAGAGATTGTTTTATGATATCGAAGTTGCTCCGGGTTTATTTTGGGCGTGGCGCCCCGGTCATAACATTAATCTGTCGTATAAGAATCAGTTGAAAGAACCAGCTATGATCTGTGTCAGTTGGAAGTGGGAGGATAATAAGAAAGTTCACCACCTACAGTGGGATGGTAAACAGAATGATAAAGTGATGATCAAGAAGTTTATCAAAGTACTTCAAGAGGCTGATGAGATTTGCGGGCATAATTCAGACTCGTTTGATTTGAAGTGGATTAGGACACGGGCTATCAAGCACGGACTCGCTATGTCTCCAGACTTTATAGCCTACGACACATACAAGGAAGCGAAGAAACTATTTCGATTTGACAGTGCATCGCTTGATTACATCAGCAAATACCTTGGTGTCTCCAAGAAGAGAGAGACAGGTGGCTCAAAGTTGTGGGTTGACGTTGTTTTCAACAAAGATAAAGCAGCTTTAGTTGACATGATAACGTATTGTGACGGCGACGTGATTAGTCAGAGTGAGGTCTTCGCTAAAATGAAACCTTATCTGAAGTCGAAGAGCCATTACGCTGACTTCGTTAGTGATTGTCCTGAGTGTGGTAACGAAAACACAACAGTATCGAAACGTAGGCGGACTGCACAAGGGCACAGAAAGATTCAGTTTCAATGTGTAGATTGTGGAAGGTACCACACAGTAGCGGCATCGAGGTACGAAAAGGATGCCAGCATTTGAGGAGGCTACTAAAATGAGAGTCTATTTATGCGGACCCATGGACGGCTATACTGAAGAAGAAATGAATACGTGGAGGGAGGATGCAAAGAGTTATCTGAACGACGCTGGGATTAGATGTCTCGACCCAACGGATAGGGTTTACAGGTCTGAGGATTACGGAAGTGATCCAGAAAGTGTGTTGCCTGATCTTGTTGAAGCAGACAAGCTCGACATCGAAGCAGCGGATGTGCTCTTGGTTAACTACACGAAGATAAGTGTAGGGACTAGCATGGAGATTTTATTGGCTTGGATGAAGGACAAACACGTAGTTGTAGTAGCTCCCGAAGGCATGCGCTTGAGCGCATGGTGCCACTACCATTCTCATAAAATCTTCCGAAACATGCAGGAAGCGTACGACCATATCGTCTTGCTCAACAACCGAATCGGGCCATGAGGAACTGGAGGGAGTGGTTCATAACGCCTGAGGATGAGACTCCTGCCTATGAGACTGAGGATGACCTTAGAGTATTGACAGGGTCTGGGCATATGGGAGAGGATAAGGCCCTCCATACCCGGAAGAAGTTGCCTCCTCGCTGTGCCACCTGTAAGAAGTTCGTGGGTTTTGATACAGGCATGCATCTCCTGTTAACAGGGCAGTGGAGGGTTCATATTTCCTGCTTCGCTGAGGTGCTGGAACGCCACTACAAGGACGGAGAGCTGATTGACTTCACTGATGGGTCCATCAGAAAGATTGAATACGACGATTCTTGACCCGCAGACGGGGTTGCAAAAGTTTGAAATAAAAGCTATAATTGAGGTTAAGGAGAGAGAATGAGTAAAACCACGGTGGATAAAGCCCTCTTGGGGAAGCTTGACAAAAGACTGCAGGTATCCCGGGAGATGTACGGGATGGAATCTCTTTTTCAGTATCAGGCTATGATGGATGCTGCCCTTAAGAGAGAAACCCCAGTACTTAGGTATATGCATGAGGGTAGGGGAGACAAAGAAGAGACACTTAAGCAACTGACTGCGTTGTTTGGACCCCACATCTCGTTCCAAGAAAACGACAGCGAGAATCAATACGTCTTTGTTGACGATGCTTCTTATCTGTCTGCGCTTATCCATAAGTTCAAGGATAAAAATAAGAAGAACCACATCGAGTTTGATCTGGTGACAACCCAGCAGGAAACATTCGATAAGATCAAGGACAAGTTTAAGGGCTTGATCCAGACCTCGCCTCCCTCGAATGCTGTGCTTGCTCTGGTTAGCACCCCTAACGGCTTGGGGCTTTCAGCTCTTGGACAGTTCAGTCAAGAGATACTCACCTGTAACTACTCGGCTAATGTCATTAAAGGGTTTGAGCATGTGAAGGCGTGTCTCGCTACTAAGACGCCTTGTGGTAGGCTTGTGCTGTTTCAAGGGGCACCGGGTACGGGTAAGAGTTACATGATTAGATCTTTGGTGTCTACGGTTGAGTCTACTTTCATTATCGTTGGCTCCAATATGATCGCCGATCTGTCTGGGCCCTCCATCCTGCCGATTCTGATGAGCACCGGGCGTGACCAGGGTAAGCCGATTACATTCATTCTTGAAGATGCAGACGTGGCTCTCTCTAATAGGAAGTCATCGGGAATGAGTCAGCTCAGCGGGTTGCTGAACCTCGGAGACGGCCTCCTTGGTGAGATGATGGACATCAGAATCGTAGCCACGACCAACGCGGGTACGATGGAACTCGACGATGCGATTGTCCGCCCTGGACGGATGTGTCAGCACCTCGTATTCGATGCGCTTAGTGCCAAAGAAGCAAATACGTTGTACTCTAAGCTGGCCGAGGGTGAGGGTAAGGGTAAGGAAACTCACATTACTAAAGCACTAACCTTGGCTGAGGTTTACAGGATGGCCCGCCAGGATGGATGGGTGCCTCCGAAGCCTATCATGACACAAGGCGGCACATACGTTTAAGGAGGGAGCATGGGACAAAAACATATCGAGTTTGTATTTGACGACGCCAAGAAGACTATCATCCAGAGGGGTGAAGAGCGAGACCAGCCCGACGGGGAGCGTACCATCCCCCGCTGTGTGACGGCGTTCAATGCCATCACAGGGCACAAGCTGTCGAACTGTGACGGCTGGCTGTTTATGGAAGTCCTCAAAAAGTGCCGTTCAGTCCAGGGCGCGTACAAGTACGACGACTACCGGGATGGTTTGGGGTACGCTGCTCTCAGGGCAGAGGAGGCCCGGATGGAGGAAGAGGAAAGGCAGAGCAACGCCACCGCCGAGATGCCGGTGCTCTCTGAAGAAGACAAGCGGATTAAGGAGCAGTATGGCGTTTGATAAGAAGGGTAACTGGAGAGGTAAGACTAAAGAGGAGGTGGATGCCTTCGTGTCCTCGCTTGATGAGGAGATGCAGGCAGTACCCAAGGAGCTTCAGTCACAGATCCAGGCTCTAGGTAATCAGGTGTTGGGTGCTAACAGCGCCTTGGTGAAGTCGAACAAGAACAAGATGAAGGCATTCTCTAACATTCTGTATAAGGGAGTCAAGCCAGTAGATATCGTGATCCCGGTGTACGGTGGACTCCACGTCTTAGCTCCTTGTCTTGCTTCCATTGCCCAGCGTACAGGCTGGCCTTACAAACTCATCCTCGTTGACGACGCCTCGCCTGACAAGGGCACCACTACATGGCTCAAGGAGTGGGCTACGGAGCACCCCAACCACACCGTTCTCTTCAACAAGAGGAACCGAGGCTTTGCCGCTACGGTCAACCGAGGCATCGAGGCAGGGGAGAACGACTACATCTGCGTCCTCAACTCAGACGTGCTGGTCACGAAGGGCTGGCTCTTCAAGCTGGTGGTGGCGATGGAGACAGATCCAGAACATAACAAGATCATCAACCCTTGCACCAACAACACCGCCCTCATCAATATCCCTCTCCAAGAGGGCTACGACTACAACGATATGAACCGGGCCTTTGAGAAGCTGTCTTCTCATTCCTACCCGGAGGTCATGCCCACAGGCTTTTGCTTCTTCATACCCCGCTCTCTAGTGAATGACATAGGTACCTTCGATGAGGGGTACGTGTCCTACGGCGAGGAGTCAGATTATTGGATGAGAACTATCACTAGGGTCCATAAAGGCGCGGTGACGAATTGGAAGTCAGTACTCGCAGATGACACTTACATCTTCCATGAGAGGGGAACCTCGTTCAGTGTGATGGGCGCGGAAGAACACATGGGGTTCCGGAAAGCAGGGGCAGCCCGGTTTCATAGTATCTGGCCTGGGTTCAAGGTTTGGGAACAGTCCTTTGACATCCGTAAGTCCTTAGCAACCTTAAGGACGCCTGTCGCTGAAGACATCATCAAGAAGGAGAACCCGCCGTACCGTATCTGCTTCGTGGTGTACAGCACGGAGAACTGTGGTGGTATGAAGGTGATTACAGACATCGTCAACCACCTCAATGAGGTAGGAGTAGAGGCTAAGATCGTTCATGTTAAAAGGGACCCTAAAATGAAGAAGAACGTGTTGCCTTCACTGCGAACAGAACCCATCGTATTTGAAGGCACACCTGACTTCGTCAACAACTTCCACGACCGAGTGTTTAAGGAAGGTATCGTGGTGGCTGGTACTGGAGAGCTGATGCCTCTGGTAGCTGCGGTGACACACGGGAACTCTAAGCTGACCTCGATCCATTTCTCACAGAGTGACGACCTCTCTATCGCACCCTCCAAGCAGTTAAAGGACGCCATCAGGAACGCTAACAAGCTGGCTGACTTCACCTTTACCAACAGCAAGTGGACAGCGAAGAAGATGGCTAAGTCTCACAAGGTACACGGCACCATCAACCCTGGGTATGACGAACTGATGTTCTTCCCCAAAGGTAGAGAAGAGGGCGACGAACGTCTTACTGTGCTGGTATCTCTAGGCAATCAGGTGTACCCCTTCAAGGGTCATGACCGTGGTGTCGAACTGTGTAGTCACATACATAGGCTCTGTAAAGAGAATAAGAAGGAGGTCCGGATTCTGGCTAACGGAGTCGACTCAGTGCAAGGCGCTCCCTACATTATAGGGCTAGGCATCCTACCTCAGACGAGATTCGCTAAGGTTCTAGGGACAGAGGTAGACATCTACGTTGACCCCGCAAGGAACCACAGCTATGGGCTACCATCCCTAGAGGCGATGGCCTCTGGTGCGGTACCGGTGTGTTGGGACAACAAGGGTATCAGGGAGTACGCAACACACGACCTTGACGCTATCATCCTTAACAACAAGACAGTACCTGAGGTCATGGCAGAGAGGATTTACAACCTTTTGTTCAACGAGCCGAAGCGGTTAGCCCAGCTCAGGGAAGCAGGGCAGAAGACAGTTCAAAAGCTGACTAGGCAACAGGGAGTACTCAACTTCATCAAGCTGCTAGAGAAGAAGTTAGACCTCAGGGTAGAATCAAAGAAGATTGCAATCATCACCCCTCACCTACGGAAGCATGGTGGGCCCACCACCATCCTGAACACGGCCAATATGCTCCAAAAAGCAGGGCACAATGTGTGTCTCTACTCTATCTACACCGATATCTCCCCGAGCATTCAGAAGAGCTGTGAGGTACCGCTGCGTGTAGACTGGCAGAACATCCCGCCTTGTGACTTGTTGATCTCAAATTCAGACAACGAGCACAACAAGGAATTCCTTGAGATGTCGCAAATCCAGAAGAAGGTCATGCTCAAGCTGTCACACAACCCTAGGTTCCAGTCACTAGAAACTGACTCATTGAACCTTGAGTGGGACGCCATAGCCACAAGCACGCAGTGGTTGAAGGAAGCGTGTGAGACGGTGACTGAGGGGTGGGAGTATAAGACACATAAGAACGCCAAGCGGGTAGGGTGGTACCACTACGGGCATGAACTGTTCAGTGCAACAGCGAACCGTCGGAGATTCGGAGACAAAGAGGTTGGCCTCACCATAGGAACGCTGATCCACCAGCATCCTCTCAAGGGAACTACTGAGGCGCTTCAAGTTATGGAAGCTATGGCTCGTAAGTACCCCAGTAAACTCCAGTTGGTGGGTGTAGGTGAGGTACCCGAGTTTGCTAAGAATAAACCTGATTGGTTGAACTACGTACTCAGCCCGAGCAGGGAAGAGATGGCTAAAATCATGGCGCAGGTAGACATCTGGATCATTGCGTCTCACACCGAGGGGCTAGGGCGCATGACGTTGGAGGCTATGTCCAGCGCATGCGCTATTGTGTCCACCGACACCGGGGCCGAGTTCTTGAAGGATGGAAAGAACTGTCTCCTCGCTAAGGTAGGCGACGTTGAAGGTCTTACGAAGTGCGTTGATACGCTCTACCAAGAGACAGAATACAAACAAACTCTGGTGGAGGCTGGCTTCAAGACAGCAGCAGAATCGGCTGACTCGACGGAGTACCTGAAGAACTGGAATAGTATCATAGGAGACCTGTTTTGACTCAAGAAGACCTGACCAAACAGATTGAGAGTGCCTTTCAGTACGCGGCACCAGGGAAGTTCAATAATATCAAAGAGGCACTGCAGGTAGTAGGCTCGGCTCTTCGATACTTAACGAATCAGTGCGAAGATATGGATACAATAGAGGTAGAGGAGGGAGACGATGAGCGAGGTTGATCTGGTTGCGCGGCTGCGAGACCACAACCGCTCGTTTAATTGCGTGAGCGAGGAGGGCGGCGAGTGCTGGCAGTGTGAAGCTGCCGACGAGGTGGAGCGGCTGCGGGGGAACAACGGAGCGCTCGGCGAAAGTGTGACTGACGCAATCGAGAGTTTTCTTGATGAGCAGAAAGAGACTACCCGCCTCCGCGCAGAGAACGCGAAGCTGGTGGAGGCGCTGGGGGATCTGGTGGAATACGTGGAGGGCTCGCTCTCGTACATGACCAACGATGAACACCCCCAGGATAAGGCCCGCCGCCTCGCCGTCGCGGCCGAAACCGAGCGAGCAGCGAGCGTGAACTCGTGGTCCGTGGAATGCCCTACGTGTAACAAGGGCGTAGGGTACGCTTGCTATGGCAATGGCGATCACGACACCCGCTGGCGAGCCGCAATCCGCAAGCCGGTCGCCACTGACGAAGGGGGAGACGAGGGGGAACATGACGACAACTAGAGCAGTAGCGATCAGCACGTACAACCGAGTTGAACACATTGATGAGGTGATTCAAGGTGTGCTCTCTACGGTTCCTAATGGCACGGACGTGTTCGTGGTAGATGATGGTAGCACTGACTCTACACCGCAGTTCGTTACCAGAGAGTTTCCCGGTGTTCACTACTACCGAGGTCCGAACATGGGGGTTGGTGGTAATAAAACCCGCTGCTTGTACCTCATGCGGCAACACCATTTTAGCTGTATAATCGAAGATGACCTCGTACCTACAGAGAAGAACTGGTTCGAATGCTATGAGGCCGCAGCCTCTCTCATGGATGTCCATCACTGGGCTCGGGTCCAAGACAAAGAGATACCGGAGACAGTGCCGTCTTTTACTGAGTACATGAAGAAGACTATGAACGCTACCCCAATATTTGCATCGTCGCCGAGGGGGGATATGACCTTTATTACTCGCAAGGTAATTTCTACAGTGGGGGGTTTTAATCCTGCATTCCAGGGTTGTGGAATGTCACACGGCGAATGGTCCAGCAGGGTGATAAGAGCAGGGCTCGTTTCTCATCCGCTTAATTATTTAGATATCGCGGAAGCGCGGGACAAATTCAAACAAGTCGGAGACCAGATCGGCGGTCGATGGGAAGAAGACCCTGAGAAGATTAAGAAGCAAATCGCGTACAATAGAAAAGTAGCTAAGAAGCTGAAAAACATTGAGCAACTCTACTGCCCACTGATATTAAGATGAGGGGAACAGTAGAAGAGCGCCTTAAAGCTAGATTGATAATTGATTCAAATAATTGCTGGCTTTGGCAAGGTGCTACATATCTTGATGGATATGGAAAAATCAATGTAAAAGGTAAAACGAAGAGCGTACATCGAGTCGCGTGGAAGTTGGCTAACGGACCAATACCAGAAGGAATGTGTGTGTGCCATCATTGTGATACGCCATCCTGTGTTAACCTGAAGCATTTGTTTCTAGGAACAACTACAGATAATATGAGAGACATGGTTTCGAAAGGAAGACAAGTGAACGGAAATATAGGAAAAACACATTGCAAGCGCGGGCATATCTTCGATGAAGAGAACACATACAGCACATCAAACGGGTGGCGTTTGTGTAGAGCATGCCGTCGTTCATGTGCAACTTTGTATTATAAGAGGAAAACCAATGGCTGAAATAATCCTAGGATGCCGAAGAGATCTAGACAAGAGAGGGAACCCTGTTCTTTCTTACTCTGACTCAACATACCACGCCCTGGTAGATTTAGGGCACAGCGTGACTTTATTAGGTGAAGGGCACCCTTATGAGACATTCAAAGATCTTTCCAGAAGCTTCTTAGATCGACAGTCTCTCTTCATCGACCTTGACACAGGAAGAAACAAGCAAGGTAACCTTTCTCTCCATTGCTTTGAAGAACGAGCCCCTGTTCCAAGTGCATTTAGAAGCGTGGATGCCCACGGGGCGCCCAGTCTACACAAGCGAGTGGCTAAGAACTATGATCACGTTTTCTTCGCTGTTTTCGATAAGCGGGACCTCTTTGTCAAACATTCGTCATCCCACTGGTGCCCGAACGCCAGCGATGCGAAGTACTTTTACAAGGATATCCTCCCTGAAGTACATGAGTCTCGGCCCTTCGACGTGGGGTTCTTTGGAAGTAAACACGGACTTGATCGAGCCGACATACTCAAAACAGTAGGGGACCGTAACAAGTGGAAGCTCGACATCCGACAGCTTGGGAAGAGCGCGAAGCGGTGGCCCGATACCGCGAAAGCTATGGCGCAATGCAAAGTCTTGTTCAATCATGGTCAAAAAAGAGACGGCCCTAACCAGCGGGTGATCGAGAGCATGCTGATGGAGCGCCCGTTGGTCACCGATAGGGACCCTCGGGATGGAATGTCACAACTCTTCGAGGAAGGGGAGCATTTTCTCGGTTATGGTAGCGAATCAGAACTTGCCAATAACGTCCAGTGGTGCCTCCGAGAACCATCCTTGGCTAGCTCTATGGCTAAGCGAGCTTACCGAGTAGCGTACGAGAAGCATCAGGTCAAACATCGGGTGGAACAGATATTGGAGGTGTGTAATGTCGGATAAGAGCGAAGTTGAGGAGGCGCTTGCGTCTATTCAGGCAGATCATGCTTGGGCGCATGACGTGTTGACCTTAGAAATTGAGCGGTTGCGGGATGGCTTGGGTAAGCTTGCGGCTATGCTACGCGGTACAAACACGATTGTCCGCGCCACCCTCGATGGGCAGGGAGGAGAAAGCGATGAAGAATAAAAAGCTACTTCATGACTACGATATTGCAATAAGCGTTGTAGTCGACTCTGAGGATATAGAAGAAGTCGAAGCCTATGCTGATGATCTCATGAAAGATATCCTAGGTGATGACGGTGTAGTTGCCTCGGATTGGTACAATATCACCCCAATACGTAAGTGTAGGCCGAAGGAGATAACATGAGTAAGGTTATAGAAGGGTTGACCCCGATGATCCTAGCGCTGAATGACCAGTTCTGGCTCCCTTACGCTTTGGAGTCTCTTCGAGGTCGTTTCAACCGGTATGTGATCTATGATGCAGGCTCAGAGGACGGCACTGAAGATATTATAGATTGGTTCATCCAAACTGAGAAGGACGCTGAGTTCTTCGTCCGCAAGCTGCCGTTCGCCGTGCCCTCTATACAGGGGTGCTACCGCAACAGTATGCTGGTAGAGGCTGAGACGGAATGGACCCTAATGGTAGATGCCGATGAGATCTACCATCCTAGCAGCCTAGACAGCCTTGCCGCGTGTAAGCTCCCACTACCGGGTGACAACGTGAAATACGGGGTAGTTAAGCGTGTCGAGCTTGCGACGGACCTAGTCCACCGCTATTCAGACGAGCGCACACACCACCGCCTATACCGCAGGAACGCTTACTTCACCGGCAGCCACCCAGGAGAAGCACCTAAGTTTAAGCAACGACAGAACAACGAGTTTCACATTGAAGACGTCACATGCTGGCACTTCCACAATTCTCTTCGCTCCCCCCTGGAGGGGTCGGTGCCGAAGAGACTGGATCGAAAGTCCCAAAATACGTACCACCCAGGAGAGTTGGTACCCTTCGATCTGTTGAAAGAACTGCCTATCCTACGGGAACCGATCAATGACTTCCCGGTCAGTCCCGACTTGGAGAGGCTACAGCATGGCGCTCGTAAGATGTAAGTGTGGCAGGTACACTCAGAATGGATTTCTCTGCACTAGCTGTCAGAAGGATTCTTCTATTGACTTGATGTACTACACCCCAGAGGATGTCGAGGATGAGTTCGATGAGTACGGGTTCCTCATCATTGATAGCTTGGAAGAGGATGTTGAAGAAGACTAGAAGTCTATTTTGTACTGCGGGTGCTTAGGTTCCCCGTCGTCACACATCAGTTCTCGCGCCCTCTTTACAGCCATTAGATGGCTGTTCATAAAATCCCACTGCATCTCCACATACACACATATGAGCTTACCGTATTTGTAGTCAGGGTTGTTCTCGATTGCTTCTACGCAGTACTGCATATGCCTTGTCAGGTGTATCGCCTCGTTATATTGAAAGCTGTAGCTATCGTCCAGAGCCTCACAAGGGAAGCCAAGGTACAACATCACCAGACCCGGGTCGGTCTCATCGACTGGTGTGGCTGGACTAGCTTCAGCCCCACCGCAAAAGAATAGAAGGCACACGAAGAGGCCAAACCGTTTCACTTACCCACACCAACGCACCTCTTAGCATTGAACACTGCCACGAAGTCATTAGCCATCCCTTGTATGAACGACCCTTCCTTCTTGATGAGCGCACAATGGAGATCCCCATGAAGAGGTATACCCACCCCCTTATAATACGCAAAGCAATCTTTGTAGGAGTCTTTGATCTGTAGTAGGACTTCTCTTTCAAATTGATACGCAGAGACTAGCTCCTCACACGTCAGATCCTCATACAGCCAGTCGCTGTCGAAGTTTGCACCATAACTCCGGAGCGCCACTATAAACAGTATCGCCAACACACACGCCAAACCCAATGCACACGCTGCTACTCTACTAATCATCGATTTCTCCCTTTCAATAGGTACTCTTTGCGGAGAGCTTCCAACAGCTCCTCACGCGCTCGATTACGGGCTTCACCCGCCCACTGTCCTGCTTGTTCTAGTCTGTCTTCGATGTCTGCTTGGGACCACTGCCGCAGCTTCGGGTGCTGCCCTAGCCTGTCTGAGATCCCCTTCAGGTACCGGGTGTACTTCTCCTGAGCCACCAGCGGGCTGTGCTGGAACTGCTCAGCGAACGAGCCTTGGATCTCTGTCAGAATCTGCACGATCTCTCTCTCGTTGCCCTTGTTGAGGTGATAATCGAGGTTCTTGGCGAGGTGCTTCCGGATCTTGTACATGTGCTGCTCTGTCTTGCTTTCGTTGGCGAGCTGTTGCTCACCGGTGGCAGCGTACGACTTGAAGACACCGAAGTTGTTGATCCAGAAGTCGTTGGTCATGCTGCCGGGTCGCCCTGTCATCGGGTCAATAGCGTTACCTGTATCGATCAGGAACCGGGATATGTTGGTAACACCTGTCGGGTCACCCCACAATGGCACATCGGGCGTTGACATCTTCAGACCGTACTTCTGAAGGATGGGAGGCGCCAAGAAGCCCAGCATACCGGCGATAGTCTTGGAGATACCCCCTCCAATAGTACCATCACCAGCAGGCTCACCATAGGGAGTCTCGCCTGTGAAGGCAGAGATCATCGGCTTAAGGATGGCGAGGGGCTCAGCGGGCATCTGTTCCAGCAGCCCGGGCAGATCCTGCCACGGAGCGTAGTTGCCGCCGAAGTCAGGGGCGTTCGTAGTCATCAGGAACGTGGAATGGGGCAGGAAGTCCAGCATCGCACCGCGCATCTGCTTAGCGTGCGCTTCATCCGTGTTCATGGCGGCAAGGAACCCACCGAAGGCACCACCAGCCAGCCCACCAGCGTACGCAGCTTTGGCACTCTTCCCCAGTATGGCTCCTGCTGCCGTACCGAACAAGGCACCGGTGCCACCACCACCCACAGCAGCGATAGCACGCCCCTCTCCAAGCAGGGTGGTGTGAGCCTGCGCCCAGAAGGGGAGCTGACGCTTGGACTCTCTCACCTCTGTCGGATCCCCTGCAAAACCCATGCCACTCAGCATCGATTGCATGACTTGAGGCGCACGCAGCCACGGGATCATCCGGAGGGGGTGGTCTTGGAGGTTGTTCTTCGTTATACGTAGAGCTTCAGCAGGGAACGTAGCCCACGGGAAGGCGAACTTACGGCCACGCTTGATAGCAGACCCCACAGTTCCGTACATAGGGAGCCTTCTAGCCACCTCTGTGACGGCTGATTGCCTTGACAGGCCCTTGCCCCTGAGGTGGACGAAATACGCCATCTTGGGGACCATATCCTCAGCGAGGTACGCCTTGGTCAGTTGGTCGAACCACTTCACTCTATTACCCACCTGGGCGATGTCCTTCGACTTCGTGTAAGCCGAGATCACACCCTTGGTGAAGATCTGCTTATCGGACAGGGCCTTCCCCATCCGTTCCAATGCTCTCGAACCCTCGATCTGTTCAAATGCCGACGCCTCAAGCAGCTCCTGCACTGTGGGGTCGAAGAATTCATCGGCTAGGTTCAGCCTGCTGCCCTTGAAGCCAGCCTCTGTACCTAGATCAATGCCCTTGAGGAGGCCTTCTGAGTCGAATAGCTTGCCCCTCGTCGTCATACCCGCCTCGGAGGCCACCTTGTTGATCTCAGCGATCTTGTTGAAGGCTGTAGTCATCCGGCCCATGAGGGCGACGTTCTCAGGTGAGGCTATGTTGAAGCCAGCCTGAGCCAAGAAGGACATGTTACCCGAGAGGTTCTGGATGTGAGTCGGGATGGATCCCGCTGTCTTCATCGTCTTGTAGATCGTGGTCATGACGTCCATGAGGGAGTGGGAGATCTGCTGGGTCTGGGCCATCATGCCACGCTCACCCCAGATCTCATTGAAGACATCGGTCTTGACCCACGGGAGGGCTTCTTCTGCCTTCCCTGTCTTCTTCGCAATCATGCGCCTGAGGATAGCAGATGCACCGTCAGGAGCGTTTTCCAGGGACATATAGCCTAGCTTCTTCATCTTTCTGGTGCCGAACCCGGATGCTTTCGCGAGGTCAGAAGGCTGAAAGAGGGTGCTGTTTGGTTTGGTAATCATGTCTGTGATGAATTGGAAGTTGGAATGCAGGATTCCATCAGTCATGTACCCGTTGATAGTAACGTCGGCCATATCGGTGACCATATCACCTGACTGGAGGCGTTCAAAGATGTCTTCAGGCGTACCTGTCCGGTGCTTCAGGGTGGGGCTGCTCAGTTTAGGTTCGTTGCGTGTCGTAATGGCTACTTGCTGGTACTCGCCAACGGCTTTGATCTTGCCCTCTTCCTCGATGATACCTGTCGCCCGTTTCTTCCCAGGCTTGGGTTTGATGGGCACTATGTGTGTGGTGACGGGGCTGATATCACCGAGTCCTGGCGTGTCTTTGTATGTAGCAGGAAGGTGAGCGGGGCCGACGTTCTTGAACGTTTCTTCGGAGATAAACCCGGTCTTTACCATCTCGGACTGTCGCCGCTTCGCTGCCTCATAGTAGAAGTCAGCCCATTTTTGATTCTTGACAGACAGCTTCCCATACTGCTTTGTCGCTGCTGCACTCAACCCCTTACCGGGTGTGATCCTACCTAGGAGGTACGCGTAGATAGCGGGGCTATCTGCCTCGGTGGGCATCTCTCGGAGGATGGTACCGATGGTATCGTTCTGCCACAGCTTGTCGTGCATCTCATGGAACTCGCTCTTGATACCGCCGTTAGCAGCGTCGTCGATCAGAGCGTTGTAGGTTTGAGCGAACCTTCTATCGAACTCATGCTGTACCCTCTCCCAAGCGTTGAGGGGTTCGTCGGTGGCTGCTCTCTCTGCTCTGGCTTTCATCTTCTGGTAGCGGTTGACGGCGACCTCTTGCTTCCGTAGCATGATCACGGTATCTTCGTCAAGGTCGGCGTACTTGTTGATCCTTTGATCCTTCAGTATGCCCATGTCTTTCCACGTACCGATCTCCGCTTTCTCCAAGGCAGTGCCAACCTTCAGTTTGGTAGCCATTCTACCTACCTTGAAGGTACTCTTCACGGCTAGGGCCGCAGGTAACATGATGGTGCCTACCAGTGAGGTGGTGGCGAGGGCGTTTATCCACACCGGCTGCTCGGACCACTGCTGCTTTGCGTTGTCCACGCTCCAAGACCAACCCTTGCTGTCGTGTGCGATGCCGATGACTGCTGCTTCAGGGCCGAACAGGAAGTCCAGCGTCTTAACACCGATGCTGTCTTCCTCTGGCTTACTGAGGTGGGACACCACTTTGTACATGTCAACGGTCTTTCTAACAGGAGGTACACCGATACCAGAACCGCCCGACGGACCTAGGATACCAGATTTACCTGATGGGCCTAGGATACCAGAGGATCCGATGCCGCTGTCGCTTGGAGTCTTAGGAGACCTTCCTCGAACGGCTGTGTTTTTAGACAAGAGAGCACTGCCTTCTGCCTCTCGTTGAGACAAGGTTCTTTCCTCTTCTTCCTTTTTGGAGGATAGGATCCCGGCGTTGGGTTCATACGCCACAGGCTACTCCTTTGTGTCTTCGGCGCCCTGCGGAAACTGTTTTCTGAAGTCTGGCGGATACAAGCCTTTGACTAGGCGACCGAGACCACCGCGCCCCCGGCGAGGTGTACCTTGGGGTCGAGACTTCTGCTCAGGCAGGAGCCCTTCGGTCCCTGCACCAGAACCTATCCACTTCAAGGCTTTTTCTAGAGACTTACGCACGGCTGTGATGTAAGGCGCTGCTGCCTTGTTAGCTTCTTCGGCGGTTAGACCGTCAAACTGTTTAAGGTAAGCACCGCCTTCTGCGATGTCGGTTCCGTCCAAAGCTTCAGGGAGCCATTCATCCATCAGCCAATCCTTCGCTTCTTTCTTTGACATACCAGGGTCTCTTGCCATTTGTTCGTTGGCTTTTTGCACACCAAGAGCATCCCATCTGTTTGTCTTCTCTTTTGTTTCTTCCTTAGTAGGATTGGTCTTGACATCGTAGTTAAACGGGGGCGCGATATCCTCAAGCATACCAGGACGACCCGCCGCCGCCGCATCAGCAGCGTCTTGACCGTATTCTTGCTTCATCCACTCATATGTTGCTCGTTGACGTATTCTAGGCAGCTCTGACTGTACAAAGTCTTGGGTCGCTGCTGTGTTGGCTTCTATCCTTGCTTCTTGTGAATTCCATTTCTGTCTCTTAATGTAGCCGTCAGCAGTTTGCTGCTCCAACTTAGACATAAAACCAGGGAACTCCGTCTGCTCCAACAGCGCCTTACCCTCTACGTTATTAGCAAAGTATCTAGCAGCCTGTGCTGGACCCATGTCACGTATGACAGCGTCAGTGGACTTGTACTTGCCACCAGTTCTTTCTGACTGCACATCAGCTTGACGGGTGAGTGCTTGCTTGTACTTGATGTCAGCTTCCCCGGTGTCGAGTTTCATTTGCTGCTCCGCTTGCTGCTGAGGTCCAGGCGTCTGGAACTGTGCTGACATAGCCTGTGTCTGATTCTCCATCATTTGCTGGATCATGAGATCGATGATAGGATTGGTCGAGTATTTCTCTGCTGCTACGTTATTCAAGTTGATCTGTAGTTCTGTTATTTGGCGGATTGCTTCTGACTGAATATGATTTCTCAAGCGGATCGCCTTCGTTCTCTGCTCCGGGATTTTGTAATCCAATTCTTCTATACCGCCGTCAGATGTAGGCCACCGCCCTTCTTGAAGTTCTTGAGTTAGAAAACTTGATTTCTCCTCTATGTTTTTCAGTTCGGCTTGGAACTTGTCAAGGTGATTCTTTCTAAAGTTGGCGAACTCGCTCTTATGCCACCTGTCTTCAAGAGCTTTTTGTGCTCGGTTCCCTGCTTCTTCCCAGTTGTTTAAGTAAGAGGTATCAGGACGCGCTCCTCGGGGGGTATAACCACCGCCGTCGAAGGCTTTGCCAAAGGATCTGTAAGCACTCCCTACTAGCGCGCTACTAAGCCCTCGGGAGGCACCACTGTTGATCGCCTTACGAATAGCCACACCAGTTTTACCACCTCTAGTATTCTCTTCATTGTACTCAGCCACTATAGCTCCTTATCCTCTATCTATTGACCAGCTATCAGATTCGTCGGGGTCTCTGTAACTATTCATGTACTCAAGACCGGCCTTCAAGGAGGTTCCTGCGAGGTTCATAAGCGAACCTCCAAAGTCATTGGCCCCGCCACCCCTATAACCATAACTAGCCCCGCTCCTTGGAGTGTAGCCAGCGTTTTCACGGCCCGAAAACATGTTAACTAAAGCACCCCCCGCTGAAGTACCACCACCACCTGCTCCACCCACTCCCACTCCCGCTCCCGCGCCGCCTCCGAGATAGGAGTCAAGAGCGGTACCAGCAACAGAGGCTACGAGTTTGACTGTACCTTCAAGGAAGTTTGTAAGGAAGTCGACGGGTTGTTGTGTCATCCTAATATCATACGACTCCGCAATAGCAGACTGGGCCTGTTGAGAAGCCATGATTTGTAATTGCGCCGTGCGCTGCATAGCGTCACGATATGAGTCATTCACTAAAGGCAACCCGGCCATGAAGGTCGCGGTTCCTGCTGCTACACGATCAGCGTTCTGCCTAACCGAATCATAGAGTGCGAGGTTGGCTTGCCATGTTTCCTGTACACGGGTACGCATGGCTCGCTCACCTGCTATCAGTTCGTTAGCTTCGAACATGGCAGTTCGTCGTGCCGTTCCGCCTTTAGCGTATTGGTTCTTCAGCTTTCGCATGGTGTCCCTGAGCTGGAGGGCTGACCCTTCGTTTATGACACCGAGGACGGAGTTCGACAGCATATCCCACGCAGGGCCCTCTTGGTTGAGGAGTTCTTCGGACTCGCGGACGCGCTGGCTTTGAATTCGGAAGGAGGCTGTCTTGGAGATGGCCGCAGCATACGCTTCGGGGTCAAGGATACCCTCTCTGGCTGTGCCTAGGAGCTGCTTCTTACCAGGGTCTGTCGGACCGAATTTGTAAAGGGCTTGGTTTGGTTGCGAGAGCCCCACACCACTGGTGTCGAATAGACTGGTAGGGTCATCAACGTTTTTGGTGTTTGTGAACTCGCTAGTAAAGGCATTAGGATCGGACCCTAGGAGCCCGAAGACAGCAGCTTTAGCCTGCTCACCAGCAATACCCCGGGCTCGCTCTCTATCGACAGCTTCCATGGAGGCTATGGCGGTGTGCTGTATGGCTCCAGCCGCCTGCTCGGCTTTTTTAATGCCTTTCTTATTGGAAAATAATGATATTCCCATGTTACCTCTCTAAATAAAGCGCATACTCCTACATAATTATAGGAAATTCCTCACTAATTTGCAAATCACGGCCAAGCGCTTATACCATTCAACGTCTCAGCACCGAAGGGTCCGTCAGGCAAGATATCGGTTCCTAGACTCCATGCGGCATAGACAGGCCCATAAGTTTTAGGTTCATCTAGCACTCCGTTGGTGACGTTTGGTCGTCTCCATGCTACGATTACCCCATCAACAACCTCAGAATGCATATAAGAATGCCCAGGGTAGCCGTGTTTCGTGGCTGTAGTACCGGCGTCAGGGTACCCTGCTCCGTTGACATGCCCTACTGGCTGGACGATCCCGTTTTGAGCAGTCCAGTTCGGCCTGCCGTCTGTGGCTGCGTATTCTAGCGGGGGTAGCCTATCTTTGACTGTCTGGCTCGCGTTTAGATGTTGATCGGTAAAATAGGATCTAACAGGAGAAATAACGTCAGACAACTTAACATCTTCTGACCATGCGTTGGAACTCTTACCTGCTTGAGTTCCAGATGTGATAGTTCTAAGGAAGTTTATACCCCCGCCAAGTAGATGGTTCCCAGTGTCTCTAAGTGTTCGTGCCGTGGTGCTAAACTCGTCAGCAATCGCTCCAAATTGCCAAAGGTGTACTAAGTTCTCAGCAAATATGTATTCTTTGGCTCCATCAATTCTGGTATTTGAATTCTTCTTCCAATCAATGTCTGTCCCGAACCCTTGGTTAAACAGATAATGGATGGCAGTCAGAGAGGTACCGAAAAACGTATTCTGTCTTCCGTCAGTGTGTGTGGGGTTTTTATCAGGCACGCCACCAGTGAGATGATAAGGCACAGCATACCACGGGCTACTGTCTCTTTGTTCAGCGACACCTGGGTTGAACCCCATGCCATCCCAGTTGTCAAGGGCTACGTTCCACATCCCCATTTGGTGGATTGTAAAGGTTCCGTTGTCTATTCTGTGATCGTCGCCTTTATAAACACCTACGTTGTAGAACGGCTCGGCCCCGCCGCTTGATCCAATGGAGTAAACGTAGTCGTTAGTCAGGTCTTGGTTTAGTTCTTTAAGCAAGTGAGCGGGTGTGGTCTGCTTTGTATTCAAAGCTCCGTCAGCGACACGTTGGTTCAAACAGCACATCATATTCGGTGGTATGAACCTGTCTTCTTCGGCGGCTGGATCAACCAACCTGTTGTTGGAGTATATTCTTAGCTTGGGTGTCAGGTCAGTACCTTCCCCCGGCTCACCATCGGCTCCTTGGGGCCCTCCTTCAAAACAGATAACAATGAACTGCCAGCCGTTGTTTTGGGAATTCTCAGGGAAGCTCGTACCCCACAAATAAGAAGCGTCGTCTTTGTCAGGTGGGTCATGATCCCCAAAAGTCTCGTTCCAGAACCTTGCGTTTATTGTAATAGCGGTACCAGTTTTATCCCACACACCGGCATCGACGTACTGATACAGTAGACCGGTTTGGGTATCTCTAACTGCAGTTAACGCAATCCTAATTGCGTTCTCATTCCAGACGGTACCATCGGCGTCGTAAGACTGCCTAGCAAATATGGTATTGATGGCTGCTAGCTTACCATTCTCCTCGGTACTTGCGTCTACCATAGGTGTAACATGTTCGGTCTCTAGCCGCACCCAGAATGCTAGAGTCCATGCGTTGTCTATGATATTGAATTCCTTTGGCTGCTGAGCTAAATACCAGCTACCCCTGATGACTGTATCGAAATTAGGACTGGGCGCCACCTCTCTTCGCCAGAGTCTAAGAGAGTTGAGGTGCGGAAACACATATTCGCTAGGTACCCAGGGATCTTGAGGGACGTTGTCTCCAAGACCATCGAACCCACCCCATAGGACAAGTGAGAGGTTTACCTCATCTTGTTCTACTGTCCGACCTAGTGCTTGTAGAAAGAAGGTGAACGTCACATTCTCTTCAGTAGTACTGATCGCGATAGGGGAGAACATGACTGATTGGCTAGTTTCGAAGCTACCGGGCCGACTGGTCCCTACAGGGACCGGTCGTTCAATCCCTGCACCGTGTGCTTGATCGTCGAGGTTAGCGAAAGACTCTGTTGCAGGGTACAACGTGATCGTCTGTTGCAATTCTGCCACATCGGCGTCGAATGTTTGGTTTGCGCCCTCCATACTCCAAAGACGGAACACTGCGGGTTCATTACTAAACCCTGCTATGTACTTGTCCAGAACTACAGAACCCCACGCGTAAACACTGTATCCGTCAAACATGGTTATCTGGTCTTGAACCATGGTACCTAATGATGTTGGGCCGTTTTTGTTGCCTTCAATCTGCATGAGGCTCCCCCCCATGTTGAAAGTAATCGTTTGGATAGTAGAGGAAGACCCGTTCCGACCTACGGATTTGACAGTTGCTGTATAGGACCCATTTACGTTCTTGTACCTCAGTTCGTTGGTGTAGGTTGACTTGGTTTCAGATACACCAGTCTCAGTATTTGTGATCGTTATCTCATAGCGTAGGTGTTGGTCTGAGTCAGGAGCAGTCCACGTCAGCTTCAGCGTCTGGAACCCTGTATGGGCCACTAGACCCGTCGGGGGATACAATAATCGATGAAGCTTATTCTTAGAGGGTTCGAATGGATTGGACGCTTGTCTGTTGTTGAGAGCGGCATCCATTAGGTTTCCGATTCTTTGCAGCAACATCTTCTCGTCGGGCGGAAGCCCTCGCATCCTGCTGAATCTATGAAAGATTGCGTTTCTTCGTCTAGCCATTATCCTGCTCCCGCTTCAAGTACATTAAGGTGGCACCACTCAATCAATGTAGAGTCAGCGTTTCTCACACCACCGATTTCAGTTGTTGTCAGGTCCCACGCGACCACCCTTACCACTACGGACGAACCAGAGTCTGGGTGCTCCACAGGGAAGGGTCCTATGTTCAAGGAGTTGTAGTTTTCTCCGAATGTGAGGCGCTCATACTCAGTGTCGCTTATCAAACTACCTTGACTATCGTAGATAGCCACCCATACCGAGGCTTGTATCTTTCCATCACCAATGAAAGCACACGCAGGGTCCGCGTACCCTGTTAGAAAGCCCCATACCATGCTAGTACCACCGGGGTTAAGCGGTGTGTACTGCAAGTCCGTTCCCAATCCACCCAGGATTGTGTGTGCTGTGTCTACTTCTAACGTAGTATAGAAGCTCTCAGCACTATGCGCTCTTACCTCAAACAGTTGAGGGTTTACAGTTAGTACTTCTGAGAACGGGGTAGTCGTACCGTCTCGTCTAACTCCGCGCACTCTAATATGCCTTGCCGACTGTAGCCCTTCAAGCACAATGTCTTGCCCAAACGTAGTAACTGTAGTGAACGCTGAGAAGTTACTGAACGTCGAGACGTGCGCTTCATAGAAGTTAATCCTTTGATCGTTCAGCGAAGGCCAAGTAATGATTGCACCTTGTATCGATTCACTAGAGGTTAGTTGTGGAATCGGTAGGCTCTGATCTGGCTTACGCTTCAGCAGTCTGAGCGACTCGTCTAAGCTAGTCATTTCTTTCATATTCTGCAAGTCCGCAAACGCACGGTCCAGCTCCTGGCGCTGAGACTTGGTTAGGTTAGTGAAGAACTTTGAGAAGCTACCTAAGAATTCTCCAGCCATTACGTCACCAATGATTCAAAGATATTAAAGTTCTTGACTTTCACAATGGCATCACTTTCGTATTGGAACTTAGTTCGAAAGTCAATTGGATAGAATGCATTGGCTCTGTTAGGAGAAGACATGACCCTTCCTTCAAGCCGTAACCCGTAATCGCCTCCTTGCATTGTCGAGAACTTCTGTACGAAGGTCCCTCTTCTTGGGCACTCCCACGCTCCCGGTGAGACTAGAGGTGAATAGAACTCTTCGACACCAACACTAAAAGCATAGAAGCCAGATATTCCGAAGTTGCTGTTGGTAGCATACGCAGTAGCAAAGAATTGTCGGCCTTTTTGTACATAATCAGAGGTTTCCCCTGTTGCCCCTACGTTTTCCATCCATCTGAACTCGCAGTCTGTCCACTCTACGTTTCCTTGATTCTCTTTCGCAGTAGAGAAAGACCAATCTCTTGCTACCTTCACTTCAAAGTCAATAGCGTAGTACGCCTTCCCTCCAATCGCTGTGTAGTCTCTATCAAAGATAGGGGTCCACGGGTTGTTATTCTTGGCTGATACCCTAGTAGTTGACTCACTACCGTCATAGAGCCCGTACGACTGAGAGAACGGGGTAGATACGTCTTCTGCATCAGACCAAGGTCCTACCTCTCCGTTCTTAGTAACTATCCTAATCCTTAAGAAGTACTGTGTTCCTTCATCTAAGCCCGGCCAGATGTACGTAGTCTCGGGCGATTGGAACTGGTCGAAGTTGAAGAACCCTTCTGTAGCACTGAGTTGATACTCATAGAATAAGAGGTTCTTGATCCCTTTAGGAGTCTCAAAACTCACCCTGATCTCTTTGAACGACACCGCAGTTGTGATATCCTGCGATACGATCTTAGGCACGAACTCAGAAAACGTACGTTTAGGAGACTGCTGTACTTGAGCGGCAAGGGATATACCCACGGCCTGCTCAAGGTGACCAAGAAACAACTTGAGTTGAGACACCCTGCCAGCGGGCCATTTCCGAAGCCGTACTTCGGTCTGAGTAGCGAGGGACTGTACGCGACCCATTACGCTATCGTATTGTCAATGTCGCCGTCTATGAAGTTTGCTGGCTGTGTCTTGTAGGAGAACCTAGCGGCCAGGATCTTCGTATAGACGTCCGCTTGAGCGTTTTGGAACGTGAGCCTGACGTACTCTTCAGGTGTAGACCCCGCTGAAGGTACTCTCATTCTACGTAGCCCATCGTTGAGCCCAAACTGCAACAACATCTCAGAGCTGGAAGTAGCTAGGGTCTGTGTGATACCCTTAGCCAGTTCCACTGTGGCTGTCCATGTACAAGCATCGTCGTTCCCAATCCTTATCTCTATTGTGTGCGGGTTCATCCGGCCTGTAGCCTGGAATACTTCGGCACCCAACCCTCCAGCCCTTAGGTAGTGGGTCCGGATCTTGGTATCGATGGGATACTCAACCCCTGCCGCATCCACCCAGTTCTTGGAGGAGTCGTTGAACAGCCTGTAAAGCATCCCGTCAGCCCCGCCTGCCAGGATCTGGAACTGTCCATTAGAGTCCTCGATCTCAGTGGCATCTTGGAAGTTCAAGTTAGCAGCAGAAGGAGTGACGATCTCCGACCAATACCCTACCTCAACAGAGTCAATTGGGTACTGGTAGCAGAAGATCGAGGAGTAATCCCCCGAAGCATCTGGGTTGAACTGGAGGATCATGTTCTTAGCTCTACTGTGGACCGTGTGTATCAGCTCGATGTTAGCCTTGTTCACGGTGCTGGAGTCGTACTTGTCCCGGATAGGCTCGCTGATCTTCTGGGTCTCACTGAGGTCAAAGAGCCTCATCCCGTCACGGTCAACGGAGTAACCAATCAGGCGAGCGTTCCCAGCAGCCCTCCGACCCACACAGCCCATGCCGTGTACGATCTTGTCGAAGGAGAAGTCGGGGTTGTCGCCGATGAGCTGCCACTTACCGGTCTCAGTCTCGATCACTGCCCCTGCGTAGGTCTCATAGATAGCTGTGATCTTGGCGTCCATGTCCAGGGCGTTGATGAGCGGGAAACTCTCAGGTTCAGCGTCCTCAGAGTAGTACAAGGTGTACGGGTTCTGGGGGTCGCCTGCCATCAGGATCGTCTTCTTCCACGCGTACACGATGGAGCACCGAGGGGGTACGGAGTTGTCGTCTGCGAAGTCCCCCGCTTGTGGTGCAGTCTCATTGCTGAGGCTACCATCTGCAACGATGTCCGTGTAGGTAGTGGTGGTGTTGTCGAGGATTTCGTCAAGGTACAGCCAGACCGATCCGTTGCCTACTGTTCGGTAGAGCCTCCGCGCTGTGACTTGCGTATCCAGCGAAACCGGGATCCGAGTGAGGTCAATTTGGAGGTGACTAGCGGCGGTAACAGGTACAGAAGCAGGACCAGCATTACTAAGACTACCATACTTAGAAACATAAACAACCTTATAACTGTAGACGCCAGTGAGGCTACCCGAGACCCCCGAGGGTGACGCAACGAGCGCTCCCTCATCGGCCTTCTGGTACTTGTCGATCCGAAGCCCGCTTGTGACCGTTTGGGCTGTTGAGAGATAGAATTCAAAACGCGTTCTTCGGATTGTCTGGTCTTCTGGGTAGAAGAATCCTGTTTGTTGCCCGACCGGGGAATTAAACTGACCACTACCCGGTGCTCCTGATGCAAAATCTAGGTTTATTTTGTTCCATCCTTCTCTAATCACTCCGTTTGTGAAGTCGAATTGCCAGTTGTTGTTGGCCGTGGTGCTGGCGTCAGGGCTAACGTATACAGACAACACAGGGCCCGATGTCTTGAAGCCTTGGTTGGCCGGAAAGGTTAGTGACTTGGTCAGTGAACCGCGGGGGAAATATGTGAAGAACGATACCCGGTTCCGGGTCGCCTCTTCGTTCTCTCGGGTGTCCCCTTGGGCGTAGAACCCAGAGGCAGCGTGCCCTTTCTCAAAGGAGAATACGTCTGATGCGTAGAAAGGGGAAGAACCGATGGGGGGCCCGCTCTGTCCTGCGGCGTCAATCCGTACAGCCGAGCCATCCCAGGTGATGTGCCCTGTGGTACCGCTGGCCTGATCGGATAGGTCACAGAGAGTGGGTGTCCAAGCGGAAGCGTCATCGAATTCCTCGACGACTGTAACCTCAGCACCTGGAGGGGCTACACCCCACTTGGTGAACACAGCGCCGTCGTACTTAACGAGGTCATCGCCTACGCCCACCTTGTCGGGGTCGTAGTTGGTGACGAACATGAATCTGTCGAGGAAGGTCGAATGGTGGTATAGGTCGGCTGTTCTACCTGTGAGGAGTGGGGTTACTACGCCGTTTTCAACTCGGCCAAGTACTGTACCTGCTGATACCATTGTCTGGCGCAGGATGGTACCATCGAGGTCAGCCGATTTGAAGAACTCAACCCACGTAATCTTCTTGGCTGAGCCGCCTTCGGTGTAGGGGGTGTTCAAAACTCTAGAGCTACCACGTATCTTGGCAATAGCACCATACTCTTCGAAGAAGTCACAGTTCTGGGCAATCGAAAGCTGCTCAGCCTGCAAGACCTCAGGTGTGGACTTCGTAAAAAGGCCCTGAAATCCTTTGATGTCAAGGTACGGGATATGCTCTCTACCCATTACGCGTCTCGATATGGACCGGCGAAGGGTGTTACACTATTAGAGGAAATCATTCGGTTATCGATAAACCGCTCCCAGTCTAGCTCCCATTCAGCACGTAGTCTAAGTAAACTTCTGACCCTGCCCTCTTCCTGCGTCTGCTCCTGGTCGAACAGGGCTACCGCAGCGTCCAACACTAGGATCTCATCCATCATGGTGGGGAAGTCAGAGTGGAGTTGATCGTCGCTTTCTGTCAACTCGGTGGGTGTGACGCAGTATTCCATCCGAATCTGTCCTTTCACCCCTGTTATGGGGGCAGGCTCAAAGACGAAGCCACTGCCTATTGATCTGTATGAGGGGAGGTAAGAGTCTCCGCTACCCGCAGGTGAGGGTTTCGAACCGTAATGTCTTTCTTGTCGCTGAACAGGCACGGTTGTGCCACTTGAACGGACTAACTCCAGCTTGAAGAGGCGTTCAAAGTTCGTGGGCCACGCGTACCGTTCTTGTAGGGAGACTGTGTCTCGGGTAGCTACTACTGTGAAGTAACCTTCGTATGCCATGATAAGTTGCGCGCACCGCCTTCGATAGCATGAGTTGAATACTTGTTTGACGAGGTCGTCGCTCCAATAACTAACGGATGCTGTTTCCTCGCCGATGTATCTACGGATCCTGACGATAAAATTCCCCAGGGTGCCAGTGAGCTGGGCCATACTTGGTCTCCTTTATAGGAGTCAAAGATCTTCGATTCCTTTCAGTCCAACGTCTTCGTCCCTCAAGGGACGGACAAGACGCGAACGATTCTTCTGACCCGCATAGCTGATGATGGTCTCTTTCTGGGGGTTGGTAGGTGCTGTAACCCCTCGACTCATGTTGTCACGCGCTGCGCGAGTCAGCCATGCGTTCTCTTCCTGCACAGCTTCGAACATCTCTTGATGCGCATCCTGTGCTCTTACTTGTGCTTCTTCAGTTTCAGATCTTGTGTTCCGGTTCCAGGCGATGTCTCCGTAACGATCACGAAACTGAGCCTGGGTGTGTAGTCTGTTGATCATCAGCTTGAGGTATTCTCCATCCTTGGATTCAATCCGAACGATATGAGCCCATCCGTGAGGCTCTGCGAGCCTCCACACATGCCACGCGCACTCGGGAGTGGGTTCGCCACAACCGTTCGTTGTGACGAATCCCCATACCTCTTCACCGTGCTCCCGGTGGATGCTGAAACGTGGATCTTCTAGTTCGCCTTCGTATTGATTCATGAGGTCGTCCCAGATCATAGCGAAGGGGTGGAATACGATGTACAGATTCTCATCAATCGATTTCAAATCATTCATGAACCAAGAAGGTAAGTCCTTCCCAGGCATGCACTCTTTGTATTCCGAGTTACTAGGTCGTAACGTACTAGGTAGTTTCATCATCCTCTCCCCGGGATTATGTTGCGTTTCTTAGAATCCGAATACGATCAGAGTCTGAGTTGTCTTAGCAGGGTCACGAAAGGTGACCACCTTCTGGTTTGAACCAGTGCCAATTGTTGCCGATTGGTTCTGAGTCGTAGAACCCGCATCCACTGTAGGGAAACAGAACGCGGCCAAAGGCTGCGCCAACCTACTTGTGTAGGTGTCGTCATTAGACACCGCGGTGAAACGAACAACTTCAATCTTGAACGGACCCAGAGCCGCGATAATTGCCTTATCAGGCTGTACTTGAGTAGCCATTATTATTTACTCCTTTTCTTGAACTCATCCTGTCGCTTCTTGCGGCACTCCGCACAATACTTAGGGGCTCGACCCTGAGGTCGGACCCTTTTTATCGGCATGCCACAATCGGCGCAGCGAAGAGTCATTTAGTTTATGTAAGTACGCCGTCAGTTCCGGTATCACCAATTGCCCAGAACGAAAGCACCAAAGCATCACCAGCAGACGGTGGTGAAGCGTCAGCCACGCCTACGTCTTCAAGTGCGTGAATCAACCATGTAGAATGACTCACATCGAAAAAGTACAACGCATCATCTGCGACAACCGCGCCATCGGTGCTCTTCAATGTAAACTCTAGCAAGTCTATAGCGTTGAGACCTAGTGTTTGGGGCCAAGTTCTGCCCGTGCCGCCAATACTGCCAGCAGCTGTGATATCGATCCCAGCGTTTGCGGCGGTGCAAGTAGCTTCACCCCACATAATTACTTTGTTCTGCCTCTGCTTGCCGGTAGTTGTGTTGCCACCACCAGGAAGAACATAACGCCCTAGTACTACGACTTTAGTAACGTCACCATTAGCCATTTTGTTTCTCCTTTATTATGTAAGTTCCGGGGCATCCGCGTCGTCACCAACAGCAACGAAACGAAGAACACACGCATCCGCGTCCGACGGGACCGCCGGGTTCGCCTGACCCATGTCTTCTAGCAAGAAGATCTTCTTGTTTGTAACGTCGTAGTCAGCCTTGAACAGCTTCTGAGCCGTCGGGTATGCTGCCGCAATTGTCAACGGAAGAATCTTAACAAAGTCAATGTCAGTTACTCCAAAACAATTGTCACCACCTGTCTTGTCCACAGCGACGCCAGCCGCCACGTAGGTGCAAGTAATCTCACCAACTACGAGGATTTTGGAATTCTTCTTAACTCCGAGTTCATTCTGACCGCCACCAAGTGACTGTCTATACAGTATTTTCACTGCTGTAATATCACCATCAGCCATTTTGTTTCTCCTTTATTATACGAGTTCCGGGGCAGCGAGTTCGTCACCAATCGCCACGTAGTCGATGACAACAGTGTCACCGGCCTCGGGAACAGTGGGGTTTGCTTGTCCGCACTGATCGACCAAAAAGATCTTGCCGAGAAGTCGAGTCACGTTTGCCAAGTATCCATTATCAGATGTAGGCAAGATAGCACCGGCTGCACCGGCTTTGCGGCAAGTCAAGCTAATCTTGTCGGTATTAGAGAGACCAAACGCCGCATCAGTACCTCCGTGCCGGAGCAGGTCCAGACCTGTACTAGCATATAGCCCAGTCAGTCTACCCCAAACAATTACCTTGTTGTTCACGGCCTGTCCAATGTTATTGTGTCCAGCGCCGGGGATGTTGTATCTTCCCAGTTCAATGATTCGGCTAATATCGCCGTTGTCTGCGGGAAACGCCATTGTATTTCTCCTTATTCATCAGCCATCCAATCAGGCTGTTTGATGTTGTGTCGACACCGGTCACCGACCGAAGCGTCGCAGCTATCCCAGGAACCAAACCCACCGCCTATGAACACTCCAATGTAGAGTATGATCGGTGCTAGATTCAGATACGTAGGGAGTAATTCTCTTGCGTGCTTTCGCAGAGCCTTGTCAGCCCACCTCTTTTGTGGGTCTGTCATAGAACCTGCTTTATGACATCGTGTGCAGTACTGCCAGTCGTGGATACGCCCTGCTCTGGACAAATCCCAACGACTGTACATCCAATCGGGGAAGCCTCCAGAGAGACCGTCGTCCCTAAAGTCAGAGTTCTTGCTACTGATGATGTCTAAGTACCACGCGACTTTCTCTATAACCTTGTTCATGGTATGGGTACCACGCCTTTGATAGCGCCTTTCACTAGACCTTCAGCGATTTCGCCACCTAGATCTTTAGCGTTATCACTGATTCCTGTATCTTTTGTGTCGTATATAAGGGTGATTGTACAATCCTTGTCAACGATATACAGTTCAGTCTCACCAGTACCGAGAACAGTAGATCTGGTCTCAGCACATAGAGATCCATCAGAACGATAGAACCAGTTGTGTGTGGAGGCGCACCCTCCCAGAAGGAGGGCGAGCCCGATCACACATGTTACAAATATCCTTTCCATCTACTTCGGAGTGTCCACGGTAGCTCTACCTGGGTAGGAGTTGATGCCGCCAACATGGTTGGAGACAACAATGTATTCTGTCCCTACTGTAGCACCGTCGATAGCCAATGTGGCACCATCTTGGTGAACGAGGTAGAACTCAGGGTCCGACGCGCCGGAGGCTGTAAGTACAGCCGCATCAACCGCGTTCGGAAGCTCCAAGTGATCCGAAGTAGTATTCGTAATCTTGACAGTAGACACCAGCACCTGCGTGTCGTCCTTTAGATCCACGAATGCTTGTTTGGAGGGAAATAATTGAGCCATATTCTTCTCCTTTACTTCGGCTCGTCAGCGGTCGCGCCGCCTGGAGCAAAGTTCACAATACCGCTATGCTTGGAGACAACTGTGTACTCCGTGCCAACCGTAGCTGCGTTCCACCCAACACACCTATCTCCACCTGCAAGATAGAATGTAGGGTCACTTGTATCCTTCGCCGGATTCAAATTCACAGCATCAACGAATGTTGGAAGCTCGATGAAGTCATCGGCAACCGTAATAGCAGTAACTTTTGTAACTACCAAGGATGTTCCGTTCTGAAGATCAATTGCGATTTGTTTAGAGGGGTATAGTAATGCCATCGTTTAGCCCTCCTTAAAGTACGCCGTGTCCTGAACCTATACCAGCGGCACTTCCTGAGAAGCGAATCACCAGCTTGATGAGGCCAGTAGCTACGCCAGATGCGATGGTAACTTCTCGTACCGAGTCGGTCGCCGAGTCGTCTGTTGTGACTTGGATGTCACCGCTACGGGCGCCACTATCCGCAATCTGGGAAGCTGCAAGCACGCTATTAGGTACGAGGACGTCAGTCGCAGTACCGGTAGTGTGATACACATCACAGATCCAGAAGTGGTTGCCGTTTTTGTCATCAACCTGAATGACGTTCTGTAGGGCAGTTGTATCAGTCATGCTTAAATCTCCTTACATTTGTTTATTTATTTATTACTAGACTAGCTTTCCGTTTTGTTACCAACATTCCGCCTCCAGGGAGGAAGAAGTTGTCTGATTTGAAATTGTTACATCGGCCACATAGAAGCTGTAGGTTCTCAAGAGAGCCTATGCCTCCATAGGATACCGGATAGATGTGATCGAACTGTAAGTCTTTGTCTGTGTGGCAGAGTTGACAGACCTTGTCCCGTTCTTGTACTTGTTTGAGTACTGCGATGGACGCTCCCTTTGATTTTCTTGCTCTGTTCTTTAGTCTGTAGTACTCGATGTTTTCGTGATACCGCTTTCTTTCGTAGGCTTGTTTCTTTTCTCTTCCACGGTCTGTCTGCTTGTACTTCTTTGATGCGGCGTTGACTGCTGCTTTGCCTTTCTTACTGGTACGGTATTTTCTAAGGGCTTTGTGCCCTTCTTTCGTATTGCGACGCTCTGTAACCATGATAACTTTACAAGGTTTACATTGACTTTGGAGGCTGTCATAACGTGATCTATCTTTGGAAAACTCTGATTCGTCTTTCTCTGTATCACACCTGTAACATCGCTTCACTTGATTCTCCCTATTCAAGTATAGGGCAGGAGCACGAAGCTCCTGCCCTATGTCTTTACCTGTTACTAACCTATCACTTGATTAACTCAAGCAACATCTTAGTAGGTAGGCGTTGTTAGTCCGGTCAGCTTCGCTGTCTGGTTAGGCATGCGAGCGACATTTTCGCCGTAGTATTTTAGAAGTACGGTGAAAGCGTCCTGTCCGGGCACCCACGCCATATTCACACGCTCGTCAATAGACAGGGGCCTAACAACTCCACGCACAACCGCACCAAGGTTCAACTGGAACACCTGATCCGGAAGAGCCTGATGCGAGATCAGCCAGGGACGGCCTTCAAACGTAGTCAGCTCTTGCTGTGCGCCCAACTCCAACCGCATGTCGTTGAACCGACGGAAGGGCAGGGAGATTTCGGTATAACGATCATACTGTTCCCAGTTACTGATCATCGCGAAACCTTCCAGGCTTCCAACATCGGTCTCAACCAGGAGCTGGCGGCGCAGGCGACGAAGCAGGGCTTCGTCAAGAGCCACCGAGCCCGCAGCGATTACCTTCGATTGAAGGATCGGATACGTGGTTCGAGAAAGGTTGTAGATTGTTCCGGTGGCCGACACGATTGCCGGGAGACCAAGAGCGGTCACTTCAGTCGGGGCCGAAGCCTCGGACTGCTCACCAGAGATGTAAATGCCATCGTTAGCACTACCGGAACCAGTTACTGCACTGGAAACCGTAATAGTAGCGCCGCTGATGGATCTAGAAACGACTGTCACCGGACCGAAGATCCGAAGGCCAGTCGAGTTACTCAGGCCAACAATGACTTGACCAGAACGGAACGGTCGAGCGTCGTCTACTGCGATAGTAGTCGAAGCACTCGGACTCGCTGACGTGTTGGTCAGACGTCCCGTACCATCTCCCCGAAGGAAGTCGGTCTCGAAACGTGCGCCTGCGCGCTTGACAGCCTGACTAATCGCATCAGTAATGCCAGCCGCGAAAGCATCTTCCCCGCCTCTAGCTGAAACTGCTTCAGCCAGACCAGAGAAGGTCACTGTATGGTAATACTTCTTGGGTCGAACTCGTGCTTGCTTTACGTTCTCATTGCTTGCTGTCGGGAGGACATTGTCGTCCGTCGCACGCCAGCCACCACCCGCTTCGTTGCCCGCAATACGAATACCGAAGTAGGCACCATCACCCGAGGGGGTGAAGTTGGTGTCTTCTTGGAGTTGCGTATAGATGGGCGCGGACAGATTCTGCATCTGAGCAATAAAGTCCACGATGTATCGACGCAGAAGCATATCACCAAGGGTGTTAAATGTAATCATGGTTCAAAGCTCCTAAGTTGAGCTACTCTGCCTTCTCATGCGCCAACTTGAGAGTCTGTGATAGAACGGCATTGAAGTCATCATCATCCATCTCGGGCACGACCACGGTCTTGCCTTTGACTTCCGTTTCCTTCAATCCGCCCCAAGGCAGCGCCATCAAATCAGCCAGCTCCTCAACGGGAGTTTGGATAGGCTCAGCAGCTTCAGGTGTCAACACTTCAACTTCTTCAGCATTGAATAACGCTCCACGGGGCATGCCGTACCTGTCAATGGTCGCTTGAAAACCCTCAGTAAGGATTTCCGAGAGATTACCCGGAGTCTCGATTAGAGCATCCCAGTTAACCTTCTCATGAAAGAGATCGTTGATAACACCGAGGTCTTCGGCGTTATACTCTTCAGGTAGTGCATTCAGCAGCTCTTTAACAGTAACATCAACCTTAGCTATCAGTTGATCGGCCTTGACATCATCCTGAGTGTCTCGCAGTTCCTCCCGGGCCTCTTCAAGAAGGTCTCGGGTTTGTCGGACTGCGTCCTCCGGGGTTGTCTCGCCAGCGTCCACTTCCTCTTTGATGGCTTCAATTCCCCTGAGTTTTTGATCAATCGCGATAACGTGATCCTTCATCTCCGGGTCGTTTATGAAACTCTTGATTTCATTGAGGGTTGCGACGTCTGTATCTTTAGCTTCTTGAAGCTGTACCATTTTAACTAGCTCATCTTGCGAAGTCGCAAGTTGGTCACGAGCCTCTGATGCCTCCAGTTTGGCGGTTTTCAGGGATTCGTTGATTTCGTTAAAACGACTCTGAGGGACACGGTTCTCTTCGGTGTCTTTCTCAACTTCAGCTTCTTTGGTGGGGGTCTTCAATTCTGTTTCTGGGGTCGATGATCCCTCCAGGGCACGCTGTAGCTTTGCTGCCACCTCGTCCTCGTTTACATCGGTTGTCTCGTCTTTCACTGTCATTACGCATCTCCTTTAACGCCTGGGAATGGCGGATATGAAGCATCTTTACGTGGGAGAGCGGGCCACAACGCAGCTTACTACGGTAGATACTTCTCACTCTCTCTCTTAATTATAGGAAATCTGCAACAAAAGTGCAACCTTTCCCATAAGATGTGGCCGCAGCAGGGATAGGAGGGAGAGCCAGTCCCTGCTGGGCCAGCCTATGGCCGTAACCACAGGCTAAAAAGGCTTCACGCAAGCTATACCTTGCGTATCTAGTGCTAATACGCAAGCTATACCTTGCGTATTCAGTCATCTATCTGGTCCAGCAGGCGCCGCTGGTTTCTGTTGAGACCGCCGCGTCCTTGCTCGGCGCCTTCTTTGAGGAGGTCTTTAACCTTCTTCTTGATCTTGACCTTGACTTTCTCAGCAGTAGTTGCGGCGTCTGCTTTGTGCTTATCTAGTAAAGCTAGAGCTTCGTCTAGCGTCAGTTTCTTAGCGGGCACGGGGGGCTCCTTTCCTATCGTTGAGTTTGTTGTGGATCTTATCGCTCACAACTCCTTCTCTACTGCGCCTGTTCAGCTCCTCTTCGGCCGAGCCGAGGGGCACCCCCGGCTGGGTCCTAGGAGGTGCAAACGTTTCAGAGCCCCGGTCTAGGCCCATCTTCTCAGACAGGAGACCTTTCTTCTTTTTCTTAGGCTCTTGTTCGTTGTTCGGCATTACTTCTTGCCTTTCTTCTTGGCCTTCCATTTTTCAAGCATGGCCTTGAACTTCTCTTTCTTGCTAACGGGCTTGTTTTCGTCTTTCTTAGCCATGCCCTTCTTGTAGCCTTTATTGGAGTCCTTCTTGCCCATATCTTTCTTGTAGTCCTTCTTGTCCATATCTTTCTTGTAGCCCTTCGGGTACTTGCCTTGGGACTTTAGAGTTCTAACTTTCATTACTTTCTCCTATTTGACGTACTTGGCGTAGTAAGCCGAGAGTGTCATACCTCGTTGTTTAGCGTTGCGCTTGAAGAAATCTGTATCCTGCCTTAGATACCCAGGGTGTACCTTTTCTTTCTTCAAAGCTTTGTTCTCTTTCTTAGTGGCGCGAGTAGCCCGTTTAGCAGTTTTACGGTCAGTCTTGCGTTGCTTCTTGGCAGTCTTGGCCTTGATCTTGGCCGCTACCTTAGCAGTGTACTTACCGACCGCGGCGTGACCGCCCACCTTACCCTTGTCACTTACTCTGTGGAACTTTCTAGTCATCTTAATAGAGCTACGGCGTTCTGTCTTAGACAGTGACTTATCCTTCCTGAAACCCTTGACAGCAGCACGCCGCTGTGTGCGGTGTGTCTTTCTTAGACTTTTTGTTTCCTTTCGTTTGGCGCGCTTCGCAGCGAGCTTCTTAACCAAGCTTTCTTTTAACATTGATCTTGACATTGAATGTGCCATTCTCTACTCCTTAGCGCCTCGACGCGTTTAGTTTTGCTTGTTCTCGTTCCCACCGTCGAGCTATTTCTTCGGTATCGTCGAGAGTAATTCGAGTTCCATCTGCTCTCAAGCCTTTCCTTGTGCGGGCGGCTGCTTCTATAGTCCCGTACTTTTCCTTGGTGTACTCCGTTTCTCTCTTGTTCTTTTCAGAGACACTCTTGACTCTATTGTAAATGTCGCCTGCGAACGCCCCTGCGGTCCAGCCTACTACTGCAGAGCCACCAAATCGCGCAAGACCACTGACCACAGGTTTGATAGCTTTAGGAGCAACCTTCCGCAACCCAGCAACACCTGCTGTGAAGAGACCGAGGCTAGTCCCTACCTCAATACCAGACTCAAGTGCCTGTCCGCCTGCGGCTTTGATCCTTTCTCGCTGAACGCCTGAAGCATCCATGTAGGCGGTAGCAACTTCTGGTGCTGCGAACAAAGCAGTACCAGCGCCTAGACCGGCTACGAGTCCGCCTACAACCTTAGGCTTCTTGGCACCTCGTACAACTGCACCGCTTAGTCTCTTGAAGGCTTCTGAGATGTTCGCTCCAACGTTAGATCCAATAGAAGGACTGGTTAGAGCTTTCGGCTTACCTGCTTGCTCTAGCGATCTTTGCCAAATGTTAGGATCTTCGGCAACCCAGCCGACAGGCCGTTCACGCACGATCCTTTCACCAACCTTGAGATCCGGAGCGGGGCGTACTGTTCTACCACGTTCCGGCCCAACGTGCAGCCGTGTTCTACGCGGTTGCGTACGCCTTTCCTGCTTGCCTTCTGCAGCATCAGGTGTTCCCTTCGGGGAAGCCCTACGCTCGGGCGCCTTCTGTACGTCGCGTCTAATTGTCTCACCCCTGACGTGCCCACGGGCTTCTGTTCGGGGGATAACCTTCTCGCCAGGAACCCTGGCGCCTTCAATCCGCTCGGACCCAGCCTTCGGGAACTGGCGGGTGTGTAGTTCTCTCGCCACTTCCTGGGTGAGTCCGTCACGTTGTCGCTTCAGCTTTTCAAGCGTTTCCTCGGCCTTGTACACCACGTTCGGATCCTTCTTCAGCCTCTTCTCAAAGTCAGAGATCCTTTTGTTCATGCGCTCAAGGGTGTTTGCTTTGATCGGGTCTCCGCTGTATATCCTGACGTCAGGCATGAGATCGGCTTCCACATTCATCTGCGGTGTGAGCACGCGGCGCTGTGCCTTCGGATCCCATGTTGACGTGGACTCCGTCTGGCCGATGCCCTGCTCAGCTCGTTCGATATCGAGTTGGAGTCGAGCAGACTCACGGGGAGCAGTGTCTGACGCACGCCGCTCTCGGCCCGCGCCCTTCAGCGCAGCTCTGTACTGTCGTAGAGTCTCCTTAGCTACAGGGTCCCCACGTACGGCGTGATCTTTGAGTTCGCCCACGTCTTCCGCAGTCATGTTCTGTATCCAGGTGGGCCCACGCCTATCCGGAAGCCCACCGGGCCTCTGGTTTTCAAGCTTCGCTAGCTCCTCGCCAATGTTCGTCGGCTTCCAAGTTGAACCCTTCTGGCGTCGGTCTCCACCGGTCTGCTTCTCACGGCGTGAACCCTTCTTGGCACCAACCATACTCCGCTCAGACCCTTCTACCAGTATGCTGGCCTCAGCTCTAGTAGAGCGGTCTGCGAAGTTTCTGCGTGTGACTTCTCCAGATCTACGCTCTACACCTTTACGTAGGTCTTCTTGGGCCTGCTCAACAGTCTTCTTTAGGGCGTCCCCTTCAAGGATACTGGTCTCGAACTCACCTTCGGAACTGAGAAGAGACTGAACGATACGCTGGCCTTTGAACTTAGCCACGTCGGCAGTGAGGGTGTCTGTAGGTACACCAGCCGCTTCCTTCAGCTTCGCACCTAGTGTACTCTTCCGAGCCTCGGTCTCAGCAATCTGGATCCCCAATGCCTTAGCGTCCAGCTTGGCCCGCTCAACAGGGGTAAGGGCAGCTTCAGCGTTCTTTGCCTTCTTGCTCCACTCTTCAGTAGTCGCATCAGCTTCAGGTGCTGTCCGTGCCGGGATCTTCCGGACTTCGACACCTTGCTCTCTGATGAGATCCTTGGTGGGGCGGCGCTGGATCGAGGGCGGCGTTACAGCCACAGCCGTCGGCCGCGCTCCTACAACCGCAGGGTCTATTGCCGTAGAGGTTCCTTTCTTGAAGGAGCCTTGCTGTTCAATACGCTTCTGCTTCTCGTTGTAGAACTTCTGCGCTGCCTTCTTCTTTTTAGCTGTCTCGGCCGTAGTCGGGCCCCCTGCCTCTGTTTGACCAAGGCTAGCCTCAAGCTTCCGCTGGTATGCCGTACGCTCTTCCACGGTGGCGTTCTTCATCTTATCGTCACTCCATGGAGCGAACTCTGCCTCTGACTTAGCCGTAGTCTTGGTAGCCTCAGGACTGGTGTCATAAGGCCGACCAGCAGCGATACCCAGCGCATCTAGCGGTCTCTCAGGGAGTCGCTTGGGTGCTTTGGTTGCGGTGCGCGCTTCCGCTGCGGCTGTGTACTGCTCAGCATTCTTGACGGCTGCGGGGTCGGCCCCGAGGGGGTGCTTGACGGGTTTAGCCGGGGTTTTCGGTGCGGTCTGTTGCGGGACCGCGGGCTTGGGTGTAATCACCTTGGCCGGGTCATACCTCGACGGGCGCCCACTAAACGTGGTACCGGCCTTCTTAGCCTGGAGTTTGGCGTTCAACTCTCTCGCAGTCTCCAGCTTCTTTGCGAGCTTTGTATCTACAGCCGGGGCTCCACCCCGACGGTCAGAACCACGGCCGCGCCGGGTGCTCCTCTTAGGTGCCCCGCCAACTTCACCAGCTTTAACTCTGCTCGGTTGGTTTCGGCGGCCTGTTACCCTCTGCTCCCCTTGCCGGCGCTCATCGGGCGTAGTCTCCAGCTTCTGCTCAGACTGTACGTTCGGGGAAGCTTCGGCCTTGTGGATGCTTGCCTGTAGTCGTGTAGCTTCCTGTCTGGCGTTGGTGATGTCACGTTGTTTGGCACCTTCCGCTTCTTCCGGAGTAGCTGTGATAGTCTTCTTGGCTTCACTACCGCCAAGTTTAACGTTCTTCTTCCGCTCAGCTACGAGACGCTTCTTGAGCTTCGAATCAGCAACTGCGTGTTCTTTCCGGGCACGCCCGGTCTCGATCCGCGCTTCAAGCTCCTTCTTCCTGGCTTGGAGCTGATCGGGGGCTAGATCTTCAAACTCACCTGCCGGGGCGTCAACAGGGGTCACGATAGCACTCTTAGCAGCCTTCCGCTCGGCGGCAACGACAGGGCTAGCTGCGTCAGCGATCTGCCGAGTGAGGGATGCTGCCTGCTTCTTGGCTGTTTTAACAACAGCAACCGTGGCGCGTGCAGGGGCCTTCACAGTACGCGTTATGCGACCTTCGGGCTTGGTCTCAGTCACGGGCTTATCGACAGGGGTAGAAATAGCCTTGGGCGCAGCTTGGCGCGTGGCTTTCCTAGACGCCTGGATCTCAGCGTGCTCAGCCTCGGGCATGAACGCTTCACGGACACGCTGGAGCTTGCTCTGCTTGGCAGGTGCGGCCGTAGCCGTAGTAGGTTGCGCGGGGGCTGTTTGAATCTTGGGGGTGTCTGAAGGCTTCTTAGGTGCCTTAGCTGGTTGGCCGTACCCTGCGTGCCGTAGCTTAGTGCCTTCGGCTGCTCGGCGTGCGTCAGACCTCGCCTTCAGTTTCGGACTTGCCTGAGCAGCGGCACCCGGTAGCTTGATCTTGGGAGTCGTGGTGATCGGCTTGCGAGCCTTAGCGGCTGTTACAGCCGTGGCTTTGGTCCGCTTGGGGGTATTCGTGATTTGTTGCTTCAGGATGACGCCAGCACCTGTCGCGAGTGCGGCAGCGCTTATGGCCGCAGCGATCTTGGTAGCGGAGAAAGATTTGCTTTCTTGTTTCGGAGCGGCGGGAGCTTTCGGCGCAGCAGTGTCCTTGGGCAGACGGTACATTGCCTTCGGGGCTGCCGGAGCCTTAGCCAAGGGGGCGGTGCCCTTCTTGGGTTTTAGATTCAAAGCCATCCGTGCACCCTTGGCTTGTCTTGCGGCGCTGGGGTTCAAACCAAGTTCTGTCCAAGTGGTTGTGCCAATGGGCTTACCGGCTTTGTCTTTACCGAACCCTATTGTGATCTTCTTGATACGCTGCCCGCCACCAACGGGGGTATGGATTGCAAGTTCGTTGGGGGTAGGGGTTTTACGACCGGGGTCAGCTGTACCAGCGCGACGCTTAGAGGTAGGATAAGCTAAGACGCCCGGGTGCTTGGGTGGGGTCTTTTTCTGGGGCGGTCTTTCGATCTTCCACCCTTCATGACCCGGCTTATTGAAAGTCTCAATACTACCTTTGACAGTATTCGTACCGGTTCTACCAGGAGAAAGATTCTTAGCTTTCGCTTTCTTCTTCTTTTTCTCAAAGCTTTCGTAGATCTTAGCTCGGGTTGCGCCCATGTTAACTCCTCTTACGTTCTTTAATTCTCATTTTGCTCCCATTTCGTTCCAGTGCCAAACGGAACCCAGTCTACTGTCAGTCCAATCTTCCGCATTCGTTTTAGCATTTTCGGTGCTGCGATTTCGTTCCATGTGTGAATCACCCACTTCATTTTTGTGTACACTGGAAAGACGTCGCCATGATGAGTCTCTAACTTTTCAAGATACCTGACGATCTCCATGCCCGATTCTTCACTGCGAGTATTCATATAGGGCGTCCCACTAAGGTCGTGCTCCATATAAACCTTGGTCAGCTCGTTCTTATATACCCAGAGCGATGTCTGTCCCTCTTCGAAGGTCCGGCACCATATTGTGTTCGACCTGTCTTCTTCGTTCATTCGCTGGTACGCGAGCACCGCGCGTTTCGGATCAGGATCAAGGAAAATTATCATCCTAAATGAGTCTACTTACTGCCCGCCGCACCGGGCCGAGCTGGTAGCTTTTCCGGTTGAACATGTACGAAAGATTAGGATTGAGCTGCGGGGTGTTTTTATACCCGCTCAGAACTACGAAAGGATCCCGCCAATCTTGTCGCCTAGTCTCGCGTGTCTGAATCCCCTCAGTTGTATGTAACCGTTGAGACTGTGTGTTCGACTGTGGGCTTGGTGCCATTGTCAACGTATTCCGCCAGCCCGTGTTGGATCGGATTCCTCCTGCTCCCCATCTTTTATACTTATCCATGAACGCCTTGCTTGGTGCTCCTAACGGATACGTACTCTGAACGTACACAGGCGTTGGCGCTCCCGGCTGCCCTGGCCCGCCGTAGCTTGTTGTTGTAGGTGACCAATTCTGTCCACCTTGTTTCCCAAAACCAGGCCTCTCGCGAAGCGCTTGTGCAGCTTGAGTATTCCATCCGGCCGATCCACCTTGCCCTCCTTTAGCTCGCTGGATGCGCTCGTACTCTCTCTGTGACTTACGGAACTTGATGTCCGCTACGTTCTTGGTTTTACCGGGTATATGAACTGTCGGGTCAGGCTCTGCTGCTGCAAGCATGTTGATAAAGTTAAGTATCATCGATGCCTCCGGAGTCTCTCACCTAGCTTGTAGGGCCCCTTCTTCCGCTTAGCTCCACGGGCCTGTGAGTCCTGGCGGTTCATCTCTTTTCGCTTGGCAGGCGGGGTATTGTCTAATATACCCTGAGCCTTTGCACGGTTCCCAGACATCCGTCCACGGACGATAGCGTATGCACGACCTACGTTCACTGCTCTTCACCTCCGCCACCACCGCCGCCTCTAGCCATTTCTGCTTGCATCATCTGTATCTGCATGATTTCTTGCTGTCGTTCTTCAGCCATTTGCTTGTATAGGTCCACCAACGACAAGAGTATCAACT